ATAGCGTTAATGATGTAGAAAACTACGATAACAAAGACGCTTACGATGCCGATGTTAAAAAATTAGATGATGCTTTAACTGAATTAAATGAAGCTACAAAGACATATGATAGCAAAGTTGTTTCAGGTGAATCCTATGCAGAAACAAAACTTGCTATTTATGAAAAAGCGGCTGACAATTTCTTAAATAGTATCAGAAAAAAAATCAGTATCTAATACTCGACCAGTTACGTTCTGATGCTTATATTGCACTAACAGATGTAGATAAAGAGAGTGCCGAATATAACCGTTTATATATGCGTTATATGAACGCACTCTCTTTGCAATATAAGGGCTATAGGTTAATGTTCTATGAAAATTCAACTTATATGAATTTTTATTCCTTTAATCAAACAGATAATACTGTATTTGTCGATATGGGTGCTGAATATAAACCTTCCGAAGCCACAGAAATAACTTGGTTCGCTTCACTAGGATATTGGAAAACTATTAAGAATGAACCGTTATACCCTGATGATTATCCTTTGGATGTAACACAGAGTATGAGTAGTGATACTGGTGCTAGAAAAGGGTTAAAATTAAATACGGACGTTCCTGATGGTATATATAATTATTATTTTAATATCTATGATAAATTAAAGAATTTTGAATATGAAATCAAAAATCATAGATTGGTTAAAATTAACGAACTCAATGTTGGTAATTACCCTGATAATGAAAGTATTCATATTGGATATAATAATGGATTTAACATTGGCTTCAACGTTCTACCTAGAAAATTATTTGATAAACCACTTACATTAACAGTACAACAAAATAACGCAACGGATTTACCAACAGATTTAACAGTATGTAGACACGACAAACAAGATATTAAAACAGATATGACGGTTTATTCTCGTACTGATTTAAAAACAAACTTATCTGTTATTAATAAAGAACGTGGAATACCAATTAATTTAATCGTTAAGCGTTTTGGTTATTTAGATTTTGAAATCAAAGATTTTGTTGTACAACGTAAAGAAATTACACAACGCAAAACAGATATTATTGTTAAAGTAACAGAAGAAACCAAACTACCTGTTACTATGACAGTATCAGTATATGAAGCTACTAAATTAAAAACAAAATTAGTTGTTGCAGTTACGGTTGATGATAAAAAATCTTTGCCAACTAAAATTAATGTACAACGTGTAGAACGTAGTAATTTACCAACTACATTAATAGTTAAACGAATTTGTGATAATATAACCACTTATATTAAATTACTTGTTCAACAAAAAGAAAATAATCAATTGCCAACAAATATGCAAGTAATTGGATGGAATAATAAATCCGATAAGAATAGTAATCTACCTATTAGCTTAGATATTATTCCAATTCCACAAAATAAAAACGGAATTAATATTTTATTAAATGTTAAAAATTATATCAATAATAATTTACCAATTACTTTAACTGTTGATAATCCACATTATTCTTTTGAACAAATTGTTTCGTTTAGCAAATATCATTATTATGATGACACAATATTACCAATTACATTAAATGTCTTTAATCCTATTAAACAACAAATTCCAATGGAAATGTATGTTGTTAATAAATATTTCTTTGAATCAATTGCAAATATTATTCATAAAGACATTACAAAAGTATTGCCAACAACAATAGACGTTATTGGACATGAAACATATCTCTTGCCAACAACACTTGTTGTTAATAGAAAAGCTAAGTTACAAACTACAGGATATATAACGCCATATAAACATTATGTAAATGAAAAAACAATTCCAATTACTTTAACTGTATGTAATACAGACAGAGATTTTATTCCTATTTATATGAATGTTATTTCTACTCCTGCAAAACTAGAAACTGTTGCAGAAATGTTTGCCATTGAAGGTAGACCAAAAGATTTAAAGACAACATTAACAGTAAAGAGAACAAGTAAAAACGAATTGCCAACGGCACTTAATGTAATTAAAGTATTCAAACAATTAAAAGCTACAAGCGTATTTAGTCACAGAGTAATGGTTGACAAAGAAACAACGCTTGAAGTAACATATAGCGGTTCTTCTAATTTACCAATTAATATGTTTGTTAATGGACGTGGCTCATTTGAAAACAATATTACAATTATTAATAAAGTTCCAAATGATTTGTACACATTCTTAGCAATACCAAATATTAATCAGATTAGAACGGATATGTTTGTTTCTACTGAACGAATTGCTCCTGTTATCAAAGCTCATGCAAAGATTGGATTACCACAATTGGCGAAGAAACGTATATTTGCTACGAAAGATTCGTACATTTATAACATGAAACGTCTAATGAATTTTGGACAAAAACCTAGAATTGTAATTGGTAATACAAAGAAATATGATGTCATTAGCACATTGTTAGGTTTCGACTTTGCAGAACTCAATATTGATAGAGACAAGAAAGATGCACAATATTATGGGTATCAGACAGTTCAAAAGGCAATATTGCATTTGAACGTTGAATCTGCTCTACAAACAGGAGATATAATTAAAGTATATTCTATCAGTAATAACTGGTCTGAAAATACAATTAATTATACTAAGTTTGAAAAAGTCAAGAAACTAGCTTACATTACAGAAGTTAAAGCTCCTTCTAAGACAGGTAGATTGAATATAGATATTACAAAAGACTTGTTAGATTTTGAAAATCTCACATCTACAGTACGTAGCTACTATTTAGAGATTGAGAAACGTAATAAGAAATCTACTAGCATTATGGAAATATCTTCAATGCAAACCAAACTAGGAGATATGGCTAAACCTTCTATTACAGTCACGTATTATCATACTCCTAAGAACGTTGATTGGGTTGATTATCCAACAACATTAGAAGTGAATCCAAATACGAACTTACCAACATCTATATTTGTTGTACAACCTGCTGAAAGCAGAATACCAACGAATATAAGTGTTAAGAGTGAAGATGTTACATTAACCACAACGAAAATTACATTAGAAGTTGTTCAAGACCATCATCCAACTGATTTGCCAACATATCTTGACATTATCAAATACAATTGTGATGAATTAGGTACAAAGATTAATTTGTACATTCCTTCCACAAGAGTTATCAATGATACGTTTAGAATAACACTATTTGTAAATCGTGACCCTGAAAAGGAAATGTATGTATATCTATTATAACAAAAAAAGAGGTACAATTTAGTACCTCTTTTTTTAATGCTTTAATAATTTTTTAAAGTCATCATAATTTAATTTTTCTCTTATCTTTTTTATCCGAAGATGAACACCTGATGATGTAATATTCAATTCTTTGCATATATCTTTTATCATATATCCTTTTGCCAACATTTTAATAATAATTTTATCTTTATTATCTGAAAATTTAGGCAAAACGCATTTATTCAAAGAACATTCAAATTCAACTTGGTGAAAATAATCCGTTGCATGTCTATCTTCAATTATATCTTGAATAAGAGAACCTTCGCCTTTTTTATTATTTACCTTTGCATCTATTGGAATATAACCATAAATATTATTCCGTTTTTGTGTTGTCTGTGCAGTAAAATGTATTCCAACTACATTTTGCGCACAACGCCAAAAAAATGTATTAAATTTAATCGAACCGAATTTATATTTTTGCATACATTGAAACAGTTGCATGGTAATATCAGAAAACATTTCTTCTTCTTTACCTTTTTCTGCTTTTGAAAAAACCATATAATTTATTTTTGGTTTATAATATTCATACACATAATCAAAGGCTTCTTGACAACCATTTCTAAAATCGCTTACGGCTTCTTCTATTGTTGGTTTGTGCTTTTTTCTTTTCTGTTCATTTTGTATCATATCAAGTTTTTCTTGTTCCGTCATTTCAACAATTTTATTTTCTTGATATAATACGCACGTTTCTTGATTAAAACTTTTTTCATTATAAATTGGTTTAATTCCATCTACGAAACAATCATTGTTGTAAAATATATAATCGTCATTTTCCAATGTGTTTTCCCCTTTACTATGATAGATATTTTTACCACTTATATAAATTAATTATATCACACATGAACGAAAAAATCAAAAATATATTTTTAAGGCCAAATGCCCTTGAAATCACTTACCCTTGCTGGTTCTTTTCGTTTTGTAATCACTTCATTCATCCAATCAGGAATCTTATCTTTATGTTGTGATTTTTCATTTAAACCATAATGTTCATAGGCATTACTGATTTGTATTGGGTTGTTCGTTGGGTTCGAGCGTTTCTTCTCCATTCGTATTTCCTCCTATATCTGTTGAAGTGAATTGTGGTTCATTGTTTTCTGTATTATTTTCTTCAACAGGTGAATTATTATTATCTGTGTTTTTATCTGTATTGTCATTATCTAAATCGAAATCTAAATTGTCATCAAATTTTTCTTCGTTTTCATTATTATCCAAATCAAAATCTAAATTATCATCAGCTTCTTGTTCTTCGTTTTCTAAACGTTCTTCATCGCGTTTTTCTTTTTCTTTTTCTGATAATGGCTTATTATTTTCATCCAATTCTACAGGTTCAAACATTTCTCCTTGGTCTATTGTATCAATAGCATCAGAAAAAGGTTCAGGAGGTTCATTCTCACTTTCTTCTAATATTTCATCATATTCAGGCAAATACGGAATTTCAAAATCGCTTGGATTGTTATGTGTATTATCCGCACTATCTTCAAAAGTAGCTCCTGTTTCAGCTTGAATTAATGAATCATCAACAAATAAATCATTAATTCTATCAAAGCGATAAGAACGTACAGAACCATCTTGTTTATAGCACATAACCAAAAGATTATTATCTTTTGACGTTGTAAATGAATACGGTTGTACAGTTCTCCATCCTGACCCTTCATAATTTATTTGAATTGGCATACTATTTGCCATAGAATCGGTTATATATTGAATTGCATTATCATCTAATTTTACCTGATTTAATTCAGCGTATCTTTTCATACAAGTTGTGGTGCGGAAACCAACGGTTTCAACCGTTGGAGGAAGCACCACACACCTCCCTTTCTATTAATAATGATTTCCTATACTCTGCAAGTTTTAATTTTTTATATGATATACCGTGGCTTATTACCTCCCCATTTAATTTACGAATATCAAAACTTCCACTTGACCTACGTCCAAATACAAAACACTCAATATTTTTATAGTTTACTTTATCAAATAAGTGAAATCCAAATACTGAATATTTTGCTTGATTGTTTTTTCTATATCCGCCACTATATATTTTACTTTTATGCAGTTTTCTATTGTGCCTACGCACTTGTTTTTGTAGATAATAATAATTTAACCTTTTTGCACTTAAATTATTAGCTATACAAAATGCATCTGCTACGTGAGACTTTTCAATACTATATTTTATACGCTTATATTTAGTAATATAACCATATGTCATACTAACATTTTTATATAACTTTTTAAGTCTTTCATAGAGTGTCCAACGCATAATACCCATAAATGTAGCATCTTTAAACCTAATACCCCTATGGATTTTATTTGGTAGACTAATCTCTCCGCTATGATATTTTGCATGACACGTTTTACATAATGTGATAAGGTTATTTGGTGCATTACCACCTGTTTTTCTACTTTCTATATGATGTACTTGTAAAATATTATCTTTTAATTTCCCATGACAACATTGGCAGATATGATTATCACGAGACAATACATACGCTCTTACATTACTAAACCCTAATTGCTCACCTTCTTGATATTCTTTTCCACTAATATCTTTATTTTTAAGTTTTTGAATATCAAAACTAGCTGTTTCTACAATTATATTATATATTGGTAAGAGTTTATATACATCATCAATAATTCTAATGTGTGTATTTATCTTATTTTCAATACTAGGAGATAACCATCCTTTATGTTTACTGTGTACACGATTTAAAAATCTAGGTTTTCTATAACGTGTTTTTCTACTTCTACGAGAACGTCTTAATTCTCGTCTATCTGATAATAATTTTACAATCATGTCACCACGCAATTCTGTTTGACTTGCATACAGTTCTTGTTTTTTAGTTGTCGCAGAAGCTCCAACATGTTTTGAACCAGCATCAATACCGAGTGATACTTTTTGTTTATATCCACTAGAGCCATATAATAGTTGAATCGTAAATGGTTCGTATTTAAGTATTTTTGCTTGTTTATTTTTAAGCAACAGCCTTGCTTTTCTAGGTTTACATGGCATTAATGGTTTACCATGCTTATTAATAACATAGACTAACAAAATAAGTCTATCTCCTTTCAGAGTTATTGTACCCTTCGACAATGTTGCTATATGCTTGCTATAAATGTATAGCCGTCCTATGGTTGACCGTTCCTACCTCTCAGAACTTTTACAGAGCCACCTTAGAGCTACAAACTAGGATAAACATTCGTAGGTAAGATAACATAAGCAACGTAGCTAATTTAATAGCTTAGTCTATTCAGTTAGGGATTGTGTTGCCACAATCCCACGAATTTATTCGTGGGTTACTGAACTGCAAATCACAAATCCTTTAAATTAATTAAGAGGGTATAGAAAAACAATTAATACTATGTAACTTTTCATATTGATAATCTAGTCTATTCATTGACAATTTATACTTTATGCGCATTGATATAAATTATATAAATAGCGTTCAAAAAATATTTACATTACCCTTTTCAATTGCTATCTATCCCTCTGTTAAAATAATAAAGTAGTGAAAATTGTTTATGACAAAAAAAGGTATGAAATCTAATTATCATACCTTTTTTTCGTCATCTATTTCTTCTTTAATAGATTTTATTACTGCATTCATCAATGCATAACTTGTACTATCATTATAGCAAACCGCTCCTGCTGCCAAACGATGTCCACCCCCACCATATTGTTGCATGACCTTTGCTATATTATATTTCGTACTTCTTGTTTTTATATAAACATTCTTCCTTGATGAAATAAATACGATTGCCACATCAACATTTTTAATTAGTTTCATAACATCTATAATTTGAGATGCATCTTCATAGGTAGCACGTGCATAATTTAACATATCTTGCGTTATTAAGACGTATAGGATTTTATATCGTTCGTCATATAACAAACTATCCCATACCAGTTTTTCTAATCGTAATATGCCCATAGAACATTTTTCAATTTCATTCACCAGGTCACATTTTACATGATATTTTAGTAATTCTGCGCACACTTCAAAAGTTGTTGATGTAACATTTGGATTTCTAAAATTAAAACTATCGCCTCGTATTCCCATATATAAAGCGGTAGCTATATTTTCATTGAATAAGACATTCAATCCAGTTTTTATCATCATTTTAATTAATTTAAAAATTAGCATTGAATTAGCTATAACATTTTCACACCAATAAATATTCCCATATGGGCTAAATCCTTCATGGTGGTCTATAACAATAACATTATCACTAAATTCCTTTGTATTGATACTAATCCTTGATTCGTCCGAACAATCTACGACAAATAATATATCGAAATATTCATTTGGTATAAAAACTTTATTTACTCTATTAGAACCAAAAATTTCAGAATACTTCTTTTTGATTTTATTTTGTGTAATAATTGTTACTTGTTTATTTAATTGTTTTAAAACATTTTCTAATGCAATAGCAGAACCAATAGCATCAGAATCAGGATTGTTGTGCATAACTATTGCTATATCATTCGCACCAATAATAGATTGTATTATTTTTTTCTCGACTTCCATTTATAACACTCCATAAATAATACAGTTTTTATTGATGTCCTGTTAAATCAACTCTTACAATTTTTAAATAATTATAAAAATAATAAATATCCTGTTTTAGTCGCACTAAAAAACAAGGTGGACTATATTCCCACCTTGTTAAAAAATTAAATCGTTTACTCGTCCGAAAGTCTTACATCTTCAATTTGCAATTGAATTTTTCGATTACCATTCCAATAATTGTAATTTAAAACAAATCCAATATCTATATAATCAGGAGATTGTAATTCATCAACGTATTTATCTTTTATTCCAAAAAATGCAATACCATCAAAACAATTATCATTCTGATACATATTTAATTTAACTGCATTTTTCTTTGCGCCCAAAACTTTGCTATCTAAAACCTTTACATGTTTTGCACAAAACATAGGAGCTTTGTTCCCTGTTCCAAAAGGTTCTAATTGGCTTATCATTTTCATAATATTATCATTAATATCATCGAAATGCAATTCGCATAGAAACTCTTTTACAGGAGTTGTATCTTCTGTTTTGTTCTCTTTTAACCATTGATTATAATTAGCACAACAACGCTTTTTAAATTCAGTTAGATTTTCTTTTGGTAAACTAATACCACAAGCAAAACTATGTCCACCACTATTCTGATTTACAATGTCCTTGTTATTGGTTATGTTTTGTTTAATATCATATCCTGCAAAACTTCTTCCTGAACCGCTAACTGTTTGTTTGTTTTCATGTAGCAAAAAACAAGGACGTTGATATTCATCTGCCACTTTCCCTGCGATACCGCCCAATAAGCCATTTGGAACGTTATTTAACACTTCAACAATAAATGGTTGTGTGTCATCTATATGAATGTTATCTACTGCATCTTGTTGTAGAGCTTTTCTCTTATTATTTAAATCAAAGATTTTTTTTGCTAATGTATCTGCTTTTACTTCATCATCAGATAAAAACAGTTCTACGCCTAGAGAAGCGTCTTGAAGTCTACCTATTGCGTTAATAGCAGGTGTAATAGAAAAAGCCAAATTTGTTGATGTAATTGTTCCTCTATTTAAACCACTATTGTTAATTAAAGCGTCTATACCATAACTAATGTGTTGTTTCTTATTAAGAATTTCTAATGCTTTGGAAACAAATTTACGGTTCTCGTCTTTTAATAACATAGAGTCCGCAATCGTACCAAACATAGTTAATACAACAATTTCATTATGAATAGATTGCTTATGTAAATCAGGAATTAGCATACGTAAAAATTTATACGCTACCATACATCCACAAATAGATTTAAATTCATAGTCTTGATTTACATGAGGGTCTACAGAAATATCTGTTGGAATACCTCTATCTGAAACTGGATGATGGTCTGTTACAATAACATCTATTCCTTTTTCTTTTGCATAATTAATAGCTTCATTTGCGGCAATACCATTATCTACAGTAATAATTAATTTAATTCCATTTTCTACTGCTTCGTCAACAATCTTTTTACTTAATCCATAACCTTCAGAACGTAACGGAATACGATAACCAACATAAGGAGTAAGTGTTGATAAAGCAATCATCATAATTGTTGTTGATGTTACTCCATCACAATCATAATCTCCTGATATTAAAATTTTTTCTTTATTTTGAATTGCTTGCTTTGTGCGTTCAATAGCTTTGTCTATATTTGGTAAAAGGTTCGGATTTTTAAACTTACTTGATTTAATATCTAAAAATTGTTTAAATTCATCTTTATTCATTTTCATATAATACTGTAGAAGTTCCATTAAATTATGTTTATACATATATTTTATTTTCCAATCATAATTCAAATTTTCTCACTCCCAAAAAATAGTTATATATATTATATAAGAAACGCAAAATGCATTTAAATAATACAAAATCAATTATTTAATACATAGGAACAAAAAACTAAAATTAATTATCTATAAAAAATAAAAAGTGGTGATTTTATAATGAAATTGATTAATTTAAGACAAATTAATGGTGGACAAGCTCTTTTATCACAAGTAAATAGTTTAGTAAGTCAATTAAATGATGCAAACAATAGAATTACTGCAATACAGAATACTATGTTTCCTGTCAAAGAAAATATTGATTTGTCTCAATTAACTGCAAGCCAGACAAATTTTATATTAAAAAATAAACCAAATGCACAGAAATTAGAATTAAATATTAATGGCATTATCTATGAAGAAGATGATGCATTTACAGTTGACCGTGATACACCTGCTTTAACATGGACTTTCGATAATGCAAATGGTGGATTTGATATTTCAAAAGATTTGTCTGACCATATGACTGCTAAATATTATACAGGAGTATTATTAGAAAATGATTCAACATTAAAAATGTTGCGTATGGATAGTTTACCAACCACAGGAGCATATAAAGCAGGTGATATGATTATTAAATTAACTCCAACAACAGGTTCTAATATCGGTTGGATTTGCACAAAAAGTGGTACACCAGGAACATGGATTCCAATTGGCATTACAGACTTTGATAATGTAATAAAAGTAGAGTCTACAGATAGCTCACATAATGGATAATTTATATTTAATATTAAAAAATCGAGGTGAAATGTTCATATGTCAAAAACAATAAATATCGGTGGAGATACTTTTGAAGTATTAGATATAACAGATGTATCTTCTTATCCACGTTTTGTAATTAGAATTGGAGATAATTTATATGCAGTAGCCGCAAGTTATTTTGATGCTAGTGGTAATATTCTAACAGAAAAGAAAACATTTGACCGCATAAATACTTATCACCCCTGGATGATTGATAAAATTACATATACAGGTTTTAAAACAAAAAGCGGTAAACGTATTACTATAAGTTCTTATCAATCTTCTAATGGAAGGATTTCATTACCACCAGATTCTTCTGATTATATGAAAAAAAATTATCCAGATACATTTGACAAAATGACTGAATTACCAAGAGAAATTGCAAATGCAGATTGGAGTAGTGTTGTTAAAGCGGACGGATTTTTTGATGATTGTTCTAGCTTAGAAAACATTACAGGTATGTATGGATTCAAAGGAGAAAGTATATCATTTAGACATTGTAATGCAAAGCATATACCAATTATTAATGGTGAAAATTTAACATCTTTTTCTTGTCAAGGCTCTCCAAATATAGAAGAAATTCATTTTATTAATTTTACAGAACCAAAGGCAAATATAATGAATCAACTTCCATTTAATTATAGTCGCGGAGTTAAAAAATTATTAGGTTTTAATTTTAGAAATCAAAATATGAGTGCAGGAGACGCATTATATAATTTTGCTTCTAATGCAACTTTAAGAGAATTAACTATAGATTGCACGAATGTAGATACATTCGGTAACACACCTTGTATTAATATTCAAGAATTAGGTTTTGCAGATGATAATTGGAAATTCACTTTAATCAATGTGCCAACAAAATTTAAAGGAAAAGAATCAGATTTAATTTTTGTTGCAGGTAGAGGTGCTTCAACAACTGTAACTAACACATATCACATCATTAATTTCTTAGATTAAGTTGTAATTGAAGCATTAACTTTGACTGATGCAAAATATAAAATGTCTGATTTATATCCTTTTTGGAACAGTAAATAATTTAGCTAATATGTTTGTAAATCAACGACTATCTAAAATTTCTTTAGATGGATTAAAAATAGCAGATGGAATTACTTCAATATCTACATATCATATGTTTACTAGATGTGGTGAAAATAGTGATAATCCAATTAACACTCTCCACATCTAAATTTTTGTTGTTTTGTTTATATTATAATACAAAAGTTGGTGCTTATCAATACTTAATTTAGTTCTCGCGCCTTATATCCCCAGCCCTAAAGGGCGGGGTTTTACGTAGCTTTCGATAAAAAGAGAGAACAAAATGTTCTCTCTTTTTTATACATTTTCTGCTTTTATATCTTTTTCAGTAATTACAATTTTCTTTTTATTACTTGAAGGTGCTTGATACATAATATCTAACATTGTGTTTTCCAAAATTGATTTCAAACTCCTAGCACCTGTTTTTTGTTTAATTGCAATACTAGCAATTTTCTTTACTGCACTATCATCAAATGACAAATCAATTCCATCCACATCTAATAATTGTTGATATTGTTTAATTAAAGCATCTTTTGGTTCTTTTAAAATACGAATCATAGCTTCTTCATCGAGTTTATGTAATACCGCAATTGTTTGAATACGACCAACAAATTCAGGAATCATTCCATAAGCAATTAAATCTTCCTGTTTCACCTTGTCAATCGCATTATTACGTTCTTTATCGGTAATAGTATGCGATTCTGCACCAAAACCAATACCGTGTTTTTCTGATTTAGCAGAAATAATTCTCTCAATTCCACTAAAAGCCCCGCTTACTATAAAGAGAATGTTTGTTGTATCAATGGACTTTTGTTCTTCTCCATCACCGAACAAACTTTCTTTACTTTTTGGAAGATATACTGTTGTTCCTTCAATCATTTTCAAAAGTGCTTGCTGAACGCCCTCACCACCAACATCACGTGTATTATCTCCTGCCCTACTAGCCAATTTATCAATTTCATCAATGAATACAATACCGTATTCTGCTCGTTTAATATCTCCATCGGCTTCTTTAACAAGAGAAGCGAGGCAATCTTCAACATTACGACCAACATAACCAGTTGATGTGATTGTTGTAGCATCAGCAATTACAATAGGAACATCAAGTAATTTTGCAACTGTTTTAGCAATTAATGTTTTGCCACTACCAGATGAACCAATCAAACAAATATTTGATTTTTGAATATTAGATTTTTTTAATTTAAATACACGTTTATAATGATTATAAACGGCAACGGAAATAATTTTCTTTGCTTTATCCTGTCCAACAATATATTCATCAAGTTTTGCTTTTAGTTCTTTTGGTTTTAAAACATTTTCAATGGTAGGCACATCAGATGATTCTTTATCCACTACAACAGAATGCATAATTTCAATACATTCGTTACAAATGATATAATTTTTTCGCAAGCCTTGTTGATATTCACCTTCACCAACCATTTTTCCGCAAAAAGGACATTTGCGTTTTTGTTCTTCTACTACTTCTTCTTTATCTGCCATAGAACTTGCACCTACCTATTTTATACATTTGAATATTTCTCTACCTATGAAATATCTCTCTACATTCATTATATCTTAAAATCAATTTTATGTCAAACTAGAAAAATATACCGTACTGTTTTTTAGTACGGTATATCATTAAATTTTAATTAACAAAGTTTGTTGGAGTAATTGTTTTATGGAAATCAGAACCTTTTTCTGCTCGTTTAAATACTTCGTATTTATCAAAAACATATTCTTTATTTTTATTATTCAAAAGTTTAAACTCGCCATTTGAAATGTAAATATGAAGTAAGTTTTTGAATTTCTTACTAGGAACATAATTCAATGCCCTAGCAGTTCTTCCTTTTACCAACATATCAGACAGGTTCATTACTTTATAACCCAACGTATCATTTGCCCAATTAAAGATAAGAAGAATTTTGTTATTTGCATCTTCACTAGCATTACTAATTTTACAATCAACAACAAAATCTCCATCTTCTAACTTGCACGTTGGCATAGCTTTAGCTCCGCTTGCAGTAGCAACGAATGAATTAACGCTAAAACGACCAATGCAACCATTATTTGTTGCCAATGTAATTGTTTCATCTTTTTCATCGTTCACTAGCTTATTAAGAATAATTTCAGAATCCATTCCCTTAATAATCTGCGTTGGATTATTAATTCTAAACTTCATCTTATTAACAAGCGTTTTCTTTACCATACCATTTTTCAGAACAGAAATCAATACTTTGTTTGAATTAGCGTCAAAGACAATGAAATTGATGGCATCATCAAACTTCATATTGTTGTATTGCAAACTGTTCATAGGAACACGTTCCACAATGCCTGTTTTACGAATAATAAGCAAATCATCTGAACGTTTTACTTTCATAGCTTGTGCAAACAGATTTGTACGGTCTTTGTATGATTTATCATCAACGAATTTCTGATATTCATCTTCTTCGTATACATTGACCTTACCATTGGCATAAAGAACTGCATAAACATCCTCTGAAACTCCATGTATGGACGTAGAATCACTTTCAAAGCTAGATACGATGGTTGTCCTGCGTTTATCACCAAAGTCTTTCTTTAGCCCTTCTAGCTGGTCTACCATAAGTTGTTCCATAGCAGAATCATCATTCAAATATGTCTGATATTGAGAAATATTATCTTCAAGCTCTTTAATCTTCTTAAAAATAACTTCTCTATCTTTATGAACCAAAGAACGAGTTTTTTGGTCTAAAATATAGACTACCTGTTCTTCGTTCAAATCATATTTTTTGGTCAATTTGGTTTTTGCGTCATCAACGGTTTCACTATCAATAATGATATTAACTGCCGTTTTAATATCATCAATAACCTTAGCCAAACCTTTTTGAATATTTAATTTTTTGCTATCAGCTTCTACTAAATAAGAATAACGATTCTTCAATACTTCTTTTCTAAAATCAATATATGTATTGATATAATCAACTAGAGTAACTAATTTTAATTCCTTATCCAATACACCTCTCATATGGAAAGAAGCATTAGCCTGTAACTTGGTTTTTTCATACAAATCCTTGATAAGTAATGGAATATTAGCAGTTTTTTGACATTCAATAACAATACGAATATCTAAGCCTTTAGATTCATCACGAACACTAATTGTTCTAGGCAATGTTTTCTCCATAATCATATCATGGATTTTTTCAATCAGTTTTGGTTTATCAGAAAACGGTGGCATATCTGTAAATACAATCTGTGGATTACCATTTTCTGCATTATTTTCAATTTTGTAATTAGCTCTAAAAGATAAAGAACCTTCGCCTGTTTCATAAAGTGATTTGATACCTTTTTTAAGCATCATACCACCATAAGGGAAATCTGGTCCTTTAATAATCTTTAAAATATCATCTAGCGTAAAATCTTTATGCTTAATTGCATAAATGATACCGTCACATACTTCATTTAGATTATGTGATGGAACACAAGATGTATAACCTACTGCAATAGCATTTGGACAACCGTTTGCTAAAAAATTAGGAAATAGACCTGGTAAAATAACTGGTTCTTTTAATGTTTCAGAATAATTATCCCTAAATTCTACACAATGCTTATCTAACACATCTTCTAAAATTGCATAAGACGTTTTAGCTAAACGTCCTTCGGTATAACGTTCACTTGCAGGTGAATCACCATCAATTGAACCAACGTTCCCATGAAAGTCAATAAGTGGATAACGATATACCCACGGTTGAGCCATATTAGCAACTGTACCATAACAAGAACTGTGTGGATGATAATTACCCATTACGTCACCACTAATTTTAGCGTTCTTAATATATTGCTTATTGCTATCATAGCCTTTTTCTTTGCAACAATATAAAATTCTACGTTGAACAGGTTTTAATCCATCACGAATATCAGGCAAAGCACGTCCAATAATAGATAACATAGTATAATCCATGTATGAACGTGGCAATTCGTCTCTTAAATCACAATCAATAATATTTTCTTCTGCGACCAAAGATTCTATATCTTCTTTTTGTTTTTTTGCCATAATCTATATTATCCTCCATTCTTTGTTTAGCAATATTGTAGCACAAAAAGAATAAAATCGTCAACTAAAAATTATTTGTGAAAAAAAGGAAGTGCTATAACTTCCTTTTAATTCCGTTGTAAACGATTAAATAATTTTTCAAAATCCGTTAATGGTTTCTCCAAATATTTGTCTCCACCCATACAATTAGCACAAATATCATGTAATGCTTGTTCTCCTTCAAACATATGTTGACAATGAGGACAATTGTATAATCCTGCATTACTATACTCATGCTTATGTTTACTTCTAGTCAATTCTTGATTCATAATAAATCTTCTTTCATTTCGTCAAATTAATTTTATATAAAAAATTATCTACATATTGTCCATTTACTTTAAATGAGTTCCATAAAGTAATATTCGTAACAGGAATCGGCACTTTACTCATTTTTACAGAAAAATCCATTTTAGGTGTATTAAAAGCCATAGTAATATGTGGTGTATAATTAGGAAATTTGCTAGGAGCTTTTTGATAACCAACCTGTTTTAATAATTCCTCTATACGATAATGTATCTGATATAATTTAAAACTATCATCTACACCTATCCACATAGCACCGCCATCAAAACGACCAACATTATTACCAAAAACATATTGATTATATAAATCCGTTTCTTTTTCATAGATTTTCATAGCATCTACTACTTTTTCAAAATCATCTTCGTTTTCACCGATATAATCTAATGTAATATGAAAATCATTAGGGTCACACCAATCTCCATGAGTATAACCCTTTAAAACAGTTTGATAATAAGCTAATTGATTTTTTGCATATTCATCATCTATATCCATAGCAATCCATAACTCAGCCATTTGTTACTACCGTCCTTATTTATTATTCTATATATAAAATAATTAAAACATCTTAAAATAACACTTAATTTATTGTATAAAAAGGATAAGAGTAATTTTTACTCTTATCCTTAGTTTTATAGTGCTTCCAAATCCACCATATCAGAATTTGCTTCAATAAATTGTTTGCGTTTTGTTACATCTTTACCCATCAATGTCTCAAAAAGTTCTGCTACTTCTTTGGCATCTTCAAGTGTAATTCTACGTAATGTTCTATTATGAATATCCATTGTTGTTTCTTTTAATTGTTCAGGATTCATTTCACCTACGTGTTTACCTTATATTTCTATAAGCACTGACTATCTCTTAACGGCTACTAGCCGTCAGACCTTTTCGAGGTACGTATCAATAGCACCCCTACTCCCCTTCCGAGGGATAGTCGATACAGGTCAATTATATTTCTTTCCAAGTATATTCATTCCAAACATTATATAAATATTTTTGTGATACAACATCTTTGTAGTCGTGTAACACCGTTTTGATACTCTCACCATTTCGTTTTCGCTGTCTAATATCTTTTACTTGTTCTACAGTCAGCAAGGCTCTACCATTTGTAGCTCCCAAATTTCCTGTATTAATTTTATGATGTTGTTTGTTTTCTTTAGTATAAACTTCCATCATAACATTTTTCCAAGTTTCGCCATTCCAAATTTTATCAAAACCACTTTTACCAATTTTATTCCTATATAATTCATATACCGTTTTTTTTCGTTCAAGTTTGCCATAGCGCATACGAATATCAACAACATCTTCAATAGTTAATTTGTGATTGGGATGTAAATCTCCACCCCTCTCAAAACCACCAATGTCTCCACCAACAGTTTCATTATAACCATCTTTGTAAGAATTGAAGTGATTTATCCATTGAATTTCTTTTTGTTGCAATTCATTTTCAGAACAAAATTCAATAATTTGGAAAGTAAAATTTTCAATACCATATTTTCTCATGGCTTTATACAATGCTTTGTCACTTTCAGGACAATTATCATTATATACATTATTAATATGTGTATTCCAACGTTTAAAAATATTTAACGAAATTCCAACATAGCACTGTTTATTTATAATGTTTGTTATTTTATATACACCTGTTTTCATTTCACTTCACCCCACCTTCAAAAGTAAAATAAAGTGAAAATGAAAAAATATAATCGTTCCCACGGGCTTACCTTCGTCATTACACGGTCAGGCTCGTTCCGTTAGCACACAACCATTATATTGTGTACCCTGCTGATAAATAGAAAAATCTGTGAGGGCCAAGTTTTTCGCTCACCCTTTGAATCGGTTTACTTGATATGATTCACCTTTATGTTTTTTACGATATTCTTTTAGTTCTGAATCACTTAATAAATATACAGATTCGTTATTCTTTTTAATAATTCTATAAAGTGGTGGTTGTGCAGAATATACACGACCCGATTCGATAAGTTTTGGCATATAATAATAGAACAATGTAAGAACTAGAGTTCTTATATGCTCACCGTCCACATCCGCATCTGTGCCAATAATTATCTTATCATATCGTACATCATCCAAATTAAATGTTTTCCCAATTCCACCTCCAATAGAAGCAACGATACCTTTGATTGTATCAGAAGCAAGTATTTTACTCATATCTGCCTTATTAACATTAAGAATTTTACCTCTTAATCCTAATACTGCTTGATATGAACGTTCTCGTCCTTCTTTCATACTTCCTGCTGCGGAATCACCTTCGCACATCCACAATTCTGTATATCCATTTTTATTAGAACAATCTGCTAGTTTACCAGGTAAACTAGTTTTCATAAGTTTTTTAGACTTTCGACTAATTGCTCTAGCTTTTCTTGCATTTAATTCTGCTTCTTTTACTTTGATTGCTCTATTTACAATAGCATCAAGAATTTCTTTTTTGCTTTTTTGCTTTGTAATTTTTTCAAAGTATTTATGAATAACAAAATCAACTGCATCTTGGGCTTCTTTATTTCCTAATTTAGTTTTTGTTTGGCCTTCAAATTCCGGTTGATAAAGTTTAATAGAAATAGTTGCATATAAACCATCCATTAAATATTGCATTTCAATAGGTTCTTTAATAAGTTTTCGTTCGATGCCATAATTATTAATGCAATCTTTATAACCGTTTTTAAAACCTTGAAGATGATAACCACCTTCATAAGTATTAATGTTATTTGCAAAACTTTTTAGTTTTGAATTAGGTTCTGTTTCATCATCGTGGATAAATGAAATATCACACATAATTGCATGACCATTTTCTTCTTCATATGTATCTTCAAATGAAAAAGGAGTATCATACAATCTCTGTTTATCACCTATCATATGAAGTGTATATCCTGTAATGCCATCTTCAAAATGATAGGAAATATTATCTCCTGTTAATTCATTAATATAATTAATTTTCAATCCTGCATTAAGTGAAGCTAATTCACTTAAACGATGTTTAATGTGTTCACTAGGTTGTAATGTTAATTTAAAAATCTTTTTATCAGGATGATATTTAATTATTGTTCCTGTTTCTTTAGTTGGTTCAAGTTTTTCAACTTCCGTTGTTGGATTACCTTCGCTAAAATGTTGATGCCATGTATATCCATCACGTTTAACAATTACGTCAAACGAATCAGATAATGCATTGACACATGTACTTCCAACGCCGTGCAATCCCGATGAACATTTGTATCCATCAGATGTAAACTTACCACCTGCATGAAGATTTGTAAGAATACCTGTCAAAGTATCAATCGGATTACCATCTTCGTCTTTAAACGTTTCACTTTTACCAACAGGAATACCTCTGCCGTGGTCTACAACTTTTACAGAACAATCTTTATATACGTGTACATCTACTTCATTACCCCAACCTGCTACAAATTCATCAATAGAGTTATCAATGATTTCATATACAAGTTGGTCAATGCCTGACTGTGACGTAGAACCAATGTACATAGAAGCTCTACATCTTACAGCTTCAAGACCTTTCAACATTTTAATTTGGTTTACACCATATCTGTTATTTACTTGTAACTCTTTATTAGACATTGTTATCTCCTTTAAACAACACATCGTTAAATGAAAATGTTTTATTATTAAATTCAACAGTTTCATTGTCAATATTAATTATACTTAATTTAATATTTTTGTTAATTAAAATATGAATTAAAAAAAGCAAATCGTTTTTATTAATGTAGCGGTCATGTTTAGATACAATTCTAATAACATTCCATCCGTGTTTGTTTAAAAAAGTATTGCGTTCATTTTCTTTAATTTTAAATTCATGTAAACTACTTCCCTTTAATTGAATTTCTAAATCATGCCCACCACCATCATATTCAATATCAGTTTTTGTTTCTAGTAAAGCAATATCTAATTTATACTGATAAAATTTATAATCAAACAATCCATTTGTCCATTGACAAATTAATTTTTGATATTTAGAACCATTTTTTATAGTATTTCTTTGTTTATTTAAAATATCTTTATTTTTTAATGGAGAATCAACATTATAATGTTTTTTACACGTTGATTTAGATTTATTAAACATTTCAGAATTTTGCATTATAAAATCAACACCATATTTTTTCTGATTAGTTTGCTTTTCTTTTTCTAAAATATTTTTGTTTTGTAATGGATGTTCTACACCATATTTGTTAATTAGCGTTTTTGTAATTTTTTCTTTAACACAATCTAATTGAAAAACATTTTCAACACCATATTTATCTTTAATACATTTATCAAATTTTTTCTTAAATTGTTTATTCTTCATAGGATGGTCTGTACCATACTTTTTTTGATATGTTATCTTTGTTTTACATTGTTGACATAAACAATTATTATAAACTCGATAATATTTAGTTATAAAATGTTTATGGCATTGGTTACATTCACAATCAACTATACTTTTATCACTATTTGGCAAATCATTTACTTTAACTTTAATTTTATCAAACATCTTTGTAAACGAATAGCCTTTATCAATAAAATAATTTTTGTTTTTTGGATTCCAGCTTTTTGTTACAATTTTAGTGATTATCATATTACAACCTCATAATCATTATTTACACCATAATCATTATTTACTTTTAAGGTATCACTCATATGGTTTTCTCCTTCCAATATTTATATCTATATCATATCCCATTTTTAAAAAATAGTCAAATTAAATTTCAATGTCAACATAAATTTTAAATGGATGTTCTACATTTTTTGCATAGAAATATAATTTTCTTTCTGTTTCAAATGTATATTCTACGCCTTGTTCATTAAAAATATTAATGTTTTCTTTTTTATCTAATGCATCTAAAATTTGACTGGCATTTTTTATAATTTCTTGTGCATCGCCTTTGTTATCATCAAAAAAAGTTACACATTTTCCTTGTACTTCTTTTTCTTTATCTGTATAAATTTTGAATTTTTTACTATTTGGTACATTATCAAAATACTGAATTGCATTATAATTGGGTACTATCATTGTTGAATATGTCTGAACGCTCATAATTTAATTCCTCCAACAAATTTTATCAATCTAAACTATATTATACTTCAAAATCATTTTAATATAACAAAAAACCGTCATATCGCATTGATATAACGGTCTATTGATTATTCTTCGTAACGTTTCTTTTGTCCACGCATATCCACGTGTACAATATTTTCATCATACTTTAAAACAATCCCTTCTGCACCACATTCTTCGCAAATATCGGCAAATTCATCTATATACATATCATCAGGAACATTAATATCAACTGCTTTTCCCTTGATATGGTAGCTATCTTCATAACCATGAACCAAATCATTGTATTCTTCACATCTAGCACAACAAGCTATGCTTAGTGGTTCATCTATTTGCTTTTGTAATTTATCTAAAAATCTTAATAATTTACGACTAATCCCATTATCTGGTTGCCAACCACAATGCGGGCAAGCTAACACTTCTTCATCAAAAAATCTTGAACTATTCATTTTAAATTTGTAGGGGAAAACATTCCTCATACAAAATAATAAAAATTATGTTTTCACACCTACCTTTTTCACCTCAATTCTGTAATTTTTATTATTTCTCAATAATAACATAGATTTATTCTATTGTCATATCTGCAATTTGCATAACTAAAAAGACATACCATTTATATGATATGTCTTTGAATATTTTACTTGTTTAGCGTATCTTTTAAGCTCTTTGATACAACAACCTTTAACGCTCTCGTTGCAGGAATATCTACTACTTCACGTGTCTGTGGGTTACGTCCTTTACGTGGAGCGCGGTCTACGCATTTAAATGTACCAAAATTCTTCTGATTAAAGGAATCTCCCTCTGCAAGTGCTTCTGTTAATACTTCAAAAAAGCAATCTACACAATCCTCAATCTGTTGTAATGTTAAACCGTCCATACGGTTAGCAATCTTTTTTGCTATTTCATGTTTCTTCACATTAATCACCTAATATAATTAATTTTAAAAAAGTACAATAACGTTCATCAAAAAAATAATACAGTAAACTGTATATAATATTTGTTTACTGTATTATTCGTTCTTTACACCACTAGCTTTTTATTAAATTTTCCTGTATGCTTAATCCTTTTTACCATTCATTTCATTCAACGTATAAGCAATAATATCATTAATATCTACCGTACTCAAAGTCTTATTCTTACGCTCTTTCTGAATACGATTATTATTCGCGTTTTCATTCGCTTTACTAATCATATTTTGCATCATCTGTTTTACAACGACTGGATTCTTCGATGTATACATAACTTTCACGTCTGTAAGTTTGTTATTCGCAAGAAAAATATAATCCAACTGATGTTTATAAATGGTGCAAACAATATCATAAGCACTATCTTCATCCATCTTATCAAAAAATACAACTTCATCCAAAGTATATTTGCTATCTTTGTTGTACGACACATTTTCCTGTAAACGTGCATTATGTTGTTCTTTGATAAGTTCTTTAATCTGATTTGCTTCTTTCACCGTTCTGCTAGTAAAAGCAGTAACAAACTCGTCAAACAGATAAGCATCAGCAAGCGGATAACGAATTTTAAGGTCGTTTACCTGTTTTGTCGTAGAATAAACCAAACGGTCATTAGCTTCTTTTAAACTTTTAGCTTTTTTAGCTTCTTTCTTTGCTTTTTCTGCATTTTCTTTTGCAATACGTTTATCCCTATCCAATTCCAATACGTTAGAACTAATACGAGACTTATTAAACGTATGATACAAAGAGCCACACACTACACGCAGAATTGCGAGAAGAAACATACCAATAATACCAATAGCATAAGAGAAAAAACCAAAAAGTGCAATAAAAACAAGTACTGCACCAATAGCCATTAAAATCAAACTTGCCATTTTTAAACATTCCCTTCTATAATTATTTCGTTTATCTCTTTATCTTTAATTACATTATAGCAGATATATTCTTATTTGTCAACAGTTTTAAATAAAATTTTGAAATTTTCAATAAAAAAGAGCCTCTACTTAAATTAAGTAGAGGCTCTTTAATTAAATAGAGGTTCTTTTAAATTTTAGGCATTAACAGTTTCCTTAAATGCCTTTGCGACCTTGAACTTAACCGCCTTAGAAGCAGGAATATCAATTTCTTCGCCTGTCTTTGGATTGCGACCCTTACGAGCTGCACGCTCAACAACCTCGAACGTACCAAAACCAGGGATAGCAACCTTCTCACCATTGGCAACGGATTCGCTAATAACATCGAATACTGCCTTTGAAATATCCTCCGCAGACTGCTTCGTAATATCAGCTTTTTCCTTAACGGCGTTTACAAAATCATTCTTAGTCATAATACATAACTCCTTTTGTTTTTTTACGAGAATTGAATTTCTCTTTTTTACATGTATGATTATACCCTATGATTTCAATGATGTCAAGCGTTTTTTGTAATTTTTTATTGTATTTTGTGTTAATTTAATAAAATTTTTCGCTTGATGGGCATTTACTTTCAAAAGGTGTTCATCTAATTTTTGATACACACTTTGTATCTTATTATATTCTTCATCGAATAAATTAGGATAATTATTAAGTACAAATTGCAAATAATTCCTACAAGTAATGGAACAAATGAAATTTATCTCTTGTAAAGACATAACACTTTCACTTGTTCTTTTTATTGAATCTAGTTTTGATTGTAATTCGGATAACTCATTGTCACCCGAATATTCTAAATGAAATTTCCTAGATAATGAACTACAGGCTTCTTCTGCGTTATCTAAATCAAAGAACAATTCTTCAAATTTAACAACGTCTCCACCTTTTTTACAACCAAAACAAAACCAAGATGTATGGTCTTGTGCTTTTCCATCCGAATTTTTAAATCCTTCAGGATAAATTCTCAAAGATTCCGTCTTTTCATTATGAAAAGGACATAAGGCAGTGTATATATTACCTACTTTTTTTACTTTTATAAGTGATTTTATATATTTTACTCCATCAATCTTTTTGTCTAGGAAATCTCTTTTGAATTGTAAATCTTCTTTATCTGTTTCCCATGTAAAATCTTTCATATTATTTACCTGTTAAAATTTTTTACGATAATTTTTAATATAATCATTTAATTGTGGCAAAATACTATCTGCATATTTCATATTACGATGAATTAGTCTACGAATATAATCATATTCAACATTTAGCATAGTTACAATATCGTGTTTATTCATGTCCATAAACAAAGCTAGTTTAGCCTTATTTATAATTTCCTCGTTGTATTTGCTTTTTGTTTTTGCTATTTTTTTACTATTATTATCATGATTTTTAAACCAAGCATTAAATTTATTTGTATACTTTTTATTTACTATTCCACCATTATCATAGTTATAGCCAATAATATTAGAACGATAAAAACTTATCCAAACTTTTTCTTTTTCGTTTAATTCATGAACGTGGCAAATTTCTACAATTTGATATGAAAATTTATGTCCATTATTATAGTCTTGTTGCAATAATGGATTATGATGTTTGTGATGTTTTAAAGCATATCTGTGTTCACGAAATCTTCGTTCAATATTAATACTTTGTCCAATATACATTTTATGATTTACTAAGTTTTCTATTTTATAAATTCCAATACTCATATTTTTTACCTATAGAAAAAGGAAAATGTTAAATTTTTTCTCATAATTATAAATTTTCCCATTCACTATCATCAATCTCTACCATTTGCATTTTATCATATTTCTTTTGAATATGAAAACTAAAAGAACTACCATCACGAGTTTTTGCAGATTCAACCAAAGCAGTATCAGAATCTAACGAACGAACAATAAATACATTGTCTGCGTGGTCTGCTATAGCATCACTATTAGCAATAGCATCCGTATCTGCATGACCGTTCTTTTGTTCTAAATCTTTCTTACCACTACGGTTCATTTGAACCGCCGTAAATAAAATTTTATTTTGTTCGCGTGCAAAGCGTTTTAAATCAAGTGCAATAGCACCTAAATCATCACGAATAACACCTGTTGGATTATTTGGATTCATAATCCCCATGTAATCAACAATGACTACATCATATACAACACCTGCTTTCTTTTCAATTTCTTCTGTTTTTGCAGAAACGAAAGAAGGTGTTACATTAGAAGGACAATCAACGATATATACACTACCAACAGTATTGTTAAACATGTCTTTATGGTTTTTCAAATTTTGGATATATTCTTTATATGTTTGTTCTTCCTGTTCATTTAATTGTCCGCTTTTCAATCCTTTACTAGAAACAAGCGCAGCTCTAGCATCCCAACGTCTCTCATACTGTTTCTTATCAATTTCCAAAGAATAAAATAAAACATTTTTATTCTGTTTCCAAAGATAATATCCTAAATTAAGTAACATTGTTGATTTGCCGTCACCTTTACGACCACAAACAATGTTTTCTGAACCATATCCCCAACCAACAATGGCTTCATCTATATGTTTGAAACCAGTTTTAACTAATTTTATATCTTCAGGATGTTCTTTGATATGAAGATAGTCTTTTAGACGTTCATCTGCATCATCTTCTACAGTACCTTCTTTTTCTATATCATAGTCTGTGCTATTAATATCAACCAAAAGTTGTTGTACTGTATGATTTAAATCTTTTAATTCATCATCTGATAGTTCGTTTGGATTATTACCAATAACCTTATCTGCAATCTTAATAAACTTCCTACGTTTATATTGACCGATAATTTCATCTTCAAGAAATTTAAATTCGCCAATATCAGAAATCTGATAATCTTTACTTTCCGCAATCAAAGTTTTGATTTTAATGCGTTCATCTTCACTAAGTTTTTTCATACTACTTAGTTTTGTATTAATTGCATCTTCTGTTATTGGTTTTTTATACGTATCATAATAACCAATTATCATACGATAAATATTATTAATATATTTAAAATATGTTTTATCCATTCTAGCAATAGATTCTCCAATATATTCATTATCGGATAAAACATATGCTAGGAACTTTTTCTCCAATTCAAGTGTTTTATTATCTTCCACTATAAAAGCTCCTTCTTATCAAAAGTCGAAATCGTCATTTTGAGTATAATTTTCTGTTCGATGGTTATCTCCTAAAACACTAATAATTTCATTGTTTTGAATGAGAAAATCTCTTATATCATTATTATACTCTTTTCCCATTTCATCTATGGTATAATTTGATGAAATAATCGTTGGCAAGCAATCATTATCACGTTTTCTCAAAATCATTTCCAAGAATCTTTGAGAGAATTGATTATCATTCTTACCAACCTCGTTACCAACATTGTCAATAATAAGTAAATCAGACTTATAAATGAAAATTTTCATTTTGTCTTGATTTGCTTTATCGAACTGGCATTTTACCAAATCATCATACATAGCGAAAGCCACATTAAATGTGCTTCTTTTTTTAAATGAATCAGGGTTTATTTTTTCTACAACGTGTTTTGCAATAATACTTTCAATCGTTGTTTTTCCTCTACCTTGTGGGCCATATAAAAACAATCCCCGACCTTCATCATAATTATCTTGAAAATTATCAATATAATTTTTCACAGGTTCATAAAAGTTTTTTTCTTTGATAAACTCCAAATCCCATTTATCAGACAAGAACTTTCTAGGAATACCCCAATCTAGTAATTTTACATTACGTTTTACTTTCTTAATACAAGAACATGGATATGATTGTTCATACCCATGTTCATCTACCTTAGAAATGAACCCTGTACCATGACACAATTCACATTTATCCACAATGCGTCTACGGTTTTTCTGTTCTTCTAAGTCTTTTTCTTCTTTTGTAAGTAACATGGTTGTTTATCTCCCTTACATCTAACATTGTTTTGAATCTATTATATTACAGATTCGGGAGTTTTGACAACCACTCTTTGTACGAGTTAATCACATTATCATATTTGCGTTTCATTACGTCACTATTGGAACTAAGCATTTTTTGCCCCCAAATGTCAAAACGACTGCAACGTTCTTTATTATGTTCATTGGCAAAATCAACCATTTCTTTTGTTAAGGGAAGATGAATTTTATATGCCCATTCCAAATAGTTATATTTATCATCAAATTTCCCTGACATAAAGATTTGATTAATTTTTTTGATACAATCGGATTTAATGCGTTTGCTAATTTTATCTACTGTCAAATTACCTTTTAGGACTTCTTTTACGTTCATTTTGATTTCGCGTTCATTTGTACAAGTATGAATCGGGTCTATAGATTGTTCAATATTAGAAAACTCTGATACATAACTATCGAACCAAATCAAAACTTTAACCTTTTTTTTAATCATTCCATCCAAAACATTTTTTACTTGTTGAATAGAAAGTTGATTTGCCATCATAGAAGATTGAATACAATTTACTTCTTTCATAAATGTTTTTACATTCATTCTCATATGAGATTGTTTATAAAAATATTTAATCAAATGTGGAACTGTATTCTCTACTTTAATTAAATCCATATTGTGCTTAAATTCAACTGCTTCATTAAGTTTGTAATTTAAACCACGCAAATTTTGACAACCAATTTTAGCCAAATATTCAATAATAAAATGAACCATTTTAGCATCAAATTTTTGCTTTGTATATAAAGATTTAACTAATTGCACCTCAATTGCATAATTATAACAACGACTGTGTATCATGGTATAAAATTCTTCTACAATAGACTTTGGTCTATCTTCTATTGGCATAGAACTAAACATGTCTTTTTCCAAACGTTTTTTTATGTTTCGTTCTTCTTCTAATTCTGCAAGACGTTTCATATCATTTAAATGTCTTTGCAAAACTCTCTGTTCTTTTTCTTTTTGCTTCTCTGCAAGTTTTTTATCTTTTTCTAATTGAATATCTGCTTTGATTTTATTCAATAATTTCTCTTTACTCACCGAAAGAGTTTCTTCTGTCACCTTATCAAAAAAATCACGATATTTATCAACATATAAATTTAATTCTTTACATTTGATTTTTAACTCGTTGTACACAAAAGACAAAAGTTGATGCTTAGGTTCTTCTGTCTTTTGAATATGATTCTTCATAGCTATTGCCGATTTGAATTGTTTGCCACAGAACAAGCAAACAGAATCATTCTGAGTCATATCGTTCTCACTCCAAATCTTAATCAGGATTTACATTGAATTTATGGATGTCCCATAACGGTTCTTGTGAATAATATTTCTGACGATTACGAGAATGTCTACGCAACATAGGCGTATAATCCGTAAAATCAAATACTATTCCTTTTGTTTTTCCTTTATATAATCTTATCACACGACCGATACGTTGAAAAGCCCTAGTAGAAGATTTTCCTCCACCTGCCAAAATCAATGTATCAAGAATTGGCAAATCTAATCCTTCATCTGCAATCGTTGATGCAATTAAACAACGGCAAAATCCTTCTTTAACTGCTTTAAATACCGCAAGACGTTTTAATGTATCATCGTTACCAGACAACATTTCAACATTATGTACACGAATGGTTACATCTTGATTATTTTTAGGATTTGTAACAGTAAATGATTTAGCTTTTTCACCAATCTTCTTAGTAATTCTATCACGTAAAATTTCTCCGTGCTTAATATTTTTATATAAAACTAAGATGTGTTTATCACGTATATACATATTGTAAGCAATTTTAGCTACAATTTTATTTCTATCTGTATTTTCCACGATAGCTTTATTGTATATATCTTGATAATTTTTCCCTTTAAAAACCTGCTTTATTGGAACAAAATAAATTTCTGGTTTTACCAAATATCCCTTTTCAATTAACATAGAAGCGGTAATAACTGCGTCTTTTTTCTTATTAAGAACTGCTTCGATAAGCAAATCATCACCTGCATCACGCCAAGGTGTTGCCGATACACCAATTCTATAATAAGCATTTTTACATTTATTTGCAATTGTAGTAATTGTCTGGGCAGGTATATGGTGACAATTTGATACCAATACACCGTTAGCAATAAAATTATGATTGTCTGCAACAGTTAAATCATATACATAATTCTCTGCATTAGAATTATCTACTTCAATATTGTCAATCGTACCTTCATATTGTTTCAATATTAATGCTTCAACTGTTCCAACAACAACTTTATCGCCAATATTTAAACAATCTGCTCGAACATAATCATTTTTGTTTTTAATAAAAACTTTATGATTATCTGTACAATGTAAAACAATATTTTTTCCATCATTACGTTTAATATTTAACTTTAATATTTTCTTTGTTCCAATATCTGTAACGCCAAAGTCAATAATTGGTTTGACTTCAAATTGATGTGTATAAACATTATATGTCCATACATTTACCATTTGTTTTTGTTTTACAATGTCACCAATTTTCATACAGGTTCTATTTTCTAACAAAATTTCTGTATCATATGGCAAACATTCATCCCACAAACACATTTTTGCGTCTTTGATATAGTTATCATCTGCTGATTGTGTAGAAATTACAGTAATGTCTTTATAATCTTCTACCCCATCACCAACCAAACCAACTTCTACTCCAAGAAACTTTTCCATTTCTTGTTTTAATTGCATACATAATCCAATTTTATCTGCAAAAATACATACAGGTTTTACATTGAATTTAGCAATACAAGCAGCCATCATTAAGGTTTTTCCCGCTCCAGTACAGGCTTGTATTACCTCACGTTCTCTGCACTTATCAACAATATCCTGTTGATAAGGTCTTAATTTTAAAGGAACTTTTTTATCACTATCAATATAATCTACCAATTGAAAATTAGCATTTTGTTCAGGCTTTACACGATTATCATTTAATTTATAATCTATCTCGTTCGTATCAAAGAAGTCTTTGACATAATCAAATAATCCTGCGTATGTCTTTTTTGTCTTACGATTGAACAAATGACGATACCTGATTTCAGGTACACCATAAATTTGAATACCGAACGACAATTCATTCCATAATTTAATTTCTTGTTCTTTTGTCAATCCTGTGATTTTTAGATATACATTATCTAAATCAAGTTGTACCACCTTATTCACCTCAATACAAATCCCCATCGAAAGAATATGGGTCTTTTTTAATAATACGTTTCTTTGGTTGTAATGCAATAATGGAATCCAAATAATCCGCTATCTGTTGTATCATTTCCATATCTATTGTTTTATATGTCCAATTATACTGCAACAAATCATGCATAAAAGTGCATAATTCTTTTACATTATATCTACGGACTTTATTTACAATCCTAGGCTTATGCACAATTCCTAACTGTTCCCACTTGCGAATAGTAACAGATTTCTTTTGAACTAATTTAGCAACTTGTGTAATCGTTAATTCTTCATTATTAAGGATTTTTTCACACATTTGTTTTTTCCATTTTTGTCTTTTTTCTTCTTCTGTTAATTTACGTCTAGGCATATTAGAACCCCTTAAATAGAAAAGGTCAAAAGCAAATTGCCTTTGACCTCAATATTTCAGAAAAACTCTTTAACTTTTTCAAAGAAGTCATTAAATGCTTTCTGATATTTCTCTACATCTTCTACTGTATTCATCTGTAGCATCATACCATTACGAGTAGGACCATCATACCCTTCTGTATGTTTGAAGTCACGAATACTTGCAGTTAGCTTACCACTTTTCTTGTTTTCTAGGAGAGAAAACTTTGTTTCCTTGACATCTGACTGCTTCATTGAATTTTCATAGAGTGAATTGTTATTATCTGCAAAAGCCATAATTCTTATCCTCCTTCTAAAAACATATACAAATGTGTACAAAAGTGTATTTTATTCACATTTAAACATACTTGCGTATGTTTTTGGATGTTTAACGATTAGTCCTGAATAATACATTTTATAGTATCTTTATTATATAGGTTGACATCCTCCCCCACCTAAAGAGGTGGGGGATTCCTACTTCTCAGACCGTAGCGTATGCGGTGAAACCGCATGAGGTATGGCGTAGCCATACCTTTTTACGTCTTACACAATCTCCATAGGCTTAGTTTTATACTGATTCCGTAAGCCCTACGGTACAGTTTTTTATGGTTTAGGCTACCAAAAGTAGCCTTTTACCCTCTTTCAAGATATTTGAATTTGTATGCTTTTAGCATTTTGTTTTACCTCCTTTGATTTAATTGTATCACTATTTGCGAAAATAGTCAAGAGTTAGTATTAGTCATCCCCCACTTTCGTTACTCGGTAGCCTAACGGCTACCTCGTAGCTTAGAAGTGGGGGGGTATTCTCTTACGATAAAAACTGTTTTGTCAACAATTAATTTCTAACTGTTGTTGGTCTACCTTCAATGCGATACAAATCACCATATACACTTGTTAAATGATTAATAACAGTAGATGCTTCATCAAAATTACCAATTACCAATACCATGATTTCGCCTGTATTTGTAACAACAACACAATAAGCACCAACATATTTAGAAATAGGCGTTGCACATTCATCAAAATACAAACTAAAATCAACGTTTTTAAATACTAATTTACCATCTTGATAATTGGAACAATTCTTATGTAATTTATATTCTGTTGCCAAATTACAAAATTCTTTATTTTTATCTATCATAGCATGATTTACAAATACCATTTTTTTATTAATATTAGATAAAGAATTTTTCATATGAGCATTAATGCTAGACAACACAATATCTTTATTGTCTATCTCATATCCTCTTACTAAACCACCAGGAAGATTATTAATAATATTCTTTTTAATTTCTTCTGTATTATTTTTACCTGTACCTAATGTTGTAATAAAATATTGCCAATCAGTAATACGTTTAACTGTCTGAATACCTTTATCCATTGTTCCTTGATATGGAATATAATTATACCAAATAGAAAGAATTTCACTCTGTAATGGCTGATATGTTGTCATAATCGGCACTTCAATTCTGGTTCCTTTTGGTAATATATTTCCTGTATTAACTGTAATAAATGGTGTATTGAAACCTGAAACAGAAATAGTGTGTGTATTCAAACGCTTTTTGTCTGTTGGTTCACCATCTTCATCATAGAACACTTGACTATCTTCATAACATTGATATACATTTTTTGTTGTTCCATCTGATTTTAATTCCAATACAGAAAATACAGATTTCAAAATTCCACCGTGCATAACTTCATTCGTGTTTGACATACATGGTTTCGTAAATACAGACTTTTTACCATCTGCAAAGAATACCAAATTCTTGCATTGATACATATTCGTACAAATAGTTTTTGAATTTAAATCATAATCAAAGGAATATCCTGCCATAGCCAAGGTAAATGTAATTGTTTCACCAACCAACAATGCTTTTTTCAGAACAACTGTAATATATTTTTCCGGTTCATCAGGAATACTAGACGGCGTTCTGTATACATAATCTATTGAACCAATAGAACTACAACCGATAACGCCAATTACATCATATCCATAAACAGACATTGGAATCTGATATTCAGTTGTACCATTACCTGACATATTATAATATATCAATCTAGCATAGCATTGATTTTCCGTTCTAACTTTATTAGAAATATCATACGCTTTATCTTCTTCACCATTAACTTTTCTAGGCTTCAACCACGGAACTTGTCTAGGCATAGCTCCTTCTGCATTAAATGATACTTCATTAATACAATTTAATTTATAATCAAAATTGTCTGCTTCATCATCATAAGCCATAAATCCTGCGCTTAAAATTTCTGTCGGGCAATCTTGACCGCCACAACCTGTGTTTAACTGTATTGTAGCTTCAACAACAATTTTGTTTACAGACGCATAAGCCGTTTGGAATACTATATCTACATCATTTCCATAATAAATTGTTTGCCCCGCTTGATTATTTGTAGCAATACCATTAATAAATACAGTATAATTCGTTTGATAAGTATAAAGTTTTTCATTTTCATAATTGTAAACTTTATCTATGCTAAGAATACGTTTATCAGAAGATACATGGAATTTAAAATGCTTACCATTGGTTAAATTAGCACTAGGAGATAATTCCATTGTTACTTGTCTCTGTGTATAAGCATTATCACCAAAATTTGTTGTTAAACCATTAAAACCAGGTAATAACAAGGTATCGCCATAAACAAAATCTTTTGGTAACATAGGCCAGAAATTGTTTTTAGCATATCCATAAGAAGAACCTTGCATAACTAATATTTCAAAATTCTTTTTATAGCCAATCAAATCACTTATAACAAATCCTCTAGCAGAATTTTTTTCTCCACCAATGATTAACCATTTCGCTACATCTTTTGTCTTGTATGTTTCTACTTTCGCTACCAATCTACCATTGATATACAAATACATCATACCATTAATAGGCATGGCTTTATCTGTCCATGAAATACGGAAATGATAATTTTGGTTTTGCTTTAACAAAGTATTAGACAAATCAACGATTGCCGTAGCACCATCTTTTACCACTTTTTTCGTTGCATCATAATCATATACCTTTGTTAAAAGTAATTGTAAGCCTTTTTTCTCTAATAGCATAATTGGTTGTTGGCTAGAATTTTTTATACAAACAATCTGATTATATACTTCTTCGTCACAACCGTTCCAATTTGGTTTAAAATAAAAATCTAATGTCCCGTTTTTCTGATTCAACGAATTTTGTATATCATATAGCACATAATTAGAACCATCTATAACTGCACCCATATTGCAAACAGAATCTTCATAACGAATAGAAGTATTATCCGTAGCTAAAGAGTTTTGCGGTTTTATATCTTTTAATGTTTTATCAAATAAAACAACGAAACTTACATTTTCTACATCATTATATGGTAATGTTTTATTACCAATTTGTACACGGCGCATTTTCTTTGGTTCTTTTGTTTGTAAAGTGCTATCAAACAATTGTTTAATTGTATTATCTGCCATACTATTCTCATTATAATCTGAATAGCTAACAGATTTTCTTATATCAACAATATCTGATGTATCAATAACATCATAAGCTAGTCTATCAGGTCTATATCCTGCTAACAAATCGCCTGTTACTGCACTATTATTATTAACTACCATTTGATTATAAGAAACAGAACCATTAAAATTACGTAAAGAATATGATGTTGTATTTCTTCTTCTAATACGGAACATTGGTAACGCATAAATATATTTACCATATAGTGTAGAAGAATTTATTTCATATGTTGGTCTACCTGCTACATACAAATTTTTATCATTATGAAAATCTTCATTTCTAAAAATATCATTTGTTGCTTCGCAGAAAGATATATTGACATTTTCTAATTTGCTTAATTGTCCATTCGCTTTTGCAAATACGTGAGAAAAATTAAATATATCTGTATATCCTAAACCTTCTGGATATTTATCAAAATCTACTTCATTCGCTACACGTACCGTCCAAAGCATAGAAAGTCTGCGTGTAGTTTCATCACCAACACGACTATCTTTTGCGGGAGTTCCAATTGTATCTCCGTTAATATAACCGTATTTTAATGCAGAGTCTGTTCCTTTTACGACTTCAAACCATACTTCAAGATATACTAATGAATCCTTTTCACTATCTTTAGCTGATTCACCTAAATCCACTAGAATATAATTGTCATGCTTATCATAAGTAAAATTACCTTCACCATTTAAAGTATATCCTAGTATATTGGCTTTAAATGGAGCAATAGCTATTTTATTCTCTAATGTTAAACCATTTTCTGTTGGATTATATATAATCGGTTCGCCTGTAAATTCTTTTTTTACCAATTCTGTAAATCCACTAAAAATATGTCTACGAACGACTTCTGTACGCATATTATCTTGGATTTGTTGCATTTCATTGAGTTCTGTTTCAAGAATTGGTTTATCATGTCCAAAACGAACTTGTTGATAACTTGAACGTTTATCGTAATTGGAGAACTTCTCGAAATTTTCCAAAGTATTTCCTCTCCTTTTAGAAAAATTTTATCATCTAATATTTAAATAGATATATACAATTCTTTTATCGCAAAACAAAAAAATTAAAAAAAGAGAGAATTTGTTATTCTCTCTTTTTTGTATATTGTTTTGTATTAGAACGTTATAGTCCATACTATTGTGAGCCGACTTTCACTAGTTTTATTCCATACTTTCAGTCTCTTTAGATTGAAAAGAATACCTGTATCTTTTCCTTTACCAGCGTTCCATTCTTGCGCGTCTCCACCATAAATACCCATTTCTGTGATAGGACCATTTGCTTCATTCTCTAAGAATGTAGTTGTCAATTTAAGAATATTTGTAGCTTTATTTGTTTCATTTCCTGCTAAATCAACAAAACACCAGTTTGTAAAACGCTTACGATAAAATTCACCAACAAGTTTAGTTTCTGTTAATGTTTCTGTTGGCGGGTCTTGTAAATCCCATTGATTTCTATCTACATTGTTTGTCTTTTCATCATAAGGTTTAGTTCTATCTTTAAGAATACCAACGCCTAGAGCAAGATACTGCAAACCTTTTGTAGCAAAGTTACCTTGGAAAGCAGGATTGTTACTGCCTGTAATAGCACCTGGAGCCATTCTTTCTGCCATCAAAACAGAAGCACTATTAACAATTAAATTCTGAATTGTTTCTGTATCAACAATTTCTCCACCAACTAATTTACCGTGTTCAAAATGACCACCCTTATGAGCAATCATCTTGATTTGTCCTTTAATTGGCTTTCTATATAATTCATTAAGATTCATTATTATATTCTCCTTTTATTTTGTAACAATGTTTCTAATATCGTCTGCATCAACAACTTGTGTTACTTTTATTGTATCATAAAAGTCAACATATTCTACATCATCAAAGATTAAACATTGTACTTGCGCGCCTGTTGTACCTGTATTATATACAGTAAACAAATTATCTTCATCTACATCTGCAAATGTTTCACCAATAGAACCTTGTTCAATTGACATAGATGAATCAATAATTGGAGTGCCTAATGTTAAGCGATATTTTTCTCCATATTCATTAGAAGCGACCTGAACACCATCATGTCCATTTAGGTTAATCAAAACTCTATCTATGTTCTTCCAACCTTTATGTTGCATATCAATTACTACCCATTGGAATTTATTTCCTGTTGTAAAAGTAACTGAACCTGTTATTGTGCTAGTGGTCAACCCTGTATTATATACATAAATCTGCTTTTCAACAAATTTAACAAAAATTTCACCATTTCTACCATTAGTATTATCTATTGGTGTAATCTGCACAAAATATCTATCAGGGTCTAATTTAAATGGCATATTAATAGGAGTGCCATCCATACCGCTAAATTCTGCCACGCCACTTCTAACCATATCATTATCAACAAAAAGGGCTTCAAAATTCATGCGCAAGTTTTTAGCACCTGTATTATAAAATCTAAATTTATTAGATGTTTTTTGAATATAATAATCACCTAATGAACCTGCATCTTCGGCATCATAATCAATCAATGTAGGAAGAACACAATAATTCTTGCCTTTCAATCTTTGACCTACATAATATTTAACGTGCTTTTTATAAACAATTTTTCTATCTTGGTCTAATGGGTCAAATCCTGCACCATTTGTTAATCCCCATTGATGATACATTTCTAATCCATAAATTTCTTTATCATGAATAGAAGGTAAATCAATGTCATAATTACGTAACATATCTCTTTCATTGACATACTGTTCTGTCATATTCAAGAGTTTGTTACGTAAAATTGTCATATTATTGTAATGCTCTGTAAGTGTAATATAAATCTTATTATATTGTTTTTCACTCATTGGAGATAAATGACGTAAATCTTTTATATCATCTGTATAAATAATATTAGAATATTTTTTATCAGGACGATTATTTGCTATTGTTTTACCTGCTACATAATCTGGGCCACCATAAGGATTTACCGCAGCAGAATATGTATCATTATTACGTCTAAAAATATTAAACAATGGAATGGCGTAAATATATCCATCTACTGTATGGATTTTCTGATTTGCAGATAATCCATTACCCGCACGATATAAATATGGGTCATAATCAACAGGTTTATAATAAGATGTCATATCTAAATAACCTGTCTGTGCTAATGGATGAATTTTCTCATTTGGTTGACCATTTGGTTTAATAAATCCTTTATCGCACAAATCATCGTAATCTTCATAGTGTGAAATTGTCCATTGTAACTGAATACGGCGAGACGTTTCATCTTGAATACGTTCATCAATAATATTGTACTTCATTGGATTATTCATGTTATATCCAAATTTAGGTACTTTATCATTTTCTTTTAATTCTGCGAACCAAAATTCAATATAAACAAAATCGTGTCTAAATCCTGTAATTGGTGGATTAGGTAAACGAATAGGAATATTCTTTTTACCTGTTCCGTCATAATATTCGTGATGTGTTAAATAACCATTACAAATGGTATCAAATGGAGGTAATTCAAATCCATTTAAATGATTTTTATCATTATTAACAATTTTAAAACATTTCTTTAAATTACTTTCATCATCTATTGTAAGTACGCCACTATAAGCAATTTGTCTTAATGCCTCGGCAGTTTTTTCTGTTTGAATCCATTGTAGTTCATTTACTTCGCGTTCTGTAACATACGCATCTGTTCCAACATTTAATGCAACAAAATGTGTATCATCTTGATATGAACCTTTTATTGGTTGCGCAAATGTTGGATTATAATCTGCTAAAGGACCGTTTGCCATACAACTACCAATTCCTTTCGTTTTATTTCTCTAAATAAATAATAACTTAAACTATACGGAATATAGCTTAACACTTCAATAAAATTTGGTAGCCATATACCATATTGTCACTTTCTAATTTATTTTTAAATCCAATATAGATTTCTTTCACATTATCCACAATAGGATTTGATTTCTTCGCTTTTACATAATTTTCTCCGTCATAAGAATAATAACTTTCTACTTTATCTTCTGAATCGACTAATATAGAAAATGTTTTATATCCATCTACAGAAATTGGATTTGTTTTTAAAAAACCTTTTTGAAATAATTCCACATCGTCTTGAAGAAGTTGTATGTTTTCTGATTTTTCTTTATCAATAAATTTGTAAATATCAAATTCATACATCAAAACTTTATCTGCTTTATTTTCTTCCATCAAGAATTTTTGTTTATATTTCATTACATCTATTTTATTAAATTCGTTCGGATAATGTGCAAAATCTATTGTTTCCTTCGCAACAACTTTTTCTTGCATTGGTTCTGCGTCTCTACTATCCGTTGTTGGCATACCAAATTTATCAACATATAATTGTTTTCCGTTTTTTGTTTTATTAATATATTTTGTTTTCTCAATTTCTTTTGTTAAACCTGATATATCATCTATTTTAATTCCTGTTGTAAATGGTTTTATTTCCGAAGAATACGAACTGGCATAATCTTGACCCATGTCAAATAAAATGTACATTCTATAATCACACACTTTCTGTTCTAATTATTGTTTTTACACCAGATACAAATTTGAACATTTCAATCGTTGCACTTTCTGTCGGAGATTTAAATTTATTTTCAGAATATGTATGCTCTTGATTTACAGTAAAAAAACTATCTGTTGGCTTATTTATTTTTTCCTTAAATTTTTTACTATTTGTAATTATTAAATTACTACTTGGATTTTTTACATTTTCATTAAATGTCAGGGATTCTGAAATATCTCCATCATATAAGCGATTTTTTACCGCATATCTGCTATGGTCAACCAACCGATTCAATCTATTTCGTGGATTTTTTTGATAAGTCATAGCAGTTTTATTATAATTCGGTACTAATCCGAATTTTAATTCTTGATATGATGATTCCAAATGAGCGTTATATTGTTCTATAGGTTTCGCATACTTTTCTTTTAAATGAATTGTTAATTCTGCGAACAATTGTGTCTCTTTAACTTCTTTATATTTTTCTTTTCCAAAATACTCATATAATAGCCACATATCATCTTTTAATGCAAATTTAAATCCATATCTATGTGACATGGTTTTACGATATTCTGAACCAATGATATGTCCTTTATCATCATATAAAAATCCACCATTTGTTTTTAATATCCATTCTGTTGCCGTTGGTTTTATACCGAATTTAGCTTCAGAAAATTCTAATTCAATTAGAGATTTCATAGTATCTAATGTTTTTCTATCATATTTATCTTGATACCATGAAATTAATTCTGCATCTAATATATCTACAGGTTTTTTATATTTTTGTTTATACCATTGTGTATAATCTAATTTATACCTATCATACATGGTATATCTAGGAGCAATCGGGAATACACCATTTACTTTTTTGAAATTAGAACTATCATGTTCTAATACCCAATCATAACCTAAAGACTTCCAACCAAAACGATTACTTTCATTGAATTTCATCAATTCACTATTGAATTTATCTGATTGACTAAAATCTATGCCATATTTTTGTTTATACCAATCTCTATAATCTTCTTTACCAACTAAGACAATCATAATAATTGGTAATGTATGAGCGGGTTTTGTTAAATCTAATACTTCTTTAACATCATCATATGCATCGGAAACATCTAAATCATCATCAATATCTTTTTGTACTTCAACCGTAAAACGATATTGATTATCCCAATTTTCTTCTTTTGGAATACCATAATGGTCATAATCCTCGAACAATTCATAAATTTTTACATCATATCCTGTATAAGCCTTAATTGCTTTTTGGATAGATGGTTTATTTGAACCATGCAACAAAGCATCTATAATACCTGATACAGCAGTTCTATATTGTTCTTCTGACCATTTTTTCTTCCAACGAACACCGATTAATGCACCAAAATTATTATAAATGGCATCCCCATGAGCAGTAGACAAATAATAGTTATCTTGCAATATTTTCATTTCATATCGCATATCACCAAATTCAATACCAACCGCTCTTAGCAGATTATAAAAGTTTGTATCATATACTTCCTTATTATAATCATCTGGGACCATTTTCAATAAACGTTTAATGTATGTATTATAAAATTTTAATTTTAGTTCAACATTCGCTTGGAGTTCTTCTTTGTTAATTGTACTAACAACAATGTTTTCTTCAACAACAATAAAATCGTAATTTTTAAAATTAACATCTGTTGGATTTACCAAACTAACAGAATTTCCATTCGGTAAATAAACCGTTCGATTTAACGCAGGTGTTAATGTAACCGTTGAAAAAGTTGTATTGCCTATATTAACATTACGTTCTACTGTCGGATAAATTACTGTAAGTACTTTATCCTTATTATCATTCAAGAACATAACACTCTGCACATCACCCTCTAAATCATCATAAGGGCGTTTTGCTTTTATCATTATTTCATCTTTTAAAATTGTATGATAATCTTTTAATTTATTTAAAATAAATTGAAATTGTTGATACGCAGGTTTATAAGCATTATTTACATAATAATATAAAATGCCATATACATTTTTTTGTGTATTCTTATCTTTTTCATCGAAATATTCATCAATTAATTGTGCTTTAAAAGGTACAACATCCGATACGAAATCAATCATATACTCTTTTAAATCACGATAAGCCTGTAATTCAAGGTCTTGTTTTGATTTATCATCTGCCATATGACCTTGTTTTGTTGAAACAAATGGAACATCAAAAGTAATACCTGAACGATTTGCCTGTGCAACTAATCCTGTTTTTAATTTCTGTACATCAAAATAAAAATTTTCATAGGTAAACTTACCTGTACTCATATCTCCCTGAAAAGCAAAGAAATCTATGTAAGGTAAGAAACCTGCTTTTTCTGTATTATCATAAGCAGGATTTGTACCATATAATTCACCTGTTGCTTCTGCAAGCCATCCTGTATGGAACACTTGCTTATCTGCATTTTTATAAGCACTATTTATATAGTCAACAACTGCACTAAAACAACCTGGGCCACCAATATGCATTGTTGGGTCATTTGTATGTACAATCTCATAAATATATTTTATCAATTGCACATATACACCAGGTGGACATTTATACGCATTTGTTGCCTTATCAATTTCTTCAGGAGTTGTCATTATTTGCCAATATTTGACAAATGAAAATTTATGAATAACATCTACTGCATATTGAGCATACTGTTGATAATTATATTCAGTTACATAAGTTGGGAACTCTAATTCAATAACTAATTGTTTGTTATACTGTGAAGATAATTTTTCATATTGTTCCATTCTTTCGGTAATTGACCACAAATCGCCATTAATACCTGTATTCGGTAAATATAAATCATTTGCAGAACCTTTACCTAATTGTAATGTATCAATAATATAGTCAACACTTAAATCATCTGTAAGATAAAAAAGAGTGTTGAGTTTTTCTTTAACTGCATCTACGCCAGTTTTATTTTTGTATTCCCAATTCTGACCTAATAAATTATCTCCATTTTTCAAACAAGTAAATCTAATACCTGTTTTCAATATAATCCCAACCCTTCATAATTAAGAATCAACCGAACCTTTGCTTGTTATTGTCAAGAACAAATCTTTCAAATTGAAATATTCATTTGCTTCTAATTCAATTTCACTTACATCTTCTTGTCCTGTTTTACATAATGTAACATTATCTATATCAATGTGAGTAACACCTTCCAACCCACGAGCTAGTGTAACCAACTCGGAATCTTCAATACTAGAACCCATTCGTTGCATAGAATTAATATATGTACTAATAGCAGTAGATACCATATTACGAACAATATTGGCATTAAACGTACCATCAATATTAACATTCATAGATACTTGAACATCTACACGCTTTGCTTGACGTAATAATATATCAGCCGTTAATATTCTCATACCATCCATTTCATCTTGTAAAAAACGAATTAGATTATTCGTTGAATATGTAATAATCAATGTATCTCCTGATTGTAATTTAGACTTTCCTGTATTTGTCCATTGAATACAATCCGTTGCATATATAGAACCGCCCATATCTTTACCCATTTGAGACTTTGATTTATCTTCTTCGGAATATGGAGTAGGAACTAATACATAATCAGGTTCTTGATACACTCTAAGATATATTTTATTCTTTTTCTTAATAAAAGTTCTACCGTTTAATCGTTTATCAACGGCAACCACTTTATATACCGTTTTATTAATTCTTACCTTACGAAACATTGGCGTTACATCATAAGAATTTAAATCTTCGTAATCAGCGAGATACCAATTTAAAGATTCTCTAACATTTTCCATTTTATCAGTTAAATCAAGTAATGCTTGATTTACTTGTTTCTTTAAAATAGCGACTTCTGTTTCGTCAATAACATCCATTGGATAATAATCTGTATCAGTAAATGATTCCGTTACTCCAAAATCCCACAAAATATCTTTATAATATGTTCTTGTTAGCATAGAATGACTATCATAACCATATTCTATTCCGTAATTATCTGCGTTTTCAAACACATAATCTGTATTAAGTGATTTTATAGAAACAATATTTAATACAGGCTGGTTTGGCAAAACAATATCATGGCAAGCAATACCTTCATAATCTCCTGACAAACCTTTACCTGTTTTATAACTATCGGTAATACTGTATTGCAATACATATTGTTGTGGCATTTCTCCACGAACCCAAATATCAACCATGCCACCCCTGCCATAAGAATAAGAGCCTGATGCATTGATAAATCCACCATCACGGAACATTAAATTATCTCCTGCACCAATTACTGTTACGTCATTCACATTATCTTTTTGTATCGCCCATTTTAAATAACCATTTTTTGTGCAAATAGAAGCTCCCAATACTGCAAGCATTATTCTTACTTTTAAGGATTCATCTGATTCTGTGTCTTTACCACCTGTAGCAGATAATGGATTACTAACTGCGACAATACCATCTATTGTATCATCATACATAGCGGTAATGGCACCAGCTTCTACATTACCACCTGAACCTTTTGCTTCACACGTAACAGGAAGTTCAATATATTTATATCCAGTTCCTTCATCAATTAAAGCACTATCATACATTTGTTGTTGTGTCATATACGCAGATTCCGTTGTTGTAAAAACAATTTGGTCTGTTGTTAAAGAACCTTCCGTGGCTACTTGAAATCCTAAAGGAATATATATCTCTTCTGGTAAATCATCTACTTTTAAATTCAATTTATCCGATTTGGAAATATAAAATCTTACACGAGCTTGGGCTTTTTCTCCTGCCATACGATATGTAAAATAATTCATTCCTAAACGGTCTAAATTATAGCCCGATGCAGTATTGATAGATTGATTTATTTCAAGAATTTTCATATCTATATAAGCAGATGCTAATTCATCTGCTTCAGGTTGTACGAATACATCAGATACGAATGTACCTGGTTTTGAATCCACTCTTTCGTCTCTATCGTTAATATTATTTCTAATAGATTGTTCTATTTCTTCAAATGTTCTTTGTTTTATCAATTATATTACACCAACTTTCACAGTAAGACTGTTTGATTCAGTATTTCATTCGATTGGTTTTCTATTGTTACAGATACATCAAAACCAACAGTATAATCATCAACATTTATATCTTTTATCCCTAACAGAATTTCATCCTGTGACATATTTTTATATAAATTGTTTTCTTGATTTTGTAACAATTGTAAATATTCTAATGAAGTGATAATCATCATTTGTACTTTTGAATTTGTTAGTTTTGTTTTCTTCGTACCAATTAAATTATGTAATTCCGAACCCCAACGTTCAAAGAATATATTATTGCCTTTTTCATCATTAATAATTTTTAATACTTCTTGTTGTAATTTAACCGTTCCTGTAACCAATTTCGCTTGTCCTTGATTATCGTAGGATATATCATAATAATACCCTACACCACCACATTTCGGACATTTTTCAGGAGCATATTGTTTCCCTCCTGTATAATGGTCACACATTGTAAAAATTTCCGCATCTATCGACATAATTCATTCACCTTTGATTTTGCACCAGTATTATCAGAATTTTTAGGTGTATTTGTTGTTGCACTAGCACTTGTACGAGAAATGTTGCCTGTCGTATCAGAAGAAATACCTTCAGCTATATTAAACGATGAAACATTACTACCACTTGCATAAGCCATATTAATTCCTTGTGAATTTAATCTCATTTGTGAATTATTCGTTGAAAAAACAATTTCTCCTTGATTTGCATTTAATACAATCGAACAAGAAGCAGTTTCTTTATTAGTTAATTCTTTTGTGTAATCGTTCTTATCTAACTCTCCTTCTTCTGCACCTGCATAAAGAGTTAGTACACCGTCTCTACTCCAATAAATGTAATTATTCCCTATTCCTTTTATCATTATCTCACCTGGAGATAACACAGGTGATATTACTTTTACATTTTCTGCTAAATAACCTAATATATATGGCATATTCTGTTTACCAAATCCGACTAACACTTTACATCCTGCTGGTGGTAAAAAATTAAATCCACACCAATTAGACGGACTGGTAAAAATAAAAGGAAATGTTAATGGTATATTCGGAATTGAATCTGTATTCGTAACTTGTGAAATATTTCTTTGTGTTACATTATAACTCGTTTTTCGTTCCTGTACTCCTGTAGAACCAACAGAATCCGCAACACCCATATTTATATCATTAATTCTCAAACAAACTTTTTTCTCTATATCATTTACAATACCTGTTACATTTGTTGGGTCACGTGTAAAAGGACTAATTACTTCATTACCTGGGTAATCTATTTGAGCTACACGAATTTGTATATCATAATATTTATCTAACTGATTTTTTGAAGCTGAAACTGCATAAGTAGCATATGGCTTTGGTGCTTCTACATCTTGAATTTGTAAATTATTTTGATTATCACTATAATTTTGCAAATCTGTATCTGTTAATTGAAACGCCATTAACAAAATCCCCCTTCTTTTTCATCTAATAAAAAAATATACCAAACTTGTTGGTATATTTATATTAACATTAAATTTTAATAGCATTTAGTATGATTTTTAACATAATCCTGTATCGTTTTACTTGTTGTTGTAGCACCACTTACTTTTTTAGCTATTTGTTGTAAACCTTTTGTAGCAACAGATTTTGCACTATTAGAACCAATTCCTTTGGTTTGTTTTAAAGTATTTGCAAGTTGTTTGGTATTAATCTTTTTTCCTCCACCTTTAATAAATCCGCTTATGGAACTACCTAATTTTTTTGTTGCTCCACCTGCAATAGCACCAATAGCCATTCCTGCTATTCCACTTTTACCTGCTATTTTACCTATGGCTTTATTAACAATTTTATTTGCTAATTTACCACCAATACTATCTGCTTTACTTTTAATAGCACCCTTTACTTTTCCAAGTAATTTATCTTTTAAACTAGATTTTCCTGCACCAGAAACGTCAGAATTTGTACTAGCACCTGTAGATTGTTGAACAATAGCATCATTATTATTCTGCATTTGTTTTACCAAACTACTATTTTTTAACGCATTGACAGGATTTGTTGCTTCACCTTTTGCATAATCTGATAATTCAGTTACTACACCCAAACTACCTGTAGCTTTTGATAAAGCACCACCTAAAGCACCTTTTATTGCACTACCATTTTTTAATCCATTTTTTAAATTCTTTACTGCATTTGCTTTGTCCTTTATATTATCAACTTTATCCTTTACATTTTTTGCTTTTGATACTACACTCGACATTTATCATCACCTTATTTGCCATATCCTTTTTGAAATTCTTTCCATGCTTGTTCTTTATCTTCTTTATATTTTTTATATTCTGTAATTCGTTGTTCTGCATTTGATACAGTATCTTTATTAAATAAATATTTCCCAGTAGTGGCAAGCATAGATGAAGATAAAGCCATTTTTTTGTATATATTCGCTTGATGTATTTGCCCTGCCTTTGTACAATTTTCAGCGCATTTTGTATATATATCAGCTTGTTCCATTTGTTTTGTTTTTTCAGGATTACCCATAATACCAATCATTTCTTTTGTAGGTAAATAGCCTTTGTTTTTTATAGAAGATGTTTTATCTCCAGTACTCGATTCATCACTACTATCTGTTGAACCTTCACCGCTAGACTTTTCTATTTCATTACCATCTTTATCTACTGCTTTCGTATTATTTGGTGTAGTTGCTTTGTTTTGTAATTTAATTACTTCACTTATTGCTTTTGCTAAAGTTGCAATATTAGCAATTTGCCCAATCAATTTACCTGCGGGTATTTCACCCATTTTGCCCATCATTTTAGAAATAAGCAAATTTCCTGCTACTGCACCGAATAATCCTGATAACCCTGATAAACCTTTTAGACCAGCAGCTTTATTCTTTAATTTATTTAATTGATTTGTTGCTTTCTCTGCTTTATCTTTTACACCGTCTATTTTCTTATTAGCATCTGCAACAGCATCGGTTACTTCTTCTCGTACCTTCCCAACATTACTTGTAACTCCTTGAAGTGTTTGTGATACTTGTGTTGCTTTTTGCGTTGCCTGTTTTGCCGTTGTTCCAATATTACTTGATGTGTTTTTTACAGTACCATTTGTTGTTCCAGATATTATTGTTGCTAAACTTTTTTGTTGTTGTCTTATCTTTTGTGCTCTTTGATGGATATAATCTACAGATGTTGTTCGTGGATTATACGTCCACGTACCATTTGCATTAACCCTATATTCGTGACCATTTTCATCTTTTTGCCACGTTGACATATTACATCACCTCTTTGTTTTCGATTTTATCTTTTTCAATGCACCACTTTTCAATTGATTTATTTTTTGCTTTTTCATATCATTTACTTTATTTTTTACTGCTCCTTTTAATGCACCCTTTGCATTAGAAATTAACCCTTTAGCATTTTTTATTCCATTTAATGCTTTCTTTGCAGTAGATAATGTTTCTGAAAGATTTCCACTTTTCATTTTTTGAAAATAACTTACATATATATTCAATTTACATCACCATATGAAATATATTTTTATCGTTTCTTTTGACTATAATACATCACTTTACATGCACGTTCTGCATGATATTGTATAATTCTATCTGGAGAATTTGGTGAATTCTTCTTTTGTGATTCATAACATTCTTTATAATGTTTAGCACTAAATTCTTTGTATGTTTTTGCTTTTGTTCCTACTTTTTGAGAACTTAATAAATCGGGATTATCTTTTACGGCTTCGCCTAATACTTTTTTACTTTCTTCTCTATAATCTTCTTTTTTATTATTTACATTGGCAGTTTCATTGTTTTGAGAAAGTGGCTGCATAGTGTTTTCTTTTCCTTTTGTAGATTTATTGTTATCTGATTTTTCTTTCTTAGATTTTTTATTTTTTGTTTTTTTAGTGCTCTTTGTATTATTCGATGTTGTTTCAACATTATCATCTATTTTTCCACTACCATCTTCAGTAAACGTTAATATATTATTTCCTTTTATAGTAAATTCTGTTGATTCTTTTAACAGTTTATCAATATTATTATTTCCACCTTGACCATAAGTAGAAACTGTACTTACAACCTTTCCAAACGTAACACCTTTTCCTGTGCTTTTATCTTGTAATTCACATTCTTTTGCTACACCATTAATACCGAAATAACATTTACTATAATCTTCATTAATATTTTGTCCTTGTTTATCAGAACAATATTGTACTACTACAACTCTACATTGATTTCCATCTTTCATAGTAACAAGTTTTGACAATTGCGACTGATAACAAGTTTTACCATCTTTACTTCTAGGAGTTTGTTCTTTTTCATAAGCATCTAACAAGCCTAGATTTGTTTGACATTTTGGTTCTACACATAATTTATCATTATATCCATCATCCGCAAATGTGTACTGCGCAATCATTTTGCTACCTTCATATCTAGTAACATATTTACCATTTCTTATCATATGGAATTTTTTAACGTCATCACCAAATTTAGCTTTTTCTTCATCAGTAATATCTGAATCTGATACTGTTTCTGTTTTTTCCGCAGGTATTTCTTTTTTCGATTCACCATCTAATATAATTTCATTCGGAATAACAATTGTTTCACCTACGTGTTGCATTAAAGTACCATCAAATTGTGTTAAATTAATATTTAATGTATTACCAAATTTATCTACATTTAAGGCAATAATAGCATGATGCAATTCTTCAATTTTTCTTTGTCCTTCTGTTGCTTTTTTAACTTCTATATTGTTAATATCTAATGAGCCTTTACTTATTGCTACCGCTTCTTGTATAATATCGTCTCTTATATTTTTATTCCATGATGTAATATAAAAATCTCTATTATCTCCTATTGTCGGTTGTGATACTTGCGTTTTTAAATTCGTCAACCATTGTGCTTCTACCCAATAATCAAAAACTTCTGCACCTGATATAGATGTATGGTTTGGTAGCATATGATATGTATCTTTGAACATATCATGCACATCATCTTTTTTCTGATATAACCATTCACCTGGTTTACCATTTGAACCAACTAATCCATTAAACCCTGTTCTTACACAAGACCACTCTGTTGGATTACCATCAAAATAAAATACAATGAAATTAAACATTAGTGTATAATCATTTGCATCGTCAGGATTTGAACCAACAAAACGTCCATATTGAATACTCGTTAAATTTGTGAATTTATCTTGTGAATAATCTTTTATACGTTTAAACAAATCAATGAAATCAATTAGATTAATAGACTGTACTCCTTCTTTTTCAAAATGAGTTAATCCATCTATTTTTAATTGACTACATTTTTCTTCATTACAAAGATTTTTTAGTGAATAAGGATATTCTGCACTTTCATCATTTTCTACTGTTTTTGTTGCATCGTTTAATTGTTGCGCCGTATAAGCGTCCTGATATTCACCTTTTAATGCGTATTCTTTATATGCAATTGTCATTAATGAATCAGAAGATTGTATTTGATATGTTTTGGTTTTTCCATTGTACTTATATCTTAAATCATTAATCTCTGTAATATCTGCACAAAAACCCAATGCGGGGTCAAAATATGTTTTATATAACAGTAACATATAATCCATTACACTAGGTTTACCCATCATTCTACCACAACTTAAACTTAGTGTCATGGTAGAAGAACCTTGTGCGCTTATACTACGAGATACTGATTCTACGTAATAAATGGATTGTGCATCCGTTTTCATAGCTACTTTTGAAGCTGGAGCAAATTCATACGTCTTTTTCGTTGATGTAGAAGTTGTAGATAGATTTAATGCATCACCTTTTTCAAAGGTAATATGTACTTTGCCATCGTCTTTGTTTGTATCTTTCTTTACTCCTGTTCCTTGTACTTTATCTGCTTCTTTTGCCAAATCTTCTGGTTTTCTATTATCATGACTATTTTTTTCATCGGTCGCTTTTTTATTCTTTTGTATTTCTTTTTCGTTTTGTTGCTCCGACTCAAATTCTTGATTTAATTCACCATAATGTTCTCTCTCTACTACTTCTAATGATTTTTCAGAAACTAATCCTTTATCTTTCTTCATAGACATTTCATTTAATACGGAATTGTCCACTACTGCGTCACCTAATTGTTCTTGTAATGGAACGTCAGGGTGTTCATCATAGGCAAAGAAACGAATTGGGTCGCCTACATGAATAAAAGAATCTTCTATCATAGATAAAGAACCTGAATTTCTTCTAGCTAATGATTGAGCAGATAACATAAATCCTAATAGATGAGCATTTTCTTTGTTACCCATATATGGAACAGTATATACATTCGGTGATGGTCTGCAACCAAATCGTATCATAGACGCTATATCAGGGAATACACGTGAAATCTTTTGAAGTGGACCACCTTTATCAAATACACCAAAATCCCCCTCTATATTGACTTCATACATGTTATAAATATTCTTATCTGTATCAGTTAAGGAGAATGATGTAATAAACTCTTGTGGTATTTCGGGAATTAAAGCGTCTGTCATTTCAGATAATGTACCTGAATATTGCTTACGAACTTTCTCTGTATATTGAGCAGATTTTCCACTCATAATCTTATTCATTTCTTCTTGGTTATTTTTATCTTCTTCCTGCGCTTGATTCATCCATGTGGTTGTATCATTACCATATTTCTTAGATAAGGATTCACTTAAACTTTGCGCACTCTTACTAATATATCCATTATTTCCATATCTGCGATTTAGTTCTATCTTTAATACCTTTCCATATATAGCTTGACAATCATCTTTATCTTTAATATTTACTGTTGGGTCATTAGCAAATTGTTCTTTCGCTTGTTCATATATATCTGCCCATCCATCTTCATTACCTAAATTAGCTTTTGCTATAGTTGTAAAGGTATCACCAGGTTTTACAGTATAAGTAACTATAGATTTTGTCCCTAGTGCTTTACCATATGTGTTATTATAGGAGGTAGTACTATTAACAAAAGCAAGTTCCGTTTTTGCTTCATTCGTAGATAGTTTTTTATCTATTGCTGACAAAGCAGAAGATGCTTTTTTCGTATCACCTGTAATATTAGTTAATTTTTCCAAAGAACTAATTCTGTAATATTGTTTTACTTGTTCCACGTTATTGCAATTTGCTTTTAAATATTTAATTCTAGCTTTTTGGTCAGAAGTTAAACCATTTAAATTATCTGTTGCATAAGTATCTCCTGTTGTTACTGCATAATATGGTTCTATCTTATCAACATCTATTTTGTTAATTAGTAAAGTAGAGCTTTCTAGTCCCATATTATTTGCAGGCTTGGAATTAACGCCTAAAGCATAGTTCGGGCATTTTAAAACAATATTACCTTTTTCATCAGCGAAAAATTCCAACATTAATTTTCTTGCAGCAGCATTACATTCATTCAAACGTTTCATCATTTGTCCATTAAATAAAGACTTAGAATCTGCTTGTTTAAATGAATATGTAAATGGAGGAAATTTAATTGGTTCAAGTCTATCACGTAAATACCAGGGTGGTATACCTGCATCTAGGCATAGCGTTTTAATAATCTCACAAACAGGCTTACCTGCAAAAACATTTGTTAATGTAAAGTAACGCCATGCACTACGCAATACTGCTTTTTGTGCTTCTGAAGCCGTAGAAGCGTCACAATTCAATCCCATTAACTGTGTAACTGCAAATGGATTAAAAATTTCAAATGTACCAAAATGTTTTTCATCTTGATTTGAATAACGCAAATCCAAACCTGTAGCACCACTAGCACCAGGTGTCATAGACGGATTTGTTGTCATATAAGACAAATCTAATAATTTCAATTGGTCTGTAGCAGAAATTTCAATGGTACAACCAGCCGTTTTACCTGCTTGATGGGATTTTGTAACTGTATCAATGTAACCAAAAAATATTTGGTTCATTTTGAAATCACCACTAGCATCACGTTCAAAATTTGATTTACCATAAATCCAGACTTCATCCATTGGTTCCCAGTCACATTTTTCTGCTATTTTATAACCAGACTCTAAGTTATTTAATGTTACATCACCATTTGAGCCATTTGGTTCTTTTGACGTACCAACAGGTAATTCAATTGTTTGTTCTTCATATTTACCTTGTTCATTCGGTTTTTTGCTTTTTATATAAATTGTTCTAAAAGTACCATCTTCGGATAGTTCAGAAGTCCATGTGTGATTATCATCTAAATTCTGTGGAGTTTCTACATTATATGCTTTACCTTTTGCTTCATCTACTGCTTTTTCTGCTAATTTAGCCTTTTCTGCATTTGTAGTAGCTTGTGTATTTTTATTACCTGTATCTTCTTTATTTTGAATATTTTCTGAATTGTCTTTAACCTTTGATGTCATATCAACATTATTAGCTACATCTTTTATTTGAGCTGTATTATCAGGAAATTCATCACTTACCATACCATTATAATCTTGTGTTACAACAGGTACACCATAATTTGTTACTGACATTTCTTCCCAACATAACACTTTTTCTCCACCCTTTAGAGAAATTTGACAATTTCCCGGTGTGCCACTAATACTAATATTGGTTCTAAGGTTTATCCAATTATCCAACTTATAACTACGAACATAATATCCATCCTGCACATGCGCATTTGTTTTCATATTCATAACAGAATTTGCAGCATAATACAACTTTTTTCTTATTAAAACAACATAATCTTGCTTGAAGTTGATAACTTTCATATTACCGTTATTGCGATATTGTAATTGTGTCCCAACAAGACGTTCAGGGTGTTCGTATTTTTTAAATGTAGAGCCATCTAAAATGTCTCTACCAACACTCATTTCTAAATTACCATTAGAATAGTAATTACCTGTAGAATGAGTACCGCCATTTTTAGCAGCATTATAATCTCCATCACCGTTAGTTTGTGATTTTACAGTACTATCAGGTGTTGATGATTGTGTGTTAGCATCTTTTTGTTTTGCCGTAGCTTCTTGTTTTGAATTTTCAGATGCATTTTGTGTGTCATTTGTAGAACTCAATTATTTTCACCACTTTCCAACTAATATTATTTTGCTTTGATAAAAATTATTATGTACTTTTAACATTAATAATATACTTCTTTCTATATTGTTATTAATCTTCATGAATTTTACTTTCTTTAATTTTTAAGTCATAGCTTCTTGGTTCACCATGTCCTCTCATTACATCATCAACCAATTTTTCAGCAGTATTTACATTTGACCTAGAATAATTCAATCCATTACCTTTTAACATAGCTTGTTGGTGTGCCATTTCATGATAAATCCCTGCTCTTGATGTTTCGCCATGTGCTTCATAATATTGTGCATTTTTCTCATATTCATAAATACTATCATAAGCAGAATCTTTATAATCTATTCCACTAGAAGATTTTGTTCCAGTTTTAGTAGTAGTAGAAGAAGAACCTTTACTATTGTCTTTTTTTCTATCTTTTTTATTATTCGATGAAGAACCTGTATCTGTTCCATCACCAAATCCGCCAAATACTTGTCCTGCTACCATCATTCCTAGCAAATCGCCTAAAGAAGATTTATTCTTATTCTTATACAATGATTTTGGTGTAATTTTAATTTGTCTCGTAATAGTAAAAGTCATATCATAATAAATTAATGGTGTCGTAGCTTTTCTGCTATAGTTAAAACTATCAAAATGACCAATATATACTCTATCATCAAAATACATAATAATTTGACGTGGGCGATATCGGTCTGTCAATTCTCCCTCTAAATCTTTATACTGTTCATATGCCTGTTTTTTATCAATAGTATGGTCTGCGCCATAAGAAGCAACTGTTCTAACCACATTATTTAAATCCATACGAGAATTTATATCAAATGAATAATAATTACCATTAATTGCAGATGAAGGAGCAATAGAAGTACCTGTATCTGTATCTGAACCATGTCCTGTTAATACATCTAATGTGCTTTGGAAAAAATCTTTTGTTCCACTATTTAATAAACCCATTAAATCCATCATCTTTTGATTAGAAGATTTACCTGTACTTAATGTTTCGGTCATATCTGCTGCTATTGCGCCTAATATACTTTTACTACAAAAGTTACCCATAGTATTTTTTAGATTAGCAAAAATACTATTAAACATAGCCTTTTGTTGTGTTGGTTTACCTGTAATTAATGAGCCTACTGCCATTAATTCTTGTACTTCTTTTCGAGAAATACCACCAGCTTTTTTACGTTTAGCTTTATTGTTAATACCATCTTGTAAATTTTTACTAGAATTAGCTAAACAAGCAAATAATTCTTTACCGCTTTGTTCACTAGATTTTTTATTATTGAAAATTTTACCCAATAGACCACCATGCTTACCTAATTTGGTAACTAAGCTATTATCCGATTTCCCATCTTTACCTTGTGTATACCCTAAAGCATCTGTAGCAGTACCAATTACTTTTGCAAGATAATTACCTATTGGCCCAGTTTTTCTTAATTCTTCTAATCTATCACTAATAGAACTGCTTGTGGCAGATGTAATTTTGTTCGTATGTACTGTATCTACCGCAATATGGTTATATTTTAATAATGCCCCTGAATGAAAATATATTTCTTCCAACGCTTCTATACCACGCATTTGCGCATAACCAACTGTACCTGACAATTTCATACTCCATACATCATCACCGTAATGATGAAAATATATTCCTCCACGAGTAATAACTTTCTGTTTTATTTTTGATGTACTAATTGTCATGTTTTCAGGGTTAATATACATAACAACTTCTTTTTTCTTTTTTGGAGTTTCATAATATTCAAAAGACATAGGTATACGTTCTTTAATAGACATATATCTATCAGAAGCCATTTGTGCCATACCCAAATTACATGTTAAATAATTATTATAACGAGCATAATTATTTAAATATGTTTTTGTACCTTGTACATTTTTTAAATTACCCATCAATGTACCTGGTATATCAATAGGCGCACCTTCCATACTATAGTCTTGTTGTTTTTGGCCTGTTAATTTTCCTATAACTTTATTAAATTGTTTACCTAATACACCACTTAAAACCGCAGTACCTACTGTTTTCCAAACTCTTTCACTACCAGGGTGACTTGTTATTCCTGTTGATGATGTAGATGTACCATCATTACTTTTACTTGGAAATGTAGCCCCTCCTGAAAATGTAGTCCCTGTTGTAGAAGAATCTATTGAATCTATTGGGGATTGTAAATCTCGCCCCAAACCACTACCACCACTAAATGTAGTACCAGAACTAGACGATTGAAAACCACCAAAACCTCCGCCAACCATAATTGCCATTTTATTCACCACCATAAAGTTTCTCTAATAAAAAAATAAAAGTAATCATTATTAAAATAATGATTACCCCTGTTGAACCATTTTCGTATCAGTATTAAATCCGTCTGCTTGCGCAATAGCTTTAATAACATCTAATACTTGTTCTAATTCTATTCCTTGTTTTAATGTACCCATAACAGACAAACTACAAACAGTCTTATCTTTATTTTCTTGTTCCTGTTGTTGTTTTTTTGCATCTGCTTCTTTTTTTGCCATTTCTTGTATTTGTTTTTGACTTTCTTGTTGTTTTTTGATTTGAGTATTAGTATCTTCAACAATTTTCTTTGCATTTTTCTTGTTTAGTTCGTCTAATTCTTGATATACTTTTTGTGGGTCTGTATAATAAGAACCATCCCTCATAGCTTCACGTAATTTTTTACCTTGTTCTTCAACAGATTGATATTGCCTACTTGTATCAATGTAAATACCATTGACCAAATAACCGCTTATTTTTTTTCCATTCCCAACTGCTTTTCTATAATCTTCCCATGCTTTATCACTTTGTTCTTTTAAAGTTCTAGGAGTATAATTTGAAAAATTAAATGTACCATTAGGTGTTACACCATTCAATCCTAATTTATGAGCTAATGATAAATAAGACATTATACCATTTAAATATTCATTTTCATCGCCAGTAAAATATTGATAATTTCCTTTACCAGACTCTTCCATACCATATTTTAATAAATGTACATATTTTTTCAAATCGCCTTGTGCGATTGCTTCCTTTAATTGTGGTAATTGGTCTCTAACTGGGACTGTACCTTTTACATATGCTTCTGCGCCCTCTTTATTGTTTACATAAATACCAAAGCCACTATCATTTTTTCCATGCCCCATATCAACAGTAGTCCCACCATAATTATGAATTTTATCAGAATATGCCATATCAGATGGATTTTGACCTGTTTCAAATGCTAATTGCGCAAATATTATATCTGCTGGTAAACCAGTTAATTGAGAAATCATTTTAGCTTGTTCTACCATACTTGCATATGCTCCAGCATTCGCATTTGAAAAATCTGGAGCTTGATTTGAATTTTGTTGTGTATCATCTTCCATATTATCAGGATTTTCCATTTTTTCTTGTGCATATTCAGTCATATATTGTTTTTTTACAGGACCAACCCAACCAGCAAAAATTAAATTATTATATCCACTTGATATTTGTTCTGCAATTGTTTCGCCATACTGTTCTTGTAAATCTTCTTTAATTTTTTGAGCTTGTTCACGAGATATTTCTTCCGAAGATTTTCCATGACACCTATCCCAAATTTCTTTAAGTACCGGTGTTATACCTCCAGAATAGGTGGTATCTGCAATATCTTCGCTTTCAGTTCTATCAGAAGAATCATCTTCATATGGGTTCGTAATTGTCCATGTTGTTCCATAATAATCCAAATCATAATCTTGAAAACCATTCATAGCCCAAACGCTATATTTAGCATAAGTAATCGCACTTGCTAATTGATTTAATTTTTCAGAATCATACCCTTCATCGTTTAATTTTTCATATAAACGTTGACCATATTTTACAAAATGTGCAGCTTGATTAATATTCTCAAAATCATGACCACCTTCTGGAAATGAATCTTGAGCATCTTGTTTTATTTTTTGAATAATATCATCTTTTAATTTCTTTCCATCTTTTTTAAAGATAGAATCGTCATCATCATTTAAATTAAAATTACCTGATATTTGTGCATTTTTTAATGCAATAATAGCTAATGCAAGAACTTTAGCAACACTTTGTTGCACAAATGCTAATTCATCCATCTGCAATTTAAAGAATAATTTTTCTTGTTCATTTAATTTGTCATATTCAATACCGTTTGCAGATAAATAACTTCTAAAATAATTACCTTGCGCAGTTTCAGAATGAATTAATTTCTCAAAACTTGCACCTGTCATTCCTGTTTGATTATTCATTGCATCAAGGAACATTTCATTACCAGATTTATATTTAGCCTGTACACCTGCAAATGCCTTTGCTTTTTCTGATATTTTAGACATTATATTAGTACCTGATAAAGAATCAGCAAAAGGCAATAATAAAGCTAATGGTTTGCCAATATACGGTATTCTACCTACTGTTTTATCCAAAACTTTATATGTAGCTAATTCCGTACCTGCTTCTATTCCACCTGCTACAACTTTTTGTCCTGTTGTTCTATCATCATCAGATAATAATTCACTACCAACTGAACCAGCAACAGTAAGGAAATTAAATAATCTTCCACCCCATTTAGACCAATTACTTTCTTTTGGTACTTTTTCTTTTTCAGATAATTTTTCTTTTCCTTTTGGTTTACCTTTTTCAGAACCCGGTTTTAAACCCAAAAAAGTAAGAGTTGCATCTAGCATTGATGGTTTTGTTGATGGATTAGCTAATTTTTCTGTATTTTGTATATCTTTTTCAGATATTTCTTTTGGCATTTTTACACTAGGAAATTTTGGAAATTTTGCTTCTTTAAACTGTTTAAGTTTGTCATATGCAAATTTTCCACTAGCACCTGCAGCAGTAGCAACAGTTAATGCACTAAACAAACTAAATCCATTTTGCATTAACCACGATTCAATGCCTGTTCTTCCTGTTACATCAATTAATTTACCGTCTTTGTTATAGAAAGTAACTTTTGAATTACCAGTTTTGAACATAATATACATAGAATTTATGCTTTGTTCATCATCTTGTTCTTCTGATTGATTCTCGTCCCCCTGTTCAGAAGGATTTGCAGAAGCACTAGAAGAACTTCCCAATAACATAGCCCCTAATGTCATACCTGTTCCAACAACACCCATCAATCCCTTATGTGGGATTTTCTTTGTTAAACTAGATAATGATTTACTATTAAATGACTTTGGTTTCCAATCCGCTAATCTGGATTTCATATTATTAAAGAAACCTTTATTATTGTTTAATTTTGGGGTTTCTTCTTTTAATGTTTTTGTTTCAGACGGTGTAGTTTCTTTAACTTCGTCTGTTACATCTTTATGTTTTACATCATTCCAATGACCAAATGCTTTTTCTTTTGCAAAATTAAAAACGTGTTTAGCACCATTTTTTAATAATGACCATCCTACCAAACCACCTGCCAATGTTAAAAATGGATGTTGGCCTACAAACATAAATGCTTGTGATAATAATGGGGATTTTTTTATTAAATCAGGTATTTGTCCAACCAAAGCAATTAATTGCTCCATTACCTGCTCTACTTTATTGATACCTTCTTCTGCTATCTGTTCAAATTGTTGCATAGCTTGTCCATGACCAACAAAATTATCAGATAATTTATTAGCAGAAGCCATCATTTCTGCTTTATTCTTTTGTGTTTCTGACAATAAGCTAGACGCTTGTTGTAATTCCTGCGTGAAACCTTTAGTAGCTTCTGTTGCAGCTTGATTTTTGCTTAATTCGTCTTGTTGTGCTCCTTCAAAAAGTGTTTCAAGTTTTGATTCATCACCATCTTCTATCGCATATAGAATAGCATCTGAATTTTTCATATTCAAACCCATTCCTTTAGTTACCTGATATGCACCAAATTGTTTCATAATAGGATTGTCAAACATATCTGTAACCATATGCAATTTAGCTAACATTTGAGAACCAACATATTTTTGTCTATCTTTATATGGATTACCAAATCTATCTACAGTTTTTAAATTAGCATACATACCCTGCCACATGTTATCCGCGCCACCGCCAATAACAGAATAGACAGAATTATATAAATTTGCAGAAAAGTTTTGTTGTGCATCATACATCTGTCCAATAAAAGATTTTGCATCTTCTGCACGATAACCTTCTGCAATCATGTAACTCATGTTATCAACAGTTTGTTTTCCGTTATAACCTAATGTTCTATATTGAGTTACCATCTGCGAAATAAGATTCATGTATTGATTAATTGGTATTTGTGCTTTTTTAGCGTCTGCCATAACACGATACATCATACCAATCGTTTCTTTTGCAGACATGCGATTTTCGTAATAAAACGCATTTATCCCTTGTGAAAATGTACCTGCATCAATTCCATATAATTGTGACGGTACAACAAAAGCACGTGTAAAATTCATTAAATCACTTGCTTTTTGTCCACCTTGACCACCTAATATAGAACCAGCTAAACTTCTATAAAATGCTGATGGAACACCAAAATCTATTTGTCCATAAGAAGCAGTATAAAGATTTTGTCCCAATCCAAATACAAGTTCATTCGCATTTTGAGACATGGGAGCACCAATAGAAGCATTTGCTAAATAGTTGTTATACAACATTTCACCATTAGCATTGGCTCTATTTTTAATCTTATCCATCCAACTATGAATAGAAAATAGTCCACCTAGCCCCATTAAAGCAAGTGCTTTACCAAAAAATCCTGCTACACTTTTTATATCTTTAAATAAACTATGGTGTTTTTGCAGTTCTTTGTTCTTGATACTTTCGTCTAAATCATTTTTTTCTTCTTCTAATTGTTTTGCTTGTTCTTTTAATGTTTTTAATAATTTAGAATCTGGGTCAAAACGAGAAGTAACATATATCTGTTGATACGTTTGATGAATAGCTTCTGCCAACATCTTACTCATGTCTTTAGCAGTTTCTTCATCATGTTTATTTGCTCCAGATAATTTACGTTGATTAAATTCGTGAGATAATTGTATTAGATTTTGATTGCTACTCCCTAATCCGTAAGATAATCTCCCTGATTTTATATCATTCAACAATAAATCATTTTTATCTATACCATATTTTTTTGATGTGTTTTCTTCATTACTTAATATACTTTTAATCTCATTATTATAGACATATGTACTTCTGTTATAATTGTTGTATAATTGATTTAATTCTGTATCAGAAGAAAACATGCCATTGAAAGCATTATTAAAACGGAAATTATTATAATTTGATGTTCTTGACATAGTAAAAGCATTAGACAAATTTAATGCTTGAACATTATTATAATGAGTTTCATCATTACCATGTGCTTCTTCGTCAAATTGATTGCCAAATTCTGTTATAGCAGAGGTTAAAACTTCCGAATTTGCTTTATAAACATCTTCTATCAAAGTTTGAATTTGTGGTACTATTTTATCATTATTTATTTTTGCAACAGTTGGATTATCAGGATTACTATTACTAATGGATTCACTCATAGATACAATTTCTTGCATATTTTTGGTTGCTTTTTCTGTAGATAATGTAACAAATTTATCTATTTTTGCAAAATCAGAAAAATTACCAGATGAAACAGAACTAAGTAATCCATTTTTTCTTTGTTCCAGATTGTCTTTATTAACATCTGCTAAACGAGTCAAAATATTACTCATTCTAGTTACGTCTCTAACGTCACCTGAATTATTAATATTTAATTCTCGAATTTCTTTTATTTGTGCAAGTAAACTTAAAGAACCATCTGTAACAGTATTATCTCGAACAGTTTGATTAACTTCTTCTGTAACACGCTTAATTAAATTGGTTAATTTAGCTTTTGACTGACCAGAATATCTATTAATAACTTTATTAGCTGCTTCTTCATTAAGATTTGTTAAAGCATCAAGTTTTGCAATATCAACTTGTTTTAAATCTGAATACATTTGTAGCATTGTATTCAAAAAAACTTTTCTGTCTATTAAAATTTTATCTTCTTTTGTTTTAAAATTAGAAGATAAATTTTGAATTACATCTGTTGTATCTTCAACGTTTTTAGCAAAATCATCAGAAATTTTTGTTAATGTATCAACAACATTCTTTGTAAAATCGTCTAAACTCTTTGATGATTTTTCATTAATTTTGCCAATCCTAGAAATAATAGTTAAAGCTATATTACGTTGATTGATTAATCCATCATATAATGGTTGTAAACTTTTATCTGACAAATCAGACATCAACAAATCCATAAATTCCTGCTGATTGTTTTTCATCTGTGCTACTTTTTCAATTACAACCGATAATTCTTGGAATTTATTGTTATCAAAAGATTTTTGTACTAATGTATTTAATTGTTCATTAAAATGATTAATTTCTTTTGTAAGTTTTTCAAACTTTTCTTTTGTTTGTTCTATCTGTGTATCAGATAATGTAACAATCTGTTCAGCCATTATTTAATCTCACCAACTTCTATTTTTCGTATAATACCTATAAAAAAAATACAAAATAAAAGTGGTTCTATTCAAGTAGAACCACTTTTTTATTAAAAATTGTTAAGCATCAATTGTGTCATTTTTTGTTTTTTCTGCTGAAGCATTTTCAATCTTTGAAATTTCATCATCATTCTTATGACGAATAACTTCAAACTCATTATACAATGTTGTAAGAACGGCAGGACTAATTGCATTTAGAACCTTTGTCTTTTGTTCATCTGTAAGAACCAAATCGTTTACAGAAACCAAAGCATGTTTAAGAATACTAATCTGCATACCGAACATACGAGTTAAATCATCTTTATTATAACTCTGACTTTCCTTTAATGCTTCAAGATATTCCTGTGAAGAAATCGGACGCATAGCCCATTTCTTACCATACTTTTCTACAACTTCTGTTTCCTCACTGGGGTCAATCAAATCTGCAAGCATTTCAGAAATCAATTTATCATTTTTATTTTTAGTTGCCATAATATTATGTCAAATCCTTCCTATTATGAAAAATTTTTATCATCTAATTAAAATATAGATAATTTTATTGGAAATATTATATCAATTGACATCCTCCCCCACCTAAAGAGGTGGGGGGATTCCTACTTCTCAGACCGTAGCGTATGCGGTGAAACCGCATGAGGTATGGCGTAGCCATACATTTTTACGTCTTACACAATCTCCATAGGCTTAGTTTTATACTGATTCCGTAAGCCCTACGGTACAGTTTTTATATGGTTTAGGCTACTTTTAGTAGCCTTTTACCTTCATTCAAGATATTTGAATTTGTACGCTTTTAGCATTTTGTTTTACCTCCTTTGATTTAATTGTATCACTATTTGTAAAAATAGTCAAGAGTTAGTATTAGTCATCCCCCACTTTCGTTACTCGGTAGCCTAACGGCTACCTCGTAGCTTAGAAGTGGGGGTCTTATCTTACGATAAAATTTTTATACAACACAAGCTACATTAAAGCCTGATGGTTCATACAAAGCACTTAAAGCGTCTTTAACATCCTTAACAAAATTAACAATTTGATTTGAATCCATTTGTTCTCTGGTTAGTTTCATTTGAATATCTTCATGGTCTAATACTTCTTGTTGTTGTTTTATTCCATTAAAATTACTTTGTTTATCTTTTTCTTTTACATAATCCTCCAATCCACCCCATTGTTTTCTATTTTTTTCTCTTATTTCTTTTCCTATTGCTTCAATAGATTGATATGGTTTTGATGTATCAATATAAACACCATTAACTAGAGCACCATGCTTTGCTTTACCATTATGAACTGCTTTTTTATACGCTTTCCAACTGTCATCCCATTGTTCTTTTAATGTTTTTGGTTTTATATCTTCAAGATTCAAATTAAGATTTAATTTTGGATTTGCTCCTGAATCACCATTTGAATTTGCATCATCCCAAGAAAATCTTTCTGTTATAACTGGTCCCAAATGATTTGAACCTGTACCTTCTAATAACAAATCATAGTGATAAGGGTCTTCTCTATCTACACCAACATGAGCTTCATTACCTGCTTTAATTAGTGCTTCTTCATTAACTCCACCACTAGCAATATCAATTTTTCTTCCTGTAGTATGTGCCGTACCAGGGTCATGCCCTAATGTAGCTACGTTCCATTCTAATGTTCCACCATTACTATATTTTGCATATAATTGTGTTAATGCATTTAATCTTTGTTTCGCTTTTGGAGTTAATCTACCAATATCCATGGCAATATATTGTGCAGAATTTGCATGTGCATCATAACTATGGTCCCATCCTTTTTCTGCTACGAATCCACTCCATCTTAAATGAGAAAAATCAACACCTAAATCCCCACTATATTCTGCGCCTGGAGGACTAGACACACTAGGAGATATAGATACGGAACTTGCATTTTCAGGTTTTAAATTTCCATTTTCATCCATTAATCCCAAACTTTTTAAATAATTTGTTGTTTGACCAGGTACACCTGACGCTTCATCTGCTTCTTCCAAATGTCTATACCAATCATTTCCATATTTTTTAATTAAACCATCAATCGCTCCACCACCTAAACTATATGCAGCTATAGTTTTTGCCCATGAATCATAATTAGATGCTAAAGTGCTTACATATGCTGTACCTGCCATTAAATTATATTGTGGGTCATGAAGTAATCTATCTGTATCTCCATATCCAACACCTGCGGCTGTACCAGGCATTATTTGCATCATACCTGTTGCACCAGAGCCTTGACCATTCATTACATTTTGAAATCCGCTTTCATGTGCGGCAATTGCCGCAATAACAAACTCAGGAACATTTGGATATTTATCATGCGCATTTTTTATCATTTGACGTATTTCTGGTGGAGCACTTTGTAACATTCTATTACCATATTCAACAAATGATGTTGGAGCACCATTTATTCCACTACCGCCACCCATACTCTTACAAGCTATGAGTGCTTTCGCAGCCATTTCCAATGCCATTTTTCTATCTTGATAAACTGCTAAGAAATTTTCATAAGTTGTTTGCCAAATTTGTTTTTCATGAGTTGCAACTTGTCCCCATTGAATACCATGAGATTCTAAACTTTGACGTTTTTCTTGTGTATACAAATCATTTGTCGCATTAATCATTTCAGATGAATCATCAATGGTTTTACGTTGTATTTCCATTTCTTTTTCTTTGTTATATGCTTCTGTTTCTGCTTTTTTGTAATTAACATATTGATTAAATTGTTTTGATTGTTTTTTAGATTGTTCATCTGCATGACTAGCTTTATATTGTTGCGTTTCTGTTTGTTTTTTAGATGGTGAATCAAGAACTAGACCTGCTAAACTATCATCTTTCTGCATTTCTGCTTCTTGTTTCATTTCACTCGCCAATGCTTGACTTGCTTTTTCATCATTTGTCTGTAACAATTCAGACGCACCTGCTCCAATTGCACCACCAAGCATAGCTCCTTTTGTACCACCTAAAGCACCACCAATAAAAGCACCTGCTAAACCTGCATCAATAGAACCAATAGTACTATTTCTTACATCTTTATCAAATAAACTTGTTAAAAACGCAGCTCCAATTGCTAACAAGCCACTACGTTTTGCATATTTAAATCTTTTTGACCATTTCAAATGTTGTGCAAGTTTTTCTCTAGCAAGTTTTCTTTTAGCTTGTATTCTTGCTCGAATTATTTGATTATGCTTTTGTATTGCTCTCGCTTTTTTTATTTGTTGCACATATAATTTACGTTCTCTTTGATATTTTTGAAACTTTCTTCTAGTTAGTTTTTTATGTTCTTTTAATTGTTGTCTTAATTTTGCAAATCTACGTGTTTTTCTTGGATTTGTAAATGCTTTTAATTGTCTATTTGAATTTTTAGATAAATGTCTTAAAAGTTTTAATTCATTTGCATATTTTGTTTTACCTTTCAATGACATTTTATTTAACAATCGAGAAATCAAATAAATAGGAACACCTGCTAAAGCCAACAAACTTGCATACTTTAAAATTGTATAATCTTTTTTATCAGGATTAATAATTAATTGCATTTTAGCAGTACCATTGGCAAACATTTCTGCCAATTCGTTTTGTGGTGGTTTTTCTCCTAATTTATTTGCTTGTTCTTGCAATCCTTCATATTGATTCCATGCAAGACCACCTGCACCTAATAGAGCTACTGCACCGCCACCCAAAACTTTTGCCTTACTTATTCCTGATGGTTTTCCCATAGCAACATTTTTTAACGCATTAAAACCACCCTTAACAAGATACCCTGCTCCTTTTCTTAAAGCAACTGCACCCAATAATGTACCGCCAATAGTTAAAAATGGAGAACTTTTAAACGAGTTCATATATGCTTTCCCCAATGGAGAATTAAAGAACCCACCAATCTGTCTTATTATTTCTACCATAACAGAAGTAAATGTATCAATAATTTTTTCTAATGCTTTTAATCCAATTTCCAACTCTTTTGACATGGTAGTTTCTAATAAGAAAGAAATGTTATTAATAAATTGTTTGTAAGTAGCTTGAATTTTTGTAAATTCACTTAATTGTTCTCCTGCCTGATGTAATTGAGCAGTATATTCTTGTGTCGTATGTGGTAAAGCCATAGGGTCATTTTTTAATTTATCCCAACCTTTTAATTTTTCTTTTAATTCCTCATTACGACCTTCTTCTTTTAATTGAACAATCTCTTGTGCTTGTTTAATAGTGTAACCTTGTTCTAAGATTTTATTAAATGCACTTACTTGTCCCATTGTTGTATGAATACCACCAAAACGAGAACCAAAGAAATCTTGTTCCGCGAACATTCTATCAATTAAATTATCATAATATGAATCTATTGGTTTACCATTTCTATCATGCGATTTATATCCTGATAATAGCACATCAAATGATGATTTTTCAGGATTTTTCCATAATCCCCAAAACATATTCCTGGACCAATCTTCTGCGAATGTACCAGTATTATGAGCAGTTTGTTGAACTAATGCATTTGCATCCTCCATACGCATATTATTTACTCCAATTAATGAAGTCATAGCATCCAAATATTTTTCTTGGTTCATACCTAATTGGCGCATAGCTTCATTACTTGAATTAAATGCTTGAAGTAAATTATTTACAGGTATGCCGTTATTTTGAGCAAATGTTTCTAAAGACCTTAATTTAATCGTAGCATCTTGCGCAGACATTCTCATGTCACGATAAAAAGTTTTCATAAAACTTTGTAAATTGCCACTATCAACATTTAAAAGTACTTTATCTGGGACTAAATTTTTTGATAGCCATGCCATATCTCTACGGTTAGCTTCAGGACCGTTACCATATTGTCCACCAATAGAAGATTGAAATCCACGATACATTTCACTTACTGTTTGATATGGTATTTGTCCATAAGTAGCCATAAAATAATGTGACGGAGCGTAATAGCTTAAATCATAAATATTGCTTTGACTTGGATTTGCACCAAATGCAGTATCAGTTAAAGCAATATTATAACGCATTTGACCATTTTGTTTTGCCTGTTCTGTAACATCGTGTAACATCTGTAATGGATGTAAAATTGCACCAATACCTAGAAATGATAAACCACCTGCTAATAAACCTAGCATCTTGTCTTTAAATATTCTTAAATATCTTAATGTATCTGCAAACCCATTTAAAGATTGTTGTAAATCATCTATATGATGTAATTGTAATTCGAGTGCTTCTTTTTCATCTTTTAATTTATAATATTCATTCGGTTTTTGTTCCAAATTAGAATAAGCAAACAATATTTTGTTTAATTTATCTACCGTTTGATGGACAGTTTGAGACAATTCTTGTAATTTTTGTTTATCTTCATCATTTGTAAATAAAGCATAACTAATTGGATTTGTACTTACTTGTGAAAGCATTTCTCTATTTGCTTTTGTAACATCATAAGCACCAACCATCATTGGTTTTAGCAAACTACTATTTTCATTTGCTCTAAAAGTTAAAGAAGTATTACCAAAAAAGTCTTTTGTTAAATTATTAAAAGCTACGTTTTTCCTACGAACATTATCAACAACATTAGCAAACTGTGCATTACTTACATCAAATAAATCATTGTCTGTCGGATTAATTTTTAAATAAGAAGATATATCCGTTAATGCTTTATTATCAAAAGAAGTTTTTGTAGCTACCTGTGTTCTTTGTTGTTGAATAATTGCATCGTATTTTTCTTTTTTTCCTTTATTATCATCATTTATACTTGTATTAGCATAATTCATTTCATCCGCAAGATTATTTATTTTACCACGAAATGAACCTTGTGTTAATACTTCATTCAATGCATTTAAATCAGTTACCGTTCCTTTAGTTTCTTCATCATAAATCGTACTAAAGAAATTGGCAATAAACCCCTGTATATTATTAAATTTATCTACATCTGTTTTTTTCTTATTTTCTTCTTCTTCTTGTTGTTCGTCTAATTCTTTTTGAATATCTTTTGCCAAACGAATAAATTGATTAATTTTATCATAATTCCCTTGATTTGTATCAATTGGAGTTTGACTATATTCTTCAACTACTTTATCTGCATATGATTTGAGACGAAACAGTTGATTTATTATTTCTTTTTGTTCTTTTTCTGTTTTACCACTAAACTTTTCATCTTTTACTTGATTGACCAATTCTAGTAAAATCTGATTTGATGTTTTATGTGTTTCTTCTTTTGCGTATTTTACTTGATGTGTAGCTCTTTCAATAATATCTGAAATTTTATTTACATACTGATTATTAACCAAATCAAATAAAGTTTTTGTTGTACCATTTACATCAACTATTTGATTCGGAGATTGATATGCTTCATAAATATGTTTTAAATCTTCACTACCAATTGTAGATAAATCAAAATTATTTAATAATGGTAATGATTGTAATTTAGATATATCTGTTTCGTTTTGAAACTCGTCAATCATATTACCAAAATTATTGATTAATCGAAATACTTGTCTTTTTTTACCATCACCAGTTTGCACACTAATTAATGTATGTTTAAGATTTTCATCGTTTTTAATCATATCTTGGATTGTTCTTAAAGACGATAAAAAATCTTCCTGCATTTTAACATTGTTTGCAATAAATCCTGATTGACTAGATTGTTGTAATTTTGCAAAAACATTTAAAATAGTAGATAATTTATTAATAGTGTCTCCAAAACCTTCAAATTCTTTTTTGACATTCTTGCCTAAATTATCTTCATTTGAAAGAAATTCTGTTACAAGTGCTTGTTTTTCGTTAAGTGCCATTCTTACACCGTCAGAGATTTCCGCTATTTTTTTGTCAATGCTTGTCTTTTGTTGTAATTTTTCGGTGTAATCCATATCACATAACCCCTTGTTTTATTAACTAACTCCTGCTTGTGCCTTTGCTGCATTATCCTCAGCAACTTTTTGAGCTTCAGAAGTTTCTGCTATTGGTTTTGCTTGATTAATATAAACGTCTTTTCTATTGTTGATTATATTAATTTCTGCACTTTTATATATTTGTTGATTCTTTTCCATTTCTTTTTTGGCTTGTTCTTCTTTTTTTGTATCATAAATTTCTCTATTTTGTTCGTGGACTTTATCATAGGATTGTTTTAAGGCTTCCATAGCACTATCTAGTCCACTTGTGTCTCTACGATATTCAGAACTAGCAGTATATTTTTTAAACGCTACATGTTGTTTTTCATCCATTTTTCTGCCAATATCAAATACTCCAGCGCCTTCTAAAATTTCACCTTTTGGACCATATGCACCTTGCAAGCTAGAACCATACAAATCATTATCTCTTACACCAGAATAAGCTCTAAACAAATCTCTAGCTCCACGCAAAGATAACATTTTGCCGTTTGATGATAAAGCAGTTGCACCATCTAAAAGCAATTGACCTGTAGCAATTTTATCTCTTAACAAATCTCTATTTTTTAGTCCTGCTAATTCACCAATTTGTCCTTGCATATTTTCTATGTTTTTCATAGCATTATCCATATTGCTTTCAAGAGTTCCACCTTGTTTTTCATTTTTCTTAGGTTGTTCTTTATCCTTATCCTTATTTGGATTATCAGGAGGATTTGGCTTGTTGAGTTGCATTTTGTCTCCAACATCTTTAGGATTAGGCGTAGTAGAGACAACGCTTTCCATATTTTTCTTTATGGCATCTTCATTTTGTGTAGACGAAACATAAGCAACTTCATTATAAGCCATATTATATGCTTTATTAATATCTTCATCACTAAAATTTTCTAAATTAGAATCTTGGAATATATTAGCTATTGTTGCTCTATCTCCGTTTCTAAATGGACCTGAAACTAAATGACCGGCTATATCTGTCCAATCGCTATCATTCATAATAGCATTTGCAATTTTATCTTCACCAGAACCAGCATTCGTTCCACCCATAATTTGACCTAACAAACTTAAGCGTTGTTTCTTTTCTTCTATAGAAAGATTATTATCTTTCCCACCATCTTCTAAATACATACCTCCGAGTTTCAAAGACCAAGTTGTATCATGCCCTGATAATTCATTTGGGTCTAAACTTTCAAATCCTTGTTCTTTTTGTTCATCTGTCATCCACTCATTAGCTGCAACCTCTGCCGTTTTTTTCATTCCTTTGCCTTTTGATATTTCATCATTATTAAAAGCATATTCTGCATCATTTTTTTGCTTATCTGCTACTGTACCTGCAGCTAATCCTGCAACAAACGCAGCAACTTCATCTGCCAATCCACGAGACTTTAAATCATTATATACATTATTAATGTATTGTTCTTGGTCATTTGTTAAATCTTCCAATTTAATTCCATGTTCAGAAAGAGCACGCGCAGCTGCTTTTTGTCTATTATCATTAGATGAAACTATGCTCTTTGTTGCATCACCATATAAACTAGCTGATTGTTTTACTTTTGCAGCATAAGAATCATGGGCAGTTTTAATGGCAGATTTATCTGAAATTCCTAATGCATCACCAACAGATGAATTTTGTAATCCTTCTCCTGCAAATCCACCAATTAGAGCACCTGCCGTACCACCTAAAAATCCTCCAACAATAGTACCAGCTGGGCCAACCAAAGAACCTGCTAAAGCTCCTAATTTTGCACCTGCTAGACCACCTGCAATTGCACCGCCACCTCTAAAAGCAACTCTTGCTACGTGTTGTCCCATACTATAGTTATCGCTATTTTCGTCACTAAATTCGTTAATTATTTCGTCTGCAAGAGTAATCCCAGCTCCAAGAGGACCGCCAAATTTACCTAATTTGGCAAATCTTGACCACCATTTGCCTTTTTTTGCAACATTATTTAATGCATCCCATCTATCTTTATTAATCAAATTATATTTTTTAGCAACTGCCAATGCAGCTGCACCAGGAACTGCAATCGTTCCACCTGCGATTAATCCTGCATTATTAATTAATGTTGTTTTGTCAAGATTTTTTTCACGTTGTTCCCAATCTTCTGCAGCTTCACCTGTATTTGCATTTACATAAACATCATTTGGATTTGCTATTTTATAATTCTCTATTTCATCGCCATAGCGTTCTTTGATAGATTGATTTAAAAATTCTGCATTACTTAGACTTTCATTATAGTCTCCTTTTTTATCTATTAAAGCAGAGTCAATTTGACTATAATCTTCTGACCATCCTGTACCATAATAATAACTGTTTTCATCGCCAGCATGTTCACTTGCATACTCGCTACTATAACTAGAACTAGGTGTAGTACCTTCAGAATTTGCAACGTCACTATTAGCATTGTATTCTAAACTAGAATTTAAATTTTGAATCGCTTGTTCTGCAATTCCATCATTTGCTTCTGAACCTTGATTTGTTGCTTGTGCTTTAGCATCACCTGTTTTAAACATTCCTACTAATGCTGATAATGCACCTGAACCAAGTACTGCTGCACCAGCCGCTAATGCTAATCCACCTGCTACGATTTTTCCTGCTCCTGGCACTTTTGAACCATATTTTAATATGTTTTGTGCCACTTTAGAGTTAGAATTTGCCATAGATTTGGTTAAAAAGTTCTTAGCAACTGCTCCACCACCAATTAAAGCTAATGGTGCTCCAATCGCAGCAGTAGCAGTAAGTGCAGAATTTTCTTCTGCAAAATTAGCTACATTACTAATAGCACCAGGTATATCATGTTTACCTACAAAATCTGCAATAGCTTTCATTAATTCACCAACAGTTTTAGTTAATCTATCTAAAACATTAGCGAATCCTTTACGAAATTCTGAAAGTGGCCCAGACAAATATTTATTAATAGCCCAACCTAATTTCTTTTGGGCTTCTACTAAATCTGTTTCTAATTTTTGGAATATAGAAACTTGGTCACCAGCAGCTTTTAATTGTTCTTTTGCTTTTCCTATTGCTTCTGTATAAGCAGTCTTTCCGCCGTCTTTTTCTTCATCGAATTTTTTAATTAAATCTCTAAATAATCCTTTATCTCCATGTGCTCTTGCATCTTCTAGTTGTGAAGCCTGTGCTCTTGAATATCCTTGACTCATAAGGTTTTGAATATACATAACTCCACCTAGAGCACCATTACCGCCAATACCTCCCATTAAATCTGCCTGTGCAAATACACGGTCAGCCATCATGGAATAATAATCCTCATTTGGTCTACCATCTTTGTTATATGGCTTAAATCCTTGTAAAATTAATTCAAAAGGATTACCACCTTGGCCTGCCATCATGCCATAAAAAGCACTATTATTCATATCTTTTGCCATATTTTCATTAGCATTGGCAGTACTTTGAATTAATCCTGATGCATCTTCTATACGCATACCTCTACCAACAGTCAAACGTGCCATAGTAGCCATAACTTGACGTGCACTTACACCATGATTAATTAAATTAGATGATAGCTGATTTACTGTTGATACATATTGTTTTACAGGTATTCCTGCTGCTTGTGCAGCTTGTCCTACATTGACCAAAGCCTGTGTAGCTTCACTTGCAGACATACCTAAATCTTTATATGTATTTTTATAAAAAGCACCAATGGTAGAGCCATCTACACCATTTGTTAAGCCCCATGCAAAAGTATTCTCTGTCATTTGAGCAATATCTTGCATATTAGAATTTGGGTCAGAATTATAATGTCCACCAACAGTTTGTGTTAAAGTTTTATAATGATTAAGATAATCATCTTCTTTAACCATACCGTTAGTCATTTTAAAATATTCATTTGCTCTATAACGAGCTATATCTGCAATACGACCACCATTAAGATTTGCTCCCATAGAGAAGTCATTAATTGCTACTTGGTATCTACGTTTACCTTCAGCTTCTTCTTGCCCAATAGCACCTCTTATCATTTGCATAGGAGACAATAATGCTCCTAATCCTAAGAAGGACAATCCACCTGCAAGTAAACTCTTTAATTTTCCTAAACCTTTTGCTATATCTGAAAATATGTTTGAAAGAGCGGAAGAACTTTCTTTCGCTTTATCTGCCTTATTCTTTAAATCAATTAACGCTTTTTGTTCTTCACGTAATTGTTTTAATGTCTTGTTTTTAGGGTCTAAATCTTCTATAGCATTAATTGTTCTAGTTAAATTTTCTAATGAATTATCAATCTGTTTTTGGAAAGTTTCAAAGACTTTTTTATCTTCAGCAGTTAAATTTTTCCCACCGCCAGCTAACAAATGCATACCTTGTGCAGTATTTCTGACAGAACCACTCATGGATAAAGTGTCCCCTGCTAAATTACCGATTAATTCTGCTTTTTTTGCATTATCATTATCTTTATCAACCGTTCCGTTCATAACTGCATTAACTAATGATTGATAAGAACCATCTGCTGCAACGGCTTCTCTTTGCGTATTTTTAAAATTATGTGCTAAAGTGGTTTTATTTCCTAATAAATTTCCTGTTGTTACATACTGATACCAAGGCGTATTTTTCCCTTGTGAATATTCAAGTGAAATTAAAGCGTCATTAGCACCTGATGCTAAATCATTAAATTTAATACCAGCTAGGCTATCTTTAGCCATTTGTTGACTAATAGAATTATATTCAGTTGTTCCGCTAGTTATTGCGTTTTTTTGAATATTTAAAAAATTTGTTTTAGCATTATCAATAGCTTTTAAAAATTCATTATGATTATTATCTAATGAAGTAGATAATTTACTATTTAACTCACTAAGAGTTTTTTGCATATTTTCAATATTTTTATCAAAAATATGATTGTTGTTCTTTAATTGTAATAATGCTATCGTTTGTTCTAGTTTATCGTTAAAACTATCTCTAACTTTTTCTAATAGTCTTTGTCTGCCAATCAACATTTCTGTATTAGAACCATTTTCAGTTGCTTGTAAATCAGACAAATTAGCTAATGTATTATTTACAGACGTTGTTATATTAGATACACTAGTTGAAACACTATCTAAAGTAGGATTTGCTTGGGTATCTTCTAATTGGGTTTTTAATTCTTCTAACCCTTGTGCAATTCCATTTTCGCCTTGTTCTACGAACGTTTTTGACAAATCAGAAATAGAATCGATTAATTGTCTAGTCGTTCCTGTAGATTTTTCCAAATCTTGTATTAAAGCATTAACATCTGCTACTTGATTTTTAGTCTGCTCTGCTAATCCTTGTGTGCTTTCTGTCGCTTTGCTGGTAGCCTGTTCCACTTCATTTATAGCAGTTGATACAACATGTCCTGATTGTTTTAATTGTTCAGCTTGTTGTATAATAATTTCTTGGCTTTTCTCCCCAGCATCTCTCATTTTATTGACAGATTGAGTTAATGCGCCTGTTACTTCTCTAACGGCATCTTCTGCTTTAGATAAAACCTGTTCATATTCATTTGCTCTTTGCGTATCAGAATTATCAATTGCTACATTTATAGCAGTTTCCAAATCATTCTTAACATTTGCTTCTTCTTGTTGTATTTGTTGAATAATATTTGTTAAATGTTGTATTTCGCTAGAACCATCTAATGTAACATTGTTTGAATTAGACAAATCATTTATTTGTTGTGACAACTTTTGTATTGTCTGTAATGCTCCGTCAATACTATACAGATTACTTACATTTTGAACCGATTTTAAAGCATCTTTTAATCCATTAATACTGTTGCCAATGCTAGTAAAATCACTCTGCATATTAATTTTTGTTTGAGTAGCACCTTCGGTTATAGATGTTCCTGTTTCATTCGTTTTATTAACACCGCTTACATCAAAAATTTTACTATTTTCAACACCATTATCTGCCATTTATATTATCCTCCTTTCTTTATTTTTCTTCATCATCGTTTACCATTATGACATCCAAATCTTCAGGTTTTACTCCTGCTTGTTTTGCGTCATTTTCTAAGTTTTTCATAATTTTATCATTTTCTTCGTTAATTATATTCTGCGCACCAATAACACGAGACAAGAAATCGTTTTTACTTTCTGTTGCATTACCCTTATGCGTATCATCGTCCAATACAGTAAATTTCTCGTCTTTATCCACAAACATTTTTATTTTTTTGTCAAAATCATCGTCAACAATCGTATCACCATAATGAATTACTTCATTTGGATTATATGGATTTTGTTCATCGTGCTCTTTAACTCTAGTTATATTATCTCCGTTTTCACTTGTAAACATTTCTCTATTTTTTTCATTGTCACGAACTGCTTGTGCCATTTCAGGATTAATATAATAGGCCAAATAATCCATTTTCATCTTGTTCTTTTTTTCTTCTTCTATTTCTTCGTTAGAAATATTTTCATATAACCACATTAGTTGATGGTCATTTAAATTATAAAACTCTTTATCCGTTGGTAATTTTTTAAAGTAAGACATAACTTTAAATTTAATCTTACTATACGGATTTTTAGATATTTTTTTAATTATATTAACATCTGCGGTTGCTTGCATTTGTATTTGTTCCAATTTTTGATATTCTTGATATAATATGTCAATAACTTTTGGTGGAAGCTTTTCAAATATTTTATCTTTCATATCACTTGTTGGTTCTACATGATTGATAGATAATAATGCAGACTGTAACATTGTCTTTTTTAAAACCATATAATTTGTAGCATCATCATCTTCAATACTTGCAATTGACCAGACTTTTTTATATTCTTCCGAACTTAACGTGCGAAATTCCCATTCTTTATCAAATTTATTAATTACTTTTGTTCCATAACCTTTGAAAATAATGTCAGATATAATATTCTCTTTTTCTAATTCTTCATCTTTTTTCTCTTTTTCATCCATAGTTATGAACACCTAAACCTTTCGCACAAATTTTATCTAATAATAAAATAAAACTTACTAACACCTTCATTACTTTTTAGATATAGAAAAAGCTATAACAAATCTGTTATAGCTTATATATCATTCTATTATTTGTTCAATTACTTGATAATATCCGTTTTCATTTATTTCTTTTGGCTTATCCCAATCACAAGGAGGATTTTGATTTTTATCTATAATATCCCATTTTAATTCATAGGCGGGAACGAAACCATCACTATCTATTTTATCACCAATTTTAATAGCAACACCTTTATAATATTCTTGCTTATTATGCCCCTTATATATCGAATCATAATATGGAACTTCATTTATAATAATAAATTCTCCATCTTTTGTTTTTATATCACCATAATCTTCTTTTAATTTATCATACGTCAATAAATTATCTTCCATACACTCACCCCCATTTGACACTCCCCATGCCTAAAGGTAGGGGATTCTTGGTTCATTGAGCGTTGCACCGCCTCCAAAGAATTGGTGTCTTACACACTCTCCCCAAGCGTTGATTCCCGTGTGCCCCACGGTATTTATATATCATTAAGCTGTTTGTTTTTCTTCTAGTGCTTTACGCAAAACATTCTTTGCTGCGTTAATATCCCTATCATGGTGTGCTCCACATTTAGGACAAACCCACTCCCTGATGCTAAGATTTTTAATTTCTGCATTTTGATAACCACAATTAGAACAAATTTGACTTGATGGATAGAACATATCTATTTTGAGTAGTTCTCCACCATGTAATTCTGTTTTGTACTCAAGCTGACGGAAGAACTCTGACCAACTTACATCTGAAATAGACTTTGCTAGTCTATGGTTCTTTAACATCCCTTTGATATTCAAGTGCTCCACGGCTATCGTTTGGTTTTCACGAGCAAGTCGTGTAGACAACTTGTGTAAAAAGTCTTTGCGAATGTTTGTAATACGTTCGTAAACTTTAGCTACACGAATACGAGCTTTTTCTCTATTCCTAGATTTAGGAATTTTATGAGAAAGTCTCCTTTGTTCTCTAGCTAACTTTTTTGATAGTTTTTTGAGAACTCTAGGATTAGCAATGATGTTTTCGTTACTATCAGTATAGAATTCTTTCAAACCAACATCAATACCAATCTGTTTACCATCGTTAGTTGAAATTAGTTTTTCTTTATCCATCTCTACACAAAGAGAAATAAAGTATTTTCCTGAAGCTATATGGCTTATCGTAGCGTTTAAGATACGACCTTCAAAAGTACGGCTTTGCTTGATTTTCACAAAACCAATCTTAGGAAGTTTTATCTTTTTATCTACGATGCGAATACCATCTTTTTGATTGATTGTACGATAGGACTGACTGCTACTATGCTTTGACTTAAAACGCGGATAGCCTGCTCTCTTTTTGAAGAAGTTTTCATAGGCACGGTCAAGGTCACGCAAAGACTGCTGTAATGCAGTACTATCTGCTTCTTTTAGCCATGATGTGTCCTCTCGCTTTTTTAAGTCTGTGAGAAGTTTACTTGTCTTAGCATAGGTCAGTGAGTTATGATTTGCTTTCCATTCATTTTTACGGATGTCGAGAAAATGATTATATACAAACCTGCAACAGCCTAAAATACTATTAATGAGTTGTTGTTGTGTCTTGTTAGGATAGATTCTAAACTTAAACCCCTTAATATATTTTTCCATTTTCTCACTTCCTTTTTGTTGTTTTGTTTATATTATACTACAAATGTTGAAACTTGTCAATACTTAATTCAGTTCTCGCACCTTATATCACCAGCCCTAAAGGGCGGGGTTTTACGGCGCTCCATATAAAAATAGGAGTGGTTTTATCCACTCCTTCATTTTATTTATTCTTCTGCGCCCTCATCTTCATCATCTGAAATGCCTAGGTCTGCAAAAATGGAATCATCATCGAGCCAAAGATACTCATTAATTTCTGTAAGAGTAGCACCCTCATTAAACAAATCTGAAAGCATGGACATAAATTCTTCCTGCTTACCATTATCTTCGATAACTTTAAGCGTATCAACTGCACCTCTCCAACAAAAATTCATTAAATCATCAAAGTCCATTTCATTTGTAACTGTAACTGTTGCCATATATATATATCATTCCTTCTAAAAAGTTAACAAAATTTTCTTTTTACAATAACAAAATATATTCTTATTTATGTTTTATATTCAATACATTATAAATATTTTGTGCTATTTTTTTAGCTATTGGTTGAAAAATTGTTCTACCTGCGCGTTCATATAAAGCGGAATTTGATAATCCTGTATTAAGTAATTTATCTATATCAGAATCATTCATTCCTTGTAGCCTAAAACACTCCCTAGGCGTTATTTTTCTCAACTGGTTATCAGTTATTACCATAGGAACATTATTGCCACCTGTCCCCATAGAAGCCGTTAAAGTTGGTACATATCCTTCAGTAATTCTAAATCTTTTTCTCCTATATTGGTAGACTTTAATGTTTCTATCATATGTGAAACTCTTGGTTTCGATAGGAAAAACTTTTTCTGTGGGTTTTTCTCTAAAATGTCCGACAATGAATACCCTTTCTCTGATGATGGGGTAGCCTGTATCTTTTGCGTTTGGACAAAACCATTCGACATCATACCCCAATTCATCCAACTTCCGCAATATTGTTCTAAAGGAATTTCCTTCATCGTGACTCAACAGTCCTTTCACATTTTCAAACCAAAACATCGTTGGTTTTTTAATTTCTAATATTTTAGCAAGCTCCCAAAACATCTGTGCTCTAGGGTCTTTTGAAGCAAAACCTGTTCTATCTCCTGCCATAGAAAATTTGGCACAATTATGAGCAATACAATTATTAGCAACAAAAGAATGATTTTCTTCTACAGTAATATCATAAACAAATTCTCGAACATTGGCTTTTTCAACTTTCTTTATTGGAAACCAAATATATCCATTTTCATAAAAAGCCTTGTCTTGGGAACTTGTTTCTTTTTTAAATTCTACAATATAAAAAGGACGGCAATTAACGGTTCTACCCTCAATAACACGGGTTTTTGCATTGTTTCTAAAATAAATAGACGTTGGACGACGATAAACTTTCGCAACAACCTGCGAAAAAGTATACGCTAATTTTTGACTAATTGTAGTAATACGATATTTTTTTTGTTTTGTAAAATAACCGTCACTATCAAGATACCCCTCAATAATTTTAGATAAATATTTAGGGTTCAAATCAATAAACTCTTGTGGTATAAATTTATTTTCTGCACCTTTACCCATTTTTGCAAAGAAATTAGCCATTTCAACGTTCGAGAAAATATATTTATTAACAGTTTTTTCTTCAACTTTAGTATAATGATATTTTTCCCCAATGATAGTTTCAAACTTGTCAGCTTTGTGTTTACCACAGCAAACAATTACTCCACCAACACCTGTGCTACGGTCTTTGCGTGCTCTAATCCAACCGTCTCCCAAATATCTACCTGCCAAATACCAAATAGTTTCTTCGGACAAATCAATATTAGTATATCCCGAAATACATGGTTCATTATTTTTATCATTAACGGGAAACCCCATATAATGTTCTTTTGTTAAATTTTTACATTCAACCCACGTCGGATTCGTAAACTTACGAACACTTTTATGTCCTTCTCTATATTTTTTTCTAACATAAAAAAGATGATTTTCTGTAGTCCTTAACCCCGCAGTAGCCATAGCATCAACGTCCCAAATTTCCTTTTCGCCTTGCTCTAATATTGCGGAAACTGTTTTATATGTTCCGTCATGTGTAAGAACCTTATCACCATTTTTAATGTCTTTTATTGCAACCAACCCGTCGTCTGTAGTTACCAAAGTATCTCCTGTAAAGCACGGAAAACCGCCACATAACAAATCTATATCAGGAATATCGTGGTAATCATAAGTACGAATATCTTTTGTATATGGTAATTCTCCGTGTAATGCTTGGTAACAAATCTGTGCATTTTTATCGTAATCAGAACTAAATACACATTCAGAAGGAACAGTATTTAATGCTAATCGAAAACCGCCGATACCGCAAAACATATCTGCATATTTTATCTTCACAATTTTACCTCATTTCAAAGCTACAATACCTTCAAAATTTAAGCATTTCCAAAATGTTTCCATTTTAGTAAATCCTGCCTGTTTCAATAAATCTTTATTCCAATTCGATGTAACAGGAACTAATACCCCTTCTAAAGATTTTTTCTTTCTATGAATAGCATCATAACTATATCCATTATCTGATTTTATATCATAATATGATTTTACTAACATATTATTAATTACATTATCAGAACCCAAAATCTTTTCAACAAAGATAAAAACACCATTTTTATTTAAATGATTATAAATATCGGATAAAATAGATTGTCTATATTCAATGGGAGTAAATTGAACGGTTAAAACAGAAGTAATTACATCAAATCCGTCCAAACCAAATTTACCACACAAAGTATTTAAACCATCAATAATATTATATTTTTCAATAGTTACATTTTTATTTTTAATAAATCTGTTTCTAGCTTGTTGCAACATTGGTTCACTTACATCAATACCATAACATTTCATATCATTACAAAAATCATCAATATTAATACCATTTGAACAACCAATATCTAACATTGTGTTTTTATCTGGTATTGAATTTTTAACAATGAGTTTTTCTAACTTTCTCATATTATTATAATCAGGAATAGAACGCTCTAGCATATTATCAAAACATTTTGCCACTTCTTCGTTAAATTCCCATTTCCCTTTTGGTTGAACAAAATCAACGATTTTTTCCATAATATGATTTCCTTTCAAACAAATTTATAGTTCAGATTCAACAATTTTTATTCTAGCACAAACTTCTCGCTTACTAATTTAATATTTGTATTTTTTTGAATGGTATTTTTTGGTACTAAATACATAATGGCAAAATGAGAAATTAAATTTTCTAAATTAAAATCTCTAGTATTATATGGAACATCTAAAATAATATTTCCTATCATTCTAACTATATCAAAATTTTCCTGATGTTTCCCAATTCTATTACAAATTAAAAATATATAACTTTCGTCATGTTTTTGAATACAATTATCATACAAAATATCTATATTGCTTTTGTATTTAATTGTAATGTTTAAATCTCTTAGTAATTTATAATATTCAATACTAGGTATTTGTATATCAAATTTATTATATATACTTTGAACCAAATTTTCTAGGTCTTACAAAACATCTTTTTTCATAATTCCGAAGCGCACCCCCAATAACAATTTTCTTTTGAAAAACCATTTGATTTATTTATTCTATTGATAAATGTGTTCTTTTCTCCATATTTTTCACAATGTTCAACATAAGATTTTAGCATATCTTGATAAAATTCAATAAATGTTGCCCATCCTAGCATATTTTTGTTTGATTTAATGTTTAAATAAATTATTTTTAATTTATTTTTATAATTATGATTTGAATTTTGTTTGTTATTAGCTTGTTGTATGCTAGTTGCCCATCTGCAATTATACGGTTCATAGTTGCCATCCACATCTATTCTATCAATTGAATAACTAGAATTTGGCTTTTCTCCCATATCATTTACAAATTGTTGAAAATTATTTTTCCATTGTTCACAAACAACAATTCCTCTGCCACCATAATGTTTATATCTAGGATTTTTTTTATTGTAACATCTACTTTTCATTCCTAACCAAGATTGATATGTTGATGTATTTGATAATCCATGCGTCCGTGATAATTCTTTTAGTTTCTTATTTTTTTCACATCCACATGATATATAATGACCATTTCTTAATTGCGCACCTTCTACAACTATTTCATTTCCACAATCGCATTTACACAACCAACAAGCACGATTATATTTATCATTTTTTACTCTTTTTAATACTGTCAAATGACCATATTTTTTACCTGTTTCATCTATTGTTTGATTGTTTTTCATAAAATCAAGAAACGAAATATGATTTTCAAAACATTCTTTTACATCATCAACAGATAATCCTGTGATGTCACTCCATTCTTCCAATGTATGAAAAACAGAATGAATACCATATGTTCCCTTTGAAGGAATATCTTTTATTTTACAATTTCCACAAGTTTTTGTTTTTTGATGAATTAAATTAGCACCATTAATAATTTTTTCATTACCACAATCACATTTACATAACCAATAAGCACGATTATTTTTTCCTTTCGCTCTACAAATAACTGTTAAATTTCCAAATCTTTGATTCGTTAAATCAATAATATTCGGCATTTATATTACCTTCCAATAACAATTTTCTTTTGTGAAATTGCCAAATTCATTTTTCCTACAAAAAATCGAATTTTTTGGTTTGTTCCCAACATCATTTAAAAATGTTTCAAAACTACTTTCCCATTGTTTACATATAGAAATTCCTTTTTCACCATAGTATTTGTATTTAGGATTATTTTTATTATTACACCATTGTTTTATATTATTCCACACGGTATATTCTTCTTTATTTATTGATGTAATTCCGATTCGATTAATCTTACATCCACAAGAAGTGGTATGATTTGTTGTTAAACTATTTCCTAATTTATCACAATAGTTTCCACAATCGCACCTACATAACCATCTTATTTTCCCTTTTTTATTTGTTAATCTTGCAACAACTGTGAGTGCTCCAAATTTTTGTCCAATTAAATTGTTAAAATTTTTTCTTGTCGAAATTGATATAATTTCATTTTTATAATCATCATATGATAATAGTTCTTTTGTTATTTTATTTATTTTTTTCTTTTTTTTAAACGTCAGTGAAGTCCCCCACTTCTAAGCTACGAGGTAGCCGTTAGGCTACCGAGTAACGAAAGTGGGGGATGACCAATATCAACTCTTGACTATTTTTGCAAATAGTGATACAATTAAATCAAAGGAGGTGAAACAAAATGCTAAAAGCATACAAATTTAGATTATATCCTAATGAAGAACAAAAACAATTTTTTGACCAAAACATTGGGAATTGTAGATTTGTTTACAATCATTTGTTAGGTCTTAGAAAAGACCTTTGGCAAAATGAAAAGAAATCTATGAATTTTTCTCAAATGACAAAACACATTACAGATTTAAAAAAATATCCTGAATATAAATGGTTGAAATTGAGTGATTCAAATTCGTTGTTTTGGTCTGCAAAGCGGTTGCAAACCGCTTATAAAAATTTCTTTGAAAAAAGAGCAGGATTTCCAAAATTTCATAAAAAACATGGAATGAATTCTTATACTACTTCTACAACAAATAATAATGTGAGATTTGAGAATAGCAAGCTACGCTTGCCTAAACTCAAAACTCTTGTAAAAGTAAGGCAGAGTAGATTCTTCAATGGAATAATCAAAAATGCTACCGTGTCAAAGACACCATCTAATAAGTATTTTGTTTCACTTCTTGTGGAAGAAAAAGACACCTACGGTGTCTCACAAACCAACGAAGTTGGCATTGATTTGGGTATTAAAGATTTTGCTATCCTGTCCAACGGTACGAAGTACCACATGGACACAGAGCATATTAAAAAACTTGAAAAGAAATTAAAAAGATTGCAAAAACAATTTTCAAGAACAATGCCTAAATCTCAAAACCATGAAAAAAGAAGAATTAAATTAGCTATTCAATATGAAAAAATTACCAATTTTAAAAATGATTTCTTTCACAAATTTTCAAGAAAGATAGTAGATGAAAACCAAGTCATAGCTATTGAAAATTTAAAAATCAAAAATATGGTAAAAAATCATAGATTAGCTAAAAGTATTCAGGATTCTTCATGGAATAAATTTGTTACTATGCTTGAATACAAAGCAAAATGGCAATGCAATTGCCAAGTAGTAAAGGTAGATACTTTCTTTCCTAGTTCTCAGATTTGTAGTTCTTGTGGATATAAAAATCTAAAAGTAAAAGATTTGTCAATCAGAGAATGGGAATGTCCGAAATGTCATGCTACGCATGACCGAGATATAAACGCAAGCATAAATATCTTAAAAGAAGGTAAAAGGCTACTTTCAGTAGCCTAAACCATATAAAAACTGTACCGCAGGGCTTGCGGAATCAGTATAAAACTAAGCCTATGGAGATTGTGTAAGACGTACCAAAGGCATGGCTACGCCATACCTCATGCGGTTTCACCGCATACGCTACGGTCAAAGAAGTAGGAATCCCCCACCTCTTTAGGTGGGGAAAGATGTCAAATTCTTCAAAACTATTCCATTCTACTTTAATTCCTCTACCACCATAATTTTTATATCGTTTATTATTTGGATTATAGCAACGACTTTTCATTCCATAAAATTTTTTATAAAATTTTGTCTTAGACATACCGTGTAATTTTTCTTTTTTTGATATTTTCTCATATTTTTTACAACCACAAGATGTTGTATTTCCATGTTTTAAATCATACGCATATCGTTCTACATATTTTCCACAGGAACATCTGCATAACCATCTTGTTCTACCATATCTATCTTCTGCACGTTTTATAACCGTCAAATCACCGAAAACTTGATTTGTCAAATCAACGAATTTAGACATATTTATCACCAAAATATTATATAAAAAAGAGGAACATTTCATTGTTCCTCTTTATCATCATACATCTAAATAATCTTTCTCAGGAATATCCATCCAATGACATATCATTCTTAATCCTAAATCACTATTTAAACAATTAAGAATTTCATCAAATGTCTCTTCATCAAAAATATCCATAAATTGGTCTTCTAATCCTAAATCTTCAACTTTCCGTAAAAATTTTCTTGCTCTATCATTTGCACAATATTCTATATCATCAAAATCTACATCAAGTACACATTTAATTGTTTTCATATTTATCCATCCTTTTTTATTTTTCTATTTATAAAATAAAATATAAGAAAAGAAATATCATAGCGATATTTCTTTTCCTGTATATTAATAGACATCTGCATAAGCAATTGAAGCAGATTCTGCAACTGTGATATTTTGTACTGTATATGATTTTGAATAAGAAGCCAACCAACAATCAATGTAAGTTTCTACATAAAATTCATCATCAGAACCATTACGTCTTGTTTTTGTTTGAATTTCCAAAGGAACTTTTTGGTCTTTCAAAGTTTTAAATACTCTACGTGTATTTACATGGTAGCTATCTGCACCATCATCGTTTTCCAATGTTGGAGCATCCCAATTGTTAGATGTACCATCTTTTTCTTTATAAACTTTACTACCAACTTCATTGAAAGCACGACCATTAGTTGTTAAACCAATAGCGTTCCAAATAGAAGATTCATATAATGCAATACGGTTTACTTGTAATGTGCCACCACGGTAGTTTGTTGGAACTGCCTGTACAACACCTTCCCAACCGATTGCTTGTAGTTTATTAACCTGTCTGGTTTCACTAACATTAAAACTTTGTATCATTCCCACAATATATCCATTTGCATAGACAAAGATATTTGTAGAAGTCGTAATTAACGAGTTATCATTTGATGAAGTCGGTTGCATTGTATTATTTGCAACACGAATATCATTTCTCGTAGCACGATGGGTATTCGTAGAAGTGTTCTGACCAAAGTTGTTAAAATGTTTACTTGCATCATAAGCCATATTCTACTTCACCCCTTAATTGCTATCTTTTGCCGTTACATAATCGGAATATACATCTGAATATACGATTGTTGCAGTTTCTGCAACTGTAATTTGTGAAGCAGTAATTGCTTTTGAATAAGCACTTAACCAACAATCAATATATGTTTCCACATAATATGCTTTTGTTGCCATATCAGGCATTTTTGTTTTAACCTGAATTTCAAGTGGTACACGTTGTTCCTTCAAGTTCTTAAAAGGATTACCTAATGTATTCGCCGTACCACCCTGAACAACTGCATTACCAGGAATTTGTGTAGAATATGGAGCAAATTGGCCTGTCTGTGTCATACCTAGAGCATTAAACAAATTACCATTGAAAAGTGCAATACGGTTGATGGAAATTTGTCCACCATTTGTATTACCTGGTGCCATTTGTACAACACCTTCTGTACCTAACTCTTGAATAGGAGTTATTGTACGTGATTCAGAAGGAGCAAAGGATTGAATAAATCCTACTCTCTGATTATTGCAATAAATTTCAATGTTTGTAGATGTAATAGGTAATGATGCACTATTGTCCAAAATACCTACCATACCTGTAGCACGTTGGGTATTTAGCCATTTATTAGTATCAGATGTATACGCTGATTGCGTACCATTGACTAATGCCATGAAAAATCACCTACCAATTTTCATATTAAAACTTAATTAAATTAATTACGAACCTGTTGAAGAAAATCCAAAGGAGATTGTAATATAATTCAATGGATATACTGCTTCAATTTCAAACTTAACCAAGATTTCACGTGGGTCATCTGGTGAATCTGAAACGGTCGGGCCACTATATCCTAAGATGATTTCCTGACTTACAAACTGGCTAAGAATACTATTAATAGAATACTGAACATTACTCTTAGCAGATGGAAGGTTTTTAATACCGACATACAATTCATCACAAGTCTTGCGAACCTGCGCAATTACATAGTCCTTAATCTGGATAAGTGTAATTTCTGTTGTATTAACTTCATCATCACAAGTTGTAATACCATGACGAACTACAAGAGCATTACTCTTTTCATGTACAACTGTGCAACCACTTTCTGCAAGTGCGTTCTTTTCTACTTCTGTATATGTATCAAGAAGTCCTTTGAATCCGCAACCAATCTTCTTACGTGTTAATGGTTCTGCAACATCATGTGTAAAACCAACTGTTGCAACACCTAATGCAAGATAGCAACCTGGTAATGTACGTGTATTAATACGACCTGTTTGAACATTCTTGACATCATAAGCAACACGACCAGGGACTACATATACAACACGTTCATCATTATATGCTTCTGCTTGTTGTTTCATACCCAATGTCTTATCTGCTGCGGTTGCATTTTTATTAATCTTCTGACCAGGATAAGCAGAAAGATAAACCATACGTTCATGTCTGCCTGATTCGCTTGACATAGCATCAACGTGTGCCTGTGCATGAGCACCAACAACGGTTGAAGTTGTTAAAGGAACGATAGCATTAACATTTTCTGTACCTGCAACATCTTTCTGTAACTTGTCAATTGCTTTATTCATTTCATAATCAGAATCGTTCTTAGCTTGTACACAACAAATTGTTGTAACACCTGCACGGAAAGCCAATTCTGCGCCTAATGATAATGAATTTGTAACAACAGAAGAAGCCGTAACATCATAGTTGCCATATTCTTGAACCACATCATCGTAAGTATAGAAAATCTTTGGTTCATAATCTTCTTCTGCTTTCTTATATTTATAAGAAACATAATAGACTTCATTTTCTGCGATTGCTTTACCAAAGACTGCTTTCTTTGTAATAATACGAACACAATCACCTGTTGTAATTGCAGTATTATCAAAATCTGGGAGCATGAATGTAATACCAGGGATTACATTTAGATATTCTGTAACTGCACCAACTGCGCCCTCATACAGAGCAGGTGTAATTTCTGTGCCTGCAATATCTTCTTGATAAATCTTGATTTCTTTTGTTAATGGGTCTGTAACTTGAACAACGAACTGACCATCAACAACATTAGAAGAATCAACAATCATGAAATATTCATATTTAGATTCATCATCAACCTTATCCTTGTTCAATGGAAGGAAAGATTCACGAAGTTTTTGGCTATACTGTGTAATTGTTTCATCGAAAACAACTTGTGGTTCAATTTCTGTTTTTGGTGCTCGTGTTTTAATTGTAACACTATCACCAACTTTTGTAATTGAATTGCCGTCTCTATCAGGAACAAACAAATCAGTAATCTTTAATTTTAAACCTGGGATTGCAGCAATATTAAAATCATCACTTACTGACCATTCACCCATAATTTTCTTAGAAGCATTATCTGTTACACGATAGCAACCACAATTAACGTGTGCTGAATCGGCATGGTCAAAAGCATCTTCCAAATATGTAATTTCTAATGTATAAGAACCATCAACAATCTGATACTGTAAATCATCATTTGGAATAATTGTAATTTGGTCTTTTAATTGTAAGGAACGTTCATTTGCTTGTGCAACTACTTTATACTCTGCGTCCTGAATTGTATTCCATGCAATTTTATTACCATCTTTTAACATAAAGGCTTCATTTGCGCCTTCATTGTAAACAGTAGAACCTTTTACAATTGCACCATTACTTAAAGCCTTATTTGTAACAGAAATAATTTCAAAAACATTCTTATATTTCAATGAATCATAAGATTGAGAATCACTCTTTTTTATGGCTTCATTGTAAACTTCAAAATAATTTGCGCCCGTGCCAATTAAACCTAGAACACGAGTTTGCCCAACATTATTTACTGTGCTTGCAGATTTTACAAATCTCGCATATGCACCAGGTACTCTATATGGCATATTGTTATACCTCCAATTTCATTTATTTATAACGGTGGTTTTTGTTCACCATTATCTTTCACATTTTTATCTACCAATGCAGAATCATATGTATGCTTTTCTTTATCCCCTTTTGCCATTTTCATGGCAGTTTCAATTTGAATATTGAACTCGTTCGGGTCAAGCAAGTCAACATCTTCTATCCAAGTAGACCACGTATTGAATTTCAATTGAGATATATAAATCTTATCAGAATTATATTCTGCCGTTGTCTCTCCTGCATAAGAAGCATCTTTTATAATAATACCTTGGTTTTGGATATATCTACGCAAAGAAAATCTTAATGCCTTTGCGACTAAATCAGTAAAGACTTCTCTATCTAAAGGATTTCTACAAGCTATATCAAGTGTAATTGAAAACTCATATACACCCTCATAACGGTAAGCTATAACTGTTCCTGTACGTGGGTCTAAGACTTCTCGTCCCATATCTCCCAAACCAGTTGTAACCATATTACCATTTCCTGCGCTTAAAATAACAACAGGGAATTCACGTAATTCTTCTGGTTCTGAATCATAAAATACTGCATTAGTAAAATGTTCATCAGATATTTGACGAGGTAATTTATTACGATAATTTTTTGGATTATTAAAATATACTCTTAAAAATGTAATAAAAACATCTTTTGTATGTTTTATTGCATCTTCTAACAACATTCCCAAAAAAATCACCTTCTAAATCTTATACTGATTTCGCTTGTTCCTATAAATTAAATAATCATTATTAATATCTTTATTTTTTGTTTCTATATCATCAAAATTGTTTAGAGCTATATAAAAGTAATTAAAAAACGAAATATAAACAAAAGTCTACTATGATTTTATAGTAGACTTTCTCATTATAATCTAGGGTATAAAGTTGTACGCTTCATATCATATATCGGGTCATTCGGGTCATATGGTTTCAAATTCAATTCTTGATGAAATAAATAACCGCCAGCTTGGTTTATCATAGAATTAATTACTTGATAAATTGTTCCTGTTGGTGAAATTAATACATCACGATTATTTATTTCCGTATCTGAAATTGTCCATGCTCCACATGGTTTATTATATACCATCATTTGATTTGGTGTTACATCCATTGATGATTGAGCAGGTTTTAATCTTACATACAATTGAAATGCAGGGTCATATCCACCAACATATCCTGTCCCATAACAAACCGGACAATCTAATGTACCTGCTCTACCTCTTATTGGGTCAAAACAACGTGGACAACGTTCTCCATCTTTCTTTCTTGTATACAAATCAAATAACATACCTGTGTTCTTTAATATCCATAAACTACGTTCATTCATTTTCAAAAACCAACGGTCTGTATTATGTACTTGAAAACATACAGGTTGTGATAATTTACCTTCAATATATGTTCCATCGGTTTCATATACTGTAGATACTTTATACCAATTTTGTACTTGTGGATTATTTGATACGCCAAAATCTTCAAAACGATTAGTTTCTAACGGTTTATTATTTTGTTTATAAAAAATGCCATTTTGAGTAAATCCTTTATAAACATTATAACAAACTTTTTTTACCTTTTTTATTTTCTTATGTTCATCAGGATTTTTTACTTCATTCCATGTAATAACCGAACAACGATTATCACGTGGATATGATATATCTATATGTACAGGAGGATTTAAATCCTTTTGAAAAACTTCGATGTTCATATCAAATCACCACATATTTTTTATTCATTCCTTCATTTTTGATAGCAGGCTTTTATAAATAAATCATTTGTTTTTTATTAAATAAAATTGAATTAGAACCAATTTGTTCTCCAAATCCATGCATATCATCTAATTCTATATCAGTAGATTTTATTGGAGAATTTTTAGACCTAATTTTTACTTTATATCTTCCATTTTTTAATGCAAAATTATAATTTCCATCATTATCCGTTTTTCGATATACACATAATCCATCATCGTTTATAATAATAATTTCTGCTTTTTCTATTGGTGTATTTTTATTATCAACCAATTTACCATATATCATTTTATAATCAGTTCCATGAAATTGGACAACGTCTTTGTACTTTTTATATATCATTCCACTTACTGTAAAATAATATTCATATTTTAATCTGCTTTGAACATTCACATTTCTTTTGGTTATTTTCTGATTATTAATAAAAATATCTATATTATAAATTCCAGAAGTGATATATGCGTTATATCTACCACCTTTATCCGTATAACAAATATCAGATATTACATTACCAAATGAACTATTAATTTCGTTCATTTTAATAAATTCAAGTTTTGTATTAATATAACTTTTATCTTTATTTTGCAATATACCACTTACAGGTTTTATTTTATATCGAACCAAATCTAAATTTGTTGGATTATGTATAACAGTATTATTTGTATGCAAATCCAATAAAAATTTTTCATCAGATACTATATCAAAAAAACAATTCCATTCATGTGAAGATTGTCTACCTATAACATCAAAACTTGCTTGAAATGTTACTTGTTTACTATATGCCAATCAATCTTCACCTCTCATAACAATTTAATATTTCGTTCATTAATTTGTTTATACCCATCAAACTGCTTTGCATTTAACCATATATTCGTTTCTGATATTTGTAAAGTATATTGATAAGTATATAAATTATCTTCTGCATTTACCCCAATATTATATATTGTTCCATTCATACCATCCATTAAACCAATCTTACTTTCTTTGTACTGAAAATATTTTAATATATTTTGATTTAATTTTGGATTAAATTCTGTATGATTAATAAAAAATGTTAAATCGTTTTTTATACCACAATATATTTCATCATCTGTAAAATACATTAATTTAACTTCTTTCGGGTCGGATACAAAATCATTAACAAACTCTTTTAATATCAATCCATTTTTTGTTTCTATTTCCCAATGTAAATTATTCATAATTGTATAAAAAGTCTAATGTAAAGAAATATTTATGGTTCTTTACAAGAGAATTTTCCTTCAATTTAATTTTTGTTTGAATTGTTGCATGGTCTGATACACCTAATATAGCACCGTATTCGTCCGAAGCATTTCCCTGTATATCTTTTAATTCTCTATGTGACATATCTACTGGTTGAAATTCTGATTTCATATCATACGTAATACAACGTGCATATAAAAAAGGATTTAAATCACGACTTTCAGGAGGTATATTAATACGCAATCTACAATTATTTGCGTTTTGACAAATTAACTGTGGTGTGCCACCATCCCATGCAGGTTCATTGTTCCATATATCAAACTCTACAATAAATTCGGATTCTCCACCTTTTAATCCATTACAATGACCATAATATATTTTTTTATTTTGTGCGGTACTAGCATAACCTAATACCTGTTCACCTGTAGCATTATCCACAACACGTGTATAATAAGTCATTCTAGGATAAATTGTACTAGGTTTCATCTGCATCACCCTTATTTTACCACATATACAACGTCATCAAAAATTTTATATGCAGTACCACAATTTTTACAAACCAAATACCCTTCTTTATCTGTTAAAGGAGAATATTCACATTCAGGACAACGATAATTTTTTACATCTGCCGAGTCTAATTCCTTTAATGGTATCATATCTTCTCCATCAAGAGGATTAATTTCAACATCAATATATTTTAAATCACCATTTGTAATAGCAACTAAGCGTTTCATTTCAACACCTCGTTATTATTCTTCTGTTTCTTCCTCATTATCTTCGAGAATTTCGCTTAATTCAGAAGGATAATCAGAACTATCACCATATTCAATAAACATCATTTGCCAAATCTTCAATATCAATATAATCTTTGATATAACTTTCTGAACAAGAACGAAGATTTCCATATCCATCAATCATAACAAAATCATCTGAAAAATTAAAATCAGAAAAACAACCGAGTCTAAAACATTCTTCCTTATCTTTTGTTTCTAAAAATTCATCTAATTCATCCATAGGAAAGAAATCTACATATTGAAATACATATGAATTACAAGCATCAGCAATAGACATTAATTCATAAACATTCATTTTAGATAAACAACTCTCTACATCATCTTTTAAACTAGCTATAATTTTACGATTCTTCATAATTATCATCCTTTTTTTAAATTTATATCTATTAAAAAAATAATATTTTATACATCTATTATTTGACTATTTTGAATAAAACCATCACAATTTACAACCAATTTATATTTTCCATGATTAAGATTTAACTCAAATTGCCCTTCTAAAGTGGTTTCATCTTCACACTCTAATTCATATTCATCCGTCTCTATATTATATTTATACGCTTTCACTATAGCATTTTCAATACCATTCCCATGAGCATCCAATATAAAATCAGTTAATTTTTCTGTCCCATGACCATTATCTACTTTTGTTTCTTCAATCTGCGTATTTTTAATTTTAATTTCTTCAATAGATTTAGAACCATCATTATATACATTCATCTGAAATTTCTTTTTCGTACCAGAAGGTAATTGAATTTGCATAATATAAGAACCATTATCTAAAAATGCTTTCCATTTTCCTTTGCTATCTGTTTTTGTTTCTATTAAAGGATGTTCTAAATCATTCGTGTCATATATCAAAATTGTTATATTAGATATGCCCATTTTGTTTTTTGCAGTAAAATCATCTTCGATTTTAAACATACCTGTTCCTAGTGATATATCTGATTGTTTTTCTAATCCAATATTATTAAATTGAATTTCTTCTTTTGAATCGCCAATCTGTGCTCTAATTGAACGACTTTCATATCCATCTAAATTGAATTTAAATTCATATTCACTAGGAAAAATTTTGGCATCCCATTTACCATCTTCATCTGTAAATGTTTGATATACAATATTATTATTTTCTAAATCAATAATTTGTACTTTGACATCTTTAATAATACAATTACTATTTATATCATTAACATAACCATAAAGATAAACAGTATCATTATCTTCTATATTTTTAGGAACTATATTAAAATAATCAATGGAATTTAATTTCTCTCCATTATATTCCCCTTGATATACGATAACATATTTACCATAATTTTCACACACATTTGTATCAAAATTATAAGCATATCCATTATCAAACGGTTTCATATCCTGCCAAGGCAAATCTTCATAAATTTTATCATCATGTTCATGTAGAACTCTTACTTTTGGATTTTTTACAGAAACAACTTGGTTATCTTTCTGAAATTCATAATATAAAGTTTTTGTATCTCCTTTATATAAATCCATATTATCACCACCATTCATCTATATAAAAAATAAAACGTAGTTAGCGTTATATACTAACTACGTTTTTATTATATATTAAATTTAATCAAAACTTAAAGTTAAGACCTGTTTCCTTCATCTTAGCTTCAACCTGCTTGCAGATTGAATGAGTAGAAGAAATACGATGTTTTGGGAAATGTTTCTTAGCAACATTACGAATTGCAGAATGGCAAGCATCGAGTGTTTCTTCTGTAGCATCAACTGTTGCCTTTGCAATCTTATCAATAGCTTCCTTACACTCATCTGGTGTAATATCACTCTTAGCAGTCTTAATACGAGCAGTCTTAGAAATTGTCTTGTCAAAACGGCAAGAAATACCTTCGCTAATAAGTTTCTTCTGTAGACGTGTAAGAGAAGCGCTTACATACTTTGCAGGGAAATATTCTTTAACAAGTTGCTCTGCATCCATGAGAATCTTTTCCATACGAGTATCAAGTTTCTTTGCAAAACGGTCTGCAAGAACACTTGCTTGCTTCGCAATAACCTTATGCTCTGCAATAGCTTTCTTCATAGCTACTGCATCACGGCTTGCTACTTTACGCTTTGGAAAAACCTTCTTGCTTGCAACACGCTTACGACTTGCACGTTTTTCCTGAATATGCTTTTCAATAATCTTACGCATTTGTTCCTTTGTCATTGTACAACAATCTCCTTCTATCAACGCTTTAACATAGCCATAAGAATTGGGTTCTTACGTCTCTTAGCAACCTTCTTGCTTGCAGCAACAGGTTTCTTTTCTTCTTTATCTTCCTCAACAGGAGTATCTTCTGTTTCTTCTTCAGCAGGAGTTTCATCAAGAGGTTCAGCATCTACATCATCAAATGTAAAATCATCTGCTTCTTCATCAACAGGAGCTTCTTCCTCTACTGGAGCAACTTCTTCTGTTTCTTCTTCCTCAACAACAGGAGCATCTTCATCAGCAGGAGCTTCTTCTGTAACTTCGGCGTCAGGAACTACATCCTCTGTCTCTGGAGCCATAGCAGGAGCTTCATCACCCATAAGAGCATGGTTCTGATAACGAGCAGCTGGTGTTGTATCATGGTCTACTGCATCTTCTTTTGCAATCTGTTCCTCTGTCTGACGAGCAGCTTCCTCAAAATCAGGAATTTCTGTTGTCTCACGAACATTATAGTCATAGACTGCACCTGGGTCTGTATAAGCACGTGTTTCAGGACTTGTAAGTGGCTTTGTATCAATACCTGCAATCTTCTTCATTACAATGCCACTACCTTTTGCATCCTTATAAGAAGCATCTACAACCTTCCACTTAATATTCTGATACTTAACTGTATTACCATTAACTGCCTTTGGGAGCATGGACTTAGCAATAATAATCATATCCGCTCCAGCAACACTCTTTTTTGTAGCCTTTTTTGAAGCAGTTACTTTCTTCTGCTTGCTTGCACTCTGTTTACGAGATTCTGCAAAATCCTCTAACCAAGAAATCTTCTTCATGCCATTTTACACATCCTTAAATTTGCAAATTTAACAATATTACTTTTTATTAGTTGAACTCTTACGATTTGTTGTTTTGTTCTTTGTCGCAGGAGTTTGTTTCTTTGTATTTGAAATAGTCTTTTTTGCGCCACTCTTAGAAGCACCATCAGCAACAACAACATCATCATTCTGTTTTGTTTCTTTTGATGTTGGTGTGCTCTTTGAAGCACCATCAGCAACAACAACATCATCGTCTTTTTTACCTTGTTTTTCTTCTGCTAATGTTTTCTTGTTTTCTTTTGACTTATCAGCAGAAGATGTTTTTGAAGCATTAGTAGCATTAATAACTACTTCATCTTCTTCTTTTGTTTTCTTCGCAGGAACTTCTTTTACATCTTTTGGTAGTTCCTTTGTTTCAGAAACCTTTTCAGTTTTCTTTGTATTCCCTACCTTTGTTGCCGTAAGATATTCATTTAGAAAAACTTTTATATCATCAGAATTTTCAAATTCTTCATCTTTGAATGTTTTTACAGGTTTAACAGGAGTGAACTCAAAGTTAAGGTCTTTAATGTAGACATTATAGTTGCCATTTAATTTAACCTTATACAAAGCAAATCATCCTTTTCTATTATTTAAAATGTTTCATCTAAAGGAAAAATACATATTATTTCATAAAATATAACTTAATTACAACGAATATTCAACTGTCTCTATACCTTTATCTTTTGCCATTTGAAACTCTTTAATGGATTGTTTTCCTCCTCCAATTTTATAAAGAACATCAATCCTATCAATAAAATATGAACTTTCGTCACCAAATTTTTCACCATAAGCATAAATTTCATCGCATGGATATAGTTTATATTGATAACCTTCTTTAGCCATAAAGCCAACTAAAGTAAACCAATTCCCATACTTAACATTTTCATTATGTGCAATTTCATATACAAGAGCAGGGATTCCTAAATTTGTTGCACCTGTAATAATATTAATTTTCATGTCCATATTTTCTTCTGTACAATATTTTCTTTCAATCACTTGAAAAATATCATATATAATTTGTTTGGCTCTCTGAACATCAAACTTTGAATCAGAATACCCAACGAATCCTATATTAACTTCTTTTGGCATTATTTTATCTCCAATCTTTTTCTTTTATTATACAAAAAACCCATAGATAAACATACCTATGGGCTATATATTTATTCACCATTATAATATTTGTATATGCGCAAATTCTTAACTGTATAATCCAAATTATCTATTTTTTCTGATATAGATTCAGTATTACCTTTTATGTCCTCTATATCATTCGTATTGTTATTTGTCATAATCATAGTATCTCCTGTACTACGCAAAATGACCTGTTGATTATGTTCTAATCTATCAACACGTGAAGATAATTCTTTTATACTTTTTTTTGTTTCTTCAATTTGGCGCATTATTGTAATAATACCTTCCAAAATTGAATCTATTTTTTGTTCTTTCTTGTTTTGATAAGTATCAAATTTTGTTTCCACAATTACATCAACTCTGTCGTTGTATAAGAAACATTATATTCACCCTTGGAAGTAAACTTAACCGTTGCCTTTTTTCCTGCGCCATCATCAACTGTAATTTTTACAAGACCATGTGATACAAGAAAATTGAGTAGGTCGCCTTTAGCAAATTTTTCCCATTGAAGATTATCCATTACTGCTGTTGTTGAATCTACTGCCTGTTCATTTGTTTTTAATTCGTCTGACATAACAAATACCTCTTTCTTTCTCAAATTCATATTTCGATATGATTTATTATACATGAGTAATTCTGTTTTGTCAATTCTTTAATCTATTTTTTATCAATATAGAATTTTTTATTTTAACCAAATCTTTCTTAGTACGATATAGTTCATCATACAAATCTTGAAGAACGTTAAAATCTTTAATATAAATCAAATAATCATAATCTTTTGATGGCTTTTTATTTATATCAAACTTCATAAATGATTCAATCTTAAATTCAGTATTTAACACATTGTCAATATATTTATTATCACATATAATCAAACATTTTTTATTATAATGATAATTATATTTGTCTGCAATATAATTAACATATTTTAAATTCGTTGTCTGGTTCGATACTCTACCTTTATCACTTGTCCGATAAAATACGGAGGTTGTTTTATCTAAAAACCCATATTTACCATTAGTAATATATTTAAAGAAAAAATCATCATCTGCCATACGATATAAAAATTCATCCCATCCACCAATTTCTTTAAACAATGAATATTTATGACAAATGCAACAAGTGTCTAAATTTCCATTAAAAACACTATCAATATTATAATTAGGTTCAATATGCTTAATCACTTCATCATGTTCGTTTAATATATCAAAATTTGTTGTTAAAACATTTATTTGTTTGTTTTTTGATATATAATCTGCAATATCTTTTAAGCAATTTGGTAATATTAAATCATCATCATCTAAATATTTTACCCAACTATCAATTTCTTCAATATGATTTAACGCAAAATTTCTAGCATAACAATGACCTCTATTTTCAGGCAAATAATAATATGATATTCTATCATTACAATTAGTATATTTTTCTAATTGTATATGATTATTTTTATCTGAATGGTCATCAACTATAATTATATGATACTTATCATATATCTGTTGCAATACACTTTGTATCGCTTTTTTTATTTTATCAAAACGATTATATGTTGGAATAATAATATAAAATTTTACATCTGCCATTCTTTTCTATCCTTTTTAGAAATGCCATATGGAATACCATAAATAATATTTCCACATCGCTTACAAAAATCACATGGATAATGTGCCATTTTATCTAAATCTTTAACAGATAATTTATCAGTAACAACAACATGATTATTCTTATTATCATATTGTTCATTAAAAAAATCATCAAAAATATTCAAGCACATTGTCATTGGACATGGAGATAAAATCCAATCTCTTAAACACAAAGAATCTTTTTCCTCACATTTTACATAACAATTATTATATACATCAATAATTTGTTCATTTTGTTTTTTGTTAATGTTAACATTAAACAAGTTTTCTTTATATGAAAAATGATTTGTTAATTCAAGTTCTTTATTTAACATTTTTGCTTGATATATATTATTATGTAAATAATTATTCTTTAATCTATTTACAATTCCTTTTGTGCTTTTATATTCCGTAATTTTAATTTCTATTTTATTATCATTAATTAAATTTTTATGACTTTGTAAAAAATTATTTAATAAAATGCCATTTGTTTCAATTGAAATTATAATTTCATTGTTGAAAAGAACTTTCAAAACTAAAATCATTTCATATAATTGTTCATGTAATAAAGGTTCTCCACCGTATAATTCAATTTCCTTGATATTATTTCCAATTGTATTACGAACCGTTTTCATCATATTAACAAAATCTACTAATGGTTGATGCCAAGGTTTTGCTAATGGAGCAAAATGGTCACACCCTTTACAATTTAAATTACATTCATCCACAATTTGTGTTTTTAAACAATATTTTACATCCATTCTAACTTCTCCCTTTTAGATGTAGAATATTTATTCCCTTCTATTGGTTCTCTACAATATTCACAAAAACTATTTTTTCTATGATACATATTTACTATATCATCGTCCGTACAATTATAAATATCCAAAATATTATTTTTATCTACTTTAAAATTTTCGTGAAAATAATCATTAAAAATATCAATATACGCTTGCAAAGGACATATATACAATTTACCATTTCTTAATTGAACCGAATTTGAATTTATCATTAAACAATCCCATGTATTTTCTTTTTTTATATGAGATAAAATATGATGCCTTAATGTTTTTACACGTTCTAAATCATTATAAATTCTATATGGTATCTTTAATGCTTTTAACATTTTTAATTCTATTTCATAGTCAACATTAATTGGATAACAAGTAATATCAATATAAATATTATTATCTTTTAGAACTTTTGCCATAGAACTTATTTTTTTTAATAAAACAACACCGTTTGTCAAAACACTAATATCTGTATTTGGAAGAACCTTTCTTGCTATAATTAAAAAATCATTTATATTATCATTTAACAATGGTTCTCCACCAAACAAAGTTAGTCTATCAATTTCAACCAATGAAGATAGTTGTTTTAAATCTTTCTCAAATTCATATATATCTGCAAACCAATGTTTTGCCAATGGTGCAAAATGAGCACACCCCTTACAATTTAAATTACAATGATTTACTAAATGATATTCTATCAAAGGAATATGTTTCAATTCTATCACTCTTTATACGAAACTTTATTTTCAATAATTAATCCATCCAATTTTTCTTGATACATACGATACATATCACTAAAATAATTAAAAATTGGCAAACCACTATCATTAAATGAAGTATTAATTAAAATTGCAACTCCTGTTTTATTACCAAACGCATATAACAAATTATATAACCATTTATCATCTTTTTCACTAACTGTTTGTATACGAATTGTTCCATCTTTATGCATAGCACCTAATAAATTATCTATTTTTGGTTTTGCTAAAATATTCATGTATGGGACATCAGTATCTATATCGAAATATTCACTTATTTTATCTTCAGGAATTATAATTCCATATGGACGATACCATTCTCTACCCTTTATTGTATTTAATTTATCATGCATTTCTTTGTGAAATGGAGAAGATAAAATGCTACGTCTACCCAAGGCTCTTGCACCCATTTCAATATTCCCACGACAAACACCAACAATTTTATCATTAGCCAATTTTTCAACCAAAGCGTTTATATCTATATCGTTAAATTCAGAACTATGTTGTTGATACAAATCTTTTTCTTGCATTGATTGAGTAACAGTATAGTTTTTAGACTTAATATAATTTAATTCATCTGGTTTATAATGCAACAAATAATTTAAAACTGCACCATATGATTGACCTGTGTCTGCTACAACAGGGGTATAGTATATATGATTAAACCAACCTGTTTTTTCAATCACATAATTTAACATACAATTCATAGCACAACCACCAGAAAGGACTAATATATCACTTTCATGTCTATAAGAAGATAGTTCTCTCATTACCCAATCTATCCACAATTTTTGCATGGTATATGCCAAATCATACTTATCAAATTCTTTAGATTGTTCATCTAAGAAATTATAAATATATGTTTCTATATTTTCTTTATCTTCCCATATATTCCAATTCACGTCTTTAATTGTTTTTTCAAAAACATCTATATCTTTAATTTGAACAAAATTATTAGATAAACCTGCATATGCCATAAATTTACCTTCTAATCCTTGTTCATATTTATGACGTTTATCTAAAAAATAGCAGGACAACACTTCATAATACATACCATATGAGAATTTTTGTTCTTGAAACAATTTATTCAATTTATTATCTTTCCAATGATAAAAAGCATGATTTCCATCACCCTTACCATCTATAGATAAACAAAGCGCATCAGATAAATGATTTTCAATTATTGCTGGTAACACATGATTTTCTTGATGATGAAATTTTAAAATGTCACAACGCTCTAACATTTTTACAAAATCATATGATTCCTGTTTTAAATAACCGTCTTTAAATGTTTTATAATTCCAACAAATCACGTCAAATTTATCAACATTAAATTCTTTATGAATTAATTTTTGACATTTATATAAATTATTTCTAAGATTATCACGATAAATATTATCTATTTCAGACATATAATCAATTTTATCTGAATGGAAAGAAAAATGTTTCTTTTTTAATAATTTTTCTAATTCCAAAAACTTCATTTCTTTTGTATCTGTATTATAATATGTAACATTATAATCTTGATAACATTGTATTCCTAATATTTTCATACAAAAACTTCTTCCTTAAAAAATAGTTAAAAGTTTATCATCCGACTTCATAAACAATTTATCCTCAAAAAATTGTTTATCTTTATCAGAAAATTTATACTCTTTATTGTCATCTAATCCCATATCATTCATAAATTCTGTTAATCCATCATCAAACTTTTTATTTTTTGGTAAATAAATTGAATTTTTTCCTAATAAAATAAATTCAAATAGTAACTTACCAATGTTTTCATAATACCGAGCACCATCATCTGTATACAAATTATCATTATTTTTCTTATCATAACGATAATATAAATATTCTTTATAATCAAATGGCTTAATATTTTCTTCTTTTATTTTACTGTGATAATATTCCTCTGCAACTAGAGCATCTTTTTTATTTGAAACTAAATTTTTCAGTTTATTAATTCTTTCAGGAGAAAACTTCATATACCAAACAAAACTATTATCAACAAACTTTGAATTAAATTTATTACAAATTGTTAATACATGATGTTCTTTTATATAATCCATTTCATCTTTTAAAATTTGTTGGTTTTTATTTTGTTGCTTGTAAATAAATGCAGGATATAAAAGAAATTCTTGATTAGCAGATTGTTTAAAACGATTTTGTTTCTGTAATTTAATAATTTCAGAACTAATAATGTTTATATCACCTTTTATATCATAAACCATTTTTTTATGTTTAATAATATTTGTATTTCCATATGTATCCATGTATTTTCCAACTGCTAATGGAAGATAACAAATTCCATCACCAAAAGCTAAATATTCATGAAATCTTCTTAATAAATTTTTATCTTCATATAAAATAATAAATCGAATATCATGATTTGTAAATCGTCTTAAATTATAAAATGTATCTTCAAATGATGTATATGCTCCATTTAATTCGTAAAATAAATAAATCAAATTAATTTTCATTCTGCAACACTCTCAATACATTCATTTATTTTTTTCATAATATTATGAATATCATATTTTTTAGCTTCTTGCAAACAATTTTGTCGAATATTAATCATATCATTTATAGATAATACATAATTCATAACATCAGAAAAATTATCATCCACTAACCATCCATTATATCCATCTTTAATAAGATAATTCATAACCTTACATTCTTTAAATCCTATAATTGGCACACCATATGATAATGCTTCTATCATAACTGTTGGCAATCCTTCATATCTTGATGGAATTACCAATACATTCGCATTTTTATAAAACCTAGATACATCTTCTTGATAACCAAAATAATGAATATTACTAAATTTATATTCATCCATGTTTATATATCCATATCCATGATAACTATATCCAACAACATCACAATCATATTTTGTATTTTTTATCCAATCCAATAAAATTTGTGTTCGTTTTGTATCTGAATTTATTCTTCCAACATATAAAACATTTTTTCTTTTTTTAATAATATCTACATTTTTAGGAATATCTATACAATTATAAAAAACATATGATTTGTTTTTATATCTTTCATCTATATATTGTGGTAATAAAAACGCTAATCTATCACAATATTTTAATACAACATCATATAATCTTTCTCCTGATTTCATTATATCCTGATTTTTAATATAATCCATAGCTAATATATGCGAAATTGTATCTTTCATAAATTCAGGCTCATTATGAAAAAACATAATTATAGGTACTTTTGAAACTTTAGATATAATTGTCCAAAATAACGCATCCTGTCCACAACTAGCATTACAAAAAATGCACTTAGGATTTAAATTTCTAATTTTAATTGCATAATCATTAATTGTTCCACGAGATAAATAAGCAACTATATTTGGATGGATTGTAACATTATGAATATCTAAAAATTTTCCACCAGCTATAAACAAATGAACTTTATATTTTTTTGATAACTCTGTACAAATTTTTAATGTATATCTTTCTGCTCCCCACAAATAACTATGTGCTTCTCTACGACCCATGCTATTTGTCACAATAATTGTATCATTATTTGGTTTTAATTTATCAAATTTATTACCTAACAAAAATTGCATCATAAACATATCATTTTTTGTATTCACGACAAGCCATCCTTAAAATTTTATTTTCATATTCTTTATCTATTCTATTTTCTGCATACATTTTCCAAATTTCACCAAACAATGAACTTTTTTTCCAAGGTTTAGGGTTACTAGCAAAATGAATTATTTTAATATTGTCTGATTTAATTGGTTCTCCATATAAACGAACCAACTCATTAAATTTATATTTGCTATATGTATTAGCCAAAAAATTATACCCATAATCAATATATTTAATATAATTTTTAAACGCTTTATTCATAATATCTTGTTCCCATAAAAAGCCTTTATTATCTTTCAACTCATTATTCAACTCTTCATAATAAACATACATTGTCTTATCTTTATCTATTATCTTTTCTCGTATTTTCTTTAAATTGAATAATACATTCCCTGCATTAAAATAAGAAAATCCATTTATCTTGTCACGAACTGCACCACAAAAATAATCATTTATATTTATTTTGAAAACATCTGATATATCTTTTATTACGATTGTATCAGAATCTATATGAAAAACAAAATCGCAATCCAACAGTTCATGTAACAACAGTTTATAATAAACAACACCGGCATTATTTTCAGTCTTAAATATGTTTTTATCTATAAAAATTGGTTTTATATGAAAATCATCACTATCTAATTCTTTTATTTTTCCTATATCTCTAAATTCAATACATAATAAATAAACATCGTAACAAATGTCACGATGTTTATTATATTTTAGTGATTTCATAGAAACATATGTTTGGAATAAATATGATTGATTTGTCATATAAACTATATTAAAACAGTTTCCCTGACAATTCATAATATGCATCACTAATTTCCTCTTTAGTTTTTGCTGCCTTAATTTTGTTCTTATATTCCTTATATTTCATATAAGTTGCATCTATAGCATTAAAATCATCAAGTGAATCAAGATATTCTGAAAGTTTTTCTAATGCTTCTGTATCACCGCTATTAATTACTTCCAAATATTTTTCTTCACGATTTTCATCTGTAATAAAGAAACCTTTTGATTCCAAATAATGATTTAATTTAAAGAAATGATATAATTCAAAATTTGAAATCATTAATTGATTACTAATTTGTTCATTAATCAAACGTAATGTTTTTTCTTTATAAGCATCTAGTACATCTTCATCAGTTTCTTCTTGAACACGTTCTACCTCTTGTAAATCCGAAACATCATATGCTTTATTCGGGTCAACTTCTCCTGTAATATAAATTTTCATCTGTGGTTCACGATGCTCAATATCCAATTTTGTTTTTACATAAGTATATGCATCAGGAGTAAGCCAAACATAATCTTTTGTGTCTAGCAAAATTGGCTCTACATCTAATTTTTCAAAAGGCTCAATTAAAAATTTCTTATCACTCTGTTCAAGAAGTTTGCTATAAAAATTCATTGTTGCCATTATTCTTCTGTCCCCTTATTTATTTCATCAATAATACTATCTATATTTTTATCTTGTTTTTCTTCTTTTAGTTGAACATTTTCATCATAGTCAAGTCCGTATTTTCTTCCCATACTAATCATTGACATAGATAAAATATTATTAATTGCTTGATATGCAACTTTATCTATAGGATAAATCATTTGTCTGTTTAATTCTAGGAATTTATGTTCTGTTAGCATAAATTCCATCATTTTTTGTCTTTCTTCTTTTGTTTGTTCTTTTAACAAAGTTAAAATTCCTTTCCATTAAAGAATATACTGATATGTATAGCACCAACCTGTTACTTTTACAACATAGCAAGCACACGCAGCTTCATGACCAAAGCAAGAACAAAAGTTGCAATTACATACACATTTAGATGAAATTAAATTCATAACTTTCATAAAATATGTAGCAACATTAGATGCAGCTATATTTAATGTATATTCTCCATGCGTAATTGATAATGGATTCTTACAGAAGTCTGGAACTGTTATGTTAGTATCAGCAGAAAAATCTTTTGTTTCTATTTGTTTAATTGGATTGCCATATGTATCTTTCATAACATTTCCGTCTTTATCTTTAACAACTATTTCTCTTGTCCCTATAATATGTTTTACATACATTGGACTAATTTTTCCTGCATTGGCAACTGAACCCAAAAATGCCCAACGAGTATGCACCATTTCCATATATTCATCAGAAACAACATATCCATCGCCATCAATAATTGGCTTTTTCAAAGAACCATCTTTTACCAATTTTACATAATCAATATTACCAAATGGTCTACGATGTGTAATTAATTGAGAACTAGTACTATTATTTCTAGGGGGTTCTTCAGCATAACCGTATGTTGTACTTGTTGTCAAATCTGTTGGTTCATGTGTAGGAACAATACCATTATTTACTGTACCATCGACAGAACTTGTTTCTTCCGTTCTAATACCTGAATGACGATATACATATTCACGCATATGTGAACCAGTAAACCAGTTATTTCCTTTATGAGAACCTTCGTTTATATCATAAGCATTTAAATTATAAGCTAGTTGTGCAAAATCTACGTTGTGTGGTTCAACTTTTACTTTTGTATATGACCCATTTGATTGTGCTACATCTATTGTTTTTGCAACATCCGAAGATAAAGTATTTAATGGTAAACGGTTATTAACCGAACTTCCTGACCGCGCAACAGAAGGAACTTCAATACTCAACAATGTTAATATATCATCAAAGATACGTGATATATCATCTTGCCTAATTGTATCACCTGTTGCAAAATACCCCTGATGACCATTCTGTATATACATGTTATTAATACGTGGTTTTAAACTACCATAATTTGACAAGAAATTATTACGTATCATAAATTCTTCACGTATTTTAACAAGTAATGCGTTCCATTCATTATTTGTTATTGGATTATCTGTAAAATCTTCACGTAATTTCGTAGAGCGATTTTGATAGTTATTTGCAGATAACCAATTCTTTTCAGAATCGCCAAAATCATTCCATACACTTGTAGAAAAAACATGGTTTTTATCACCAATAGCTCCATCTTCACTTTGATATGGTTTACAAATTGGAAATCTGGATGTTCCACCAACTACGTCCGAATCTTTAATAATCTGATAAAATCCTTCTACGTATTTATCCATAGTTTGTACTTCAGACATCTATATCAACTCCATTAATAATTATTTTTATATTAAAAATTTAAAAATTTTCATACTACTATATAATAAATATCAATGAGTTAGCTTAAAATAAGCTCTAATGTAATCAGAGATTTTATTATACAACTTACAAACTTTAGGATTATTTGACTTGTTCCAATTTTCCTTTTTGCCTTTGCTATTTATTGCATTACATCTAAAGCAAAACAACGATTCACATTTTGAACATTGTTCATTCTTTTTAAACATATTATTTGCAACTAAATAGTTACAATCTACTTTATGCAAAAAATTATCTTCAAAAATATTTGTATATACTAAATCTTTTTTCCCATACAAACATCCATGACAATATGATACATCACCATTTGTATCTATTTGAAATGAATTATGTCCACCAGAACAATCCGCATTACTATTTGGCTGGTCAAACCACAAAAAACCTGTTTGTCCATACTCTTTATTCTTTAAAAAATAGCGAATTAGTTTTACAAATTGACAATTCATTTTATCATAATCAATATCACCAACATTTAATGTATCAGGAGTTAAAGCAAATGGAATTTTATGTTTCAATTCCCTATTTAAATCCTCATAGTTCAAATATTGTTCAAATAAATGTTCTTCCAAATCTTTCATTGTACATGTTGACTTTGTACCAAAATGAAAATTATTTTTATCCAACCATTTAATTGCTTCTCGAACCATTTTATCTGTTTCTTCAATGCTATGATTTAATTGCAAACGTTGATTGTTTTCTATATTTTGATAGTCATATGATACTTGTATTTGAAGCCTATCATTAACATGACTTTTTATTCCAAGCAAATCATCTTTGAACGATTGTACCAATGAACCATTTGTATACATAAAGAAATTTACATTTTCATTATCATAAAATTCTGATATAATTCGTTTTATATCTTTAAAATATACTGTTGGTTCTCCACCCCAAAATTCAATTCGCAAATCATTTATATCTGCCAATTCATGTAAAACATCTAAAATTCGATTAAATACTTTTTCAGGAATACTTTCATTCTTTTCTACTGCACCATTTTTTACTTCAAAACAATATTTGCAACGAAAATTACAAGCACTTCCCATATTAATAGAAACCGCCATTGGTGTTCTCAATTACCATTCACCCTTTCTAATATATTTATATTGTATTTATTTTTCATATATTTATATAAATCTGTTACCATATGAAAACACATTTTTAATACTTCGCAATATCCATCTACAATTCCATCATTTTTAATTTGGGAATATAAACATCCATGATTACAAAATTGATTCAAAACACATTTATTACATTTATCATCAACTGTTGTATTCATAGATTTTATAAATTGTATATTATCTTCAAAAAATAAATTTTTATTACTATCAAACAATGGATATTCATGATTTGTATAAAACCTAGAACAAGGATAAATAATACCTTCAGGAGTTAAACTAAAACCACTACTGCCAGCAAAACAAACATAATTTCTTTTTCCATTCTTTATATTTTGCAATATCTTCTCTACAAATCCTATATAAATCCATCTATGATAACTGTCATAATTCATAACAATAAAATCATACAAACTATTCAATTGTTGTTTTAATATACCTAATGATTTTTCATCCCAAATGTTATCTTTAACAAACGATACATCTATATAAAAATTATCTATTTGATTATTCATAGCCAATTTATAAAAATAGACAATATTCTTCATCAAATCAGATACATTATAATTACTTACCATCATTTTTGGATTCATTTCAACAATTTTATTTTTATATAATTGTTCTATGTATTTATGATTCTTATCATCACAACCATCACAACTAATCCCAACATGAATATTTCTTTTGCCTAATTCATTTTTTATATTTTGATTTAATAAAATGCCATTTGTTTGAATAAAACTATGTACAATATTTAAATTTTCTTTTAAATATTTATCAAACAACAAAATATTGTTATATTCAATTAACGGTTCTCCTCCAAAATATGTTACATCATATTCACCATCAAAAAATTCATCAATTCTCAAAGATAATTCTTGTATATGCTCAATTTGTTTTTTTAATCCATCCAAACTTATTTTTTTATCATTCTGATGAATATAACAATATGGACATTTCAAATTACATTGATTTGTCATATGAATTTGTAAAACATGTTTCATTATATTTTCGCTCCATAAAAAGTAGTATATTTATATTATACTACTTTTTATTTTTATTCACCTTTTTCGTTAATCACCATATCATTTAAATACAGATTTCTATTTTTAATATTTAACGGATATTGATATGAATATTTAAATGCATATCCTTTTCTATCATCATTAACAATTCCACTAAGACTTGTAATGGATTGCATTTGATGATATACATTATCATAGCCACCGCAATACAACTTATCAAAATCGCTTATTGAAAATATATACATGTCTCTTTCAACTGTATCGTACAAATATGCTTTACTTAGTAACATATCAAATGATTGTAACTGCTTTTGAGAATAAGTATACAAATCATTATAATATACATCTGTATCTATAATTTCTTGTCCTATTTGTTTTTTCAATAGCACATTTACAGTCGTTCTAATTAATTTACCGTTCACACGATTCAATATAATATAAATATTTTCGTTAATTTCATATACTCTCGCTCTACACAAATCTTTATATGTAAATGATGTTCTTTTATCTGTATTACCATAAAAATCTTGTGGTTTTGGAGCATATAAATTTATACTCCCATAATATAAATTACAATTTCTAAAAATTGCATAGTCATCTATTGACTTTGTTTTATACGGTTTTGAAACTTTAACAAAAAATCTATCATTCAGACTTTCATAACCTGTCTGCGGAATTAAATTCAATCCATTATCCTTCGCATGATATGTAACATTTACATTGTCTATATCTATATCATATCTCGGATTTCCTTCAGAAAAATTATCATCATATATTAAACAATCTTCCCTACAAGTAACTTCCATATCTGCATTAAATCTAACATTAACATTTGTACTTGAATTATTAAATTTAGCAATAATTGGAATTTTTATTTTATATGAAAACATTTGCGCAGAAAATTTCAAATTAAAATCTGTATAACCCATATCAACAAAGCCATAGCTAATCGTTTTATAAGCAGACTTTGTATTGTATTTTAATTCATATGTAACTCCATCAACAATTATATCTGGTATATCTTGTATATATGCAACAAGTTTTGTTCTTAAAGAACCATAAATGTTTGTTACCATATCATTACAATTAATAACAGATAGTTCATAATTCTCTACCATAACTTTCTGCAATATGCTTTTCCCATCAAAATTTAAAAATTTTAATGTTAGATTATCTTTTTTGTCAAAGCAACCAATATCATGTGTACGTACATATTGTAGCGTTTCCTCTGTTAAACGAACGTCATAATCGAACTTATCATAATTAATTCCATCATATTGAACTAAATGTATTCCAAATTCATCAAAATCAACAAAGAAGAAATACGTATCATTATATGTTACATAATCGTATTGAAAATATTTTTCGTTAAGCGTGCCAATTGGAACAGGCATTTTTGATATAGACGGTATTGTTTCTGAAGTATAGTCTGATGTTGGATAATTAAATGTCAACTCATTTTTCTTTTTATTCAAAGTAAAATACCCTGTTAAAGCATCTGCATCAACTGTTTTATCTATATACGTTGAATCAAATGTAATATTTGTTTTATCTTTACTATACTTAACGATACTATTTCCTGTTTTTCTTGTGCTTAAAGCCAATGTATTATCATGTTGTGGTTGAATTGTAAAAGAAGTAAATATATCATCACCACAATACAACGAAATAACGAATGTACATGTATCTTTGTGAACAATATTCCTATATTCATCAATTACTTTAGTAATAATTCCTTTTCCTTTAAATACAAAAGAGTTTGGATTTTTATTGGTTGCGTGTTTTCTAAACTTTTTTCTTAAATATTCTGTAGAAAATTTTTCTGCATGGAATAGATAATTGTCTACTTTTATTTCAATAAAATTCTTATATTTATCTCGTTTATCTATTACCATTTCAAATATTTTACCATTATATTCAGGATTAACCAAATTTACATCTGCATTATTATCTAAATTGTTATCAATTTTTCCAACAATACCGCCATATATGCCATATTGTTCATCTGTATCTGCATTTATATATGATATTTGATTTAACGACAATGAATTTGGTTGAATCAAAGTGGACATAATAACAGGTTTTGTTATTCCATTTGTGGTTATAATTACTGCTTTATATAACACAGTTCTAACTTCTTTTAGTGTGGTATCAAAAAGTAACTGACGATAAAAATATTGATAATCTTTTATTTCCATCGTTCCTAAATAACTCCATTTAATATCCACACTATCATAATGGTTATTAGTTAATGATTCTTTCGATATTCTGCTATGTTCATCTATTTCAGTTAATGGTAATATATGCGTATAAAGCAAGATTTTATCTATTTGATATTCTGTTTGAAGATTTAGGATAATATCTAAATAAGAATAATTTTCATGTAAACCATATGTTGAAAAACTTCTTACCTTTATATCATCTAGTACATTTGAATAAACAATTTTAAAATAAAAATCATTCTTAAAAGTTCTTCCACCTTCAAGAATTAATTCTACTGCATAATTGTAATTACCAAAACCCAACCAGTTATCATCTTTAATCTCATATTTAATGCTAGAACGCTGATTAATTTTATAATCTTTATAAACCTCACCATTTTTATAAATAATAATATTATTAATCGGTGCTTCTAAATTATTAACAGTAAAATTAAATGTAAAATTATATATATATTCCCTAGCGACCCAAACATCTTTTATATCTTCCATAAGGTGTTCATATTTATTTTCATCAAAAGAGAATACTATATCACGATTTACCATTTTATCACCTTATTCTGCTAAATGCAAATTTCCTGTTGCAATCGCTTTAGGAATTAAATCACGTAATCCATCTGCACAATCAACTGCCAAATCATAATCTTGAAAATGCATCCTATCGTTTTTAGATTTTTCGTCTGAATGATACTGTTCAAACAAAAAATATTTAATATCTTCTGGTAATAGATTTAATGTCATAGCCAATGTTTTATTTGTATTAAATTGTATCTCTACGCCACCAACCATACGATAAGCTACAACATAATATCCATATTCATCTTCTTCTACTTTAAAATCTATTAACATAATTTATTTCCTCCGCAATAATTTCTCTACATATTAAATAAAAGGACGTACAATTTAATATACGTCCTTTTTGTTAATTAATATGTAATAACAACCAACGATAAACGAAATCATCATTAATAAGATTAATTTGTTTATCCTGCAATTGAAATTGACCATTTATCATTTTATTACAATAACAATTCCAAACTGGTCCAGACATCATTACTGATAAACGTGTATCTCCCTTATCAAAATAATGACCTAATGGGTCTTTAAAATATCTATATCCTAATTTTTTCATATGACCTATAATTTTTCCTGTCATATCATCACCACAAGTCTAAATCATCCGTTACGAGCATTTTAATAAATGGTGTAATCATCTTTTTTGGGAACATAACATCTGTTTGCTTACGAATCTTTGTTGTTGCAGTATTATGTGAATCGCCATTCATACGACAACTATCATAAAAATCGCATAAATGTATCATAATGGAATACAAATGGATATTGTTGACATCTAATCCACTAGGATAACCACTACCATCTAAATTTTCCATATGTTGTGAAACAATATCTGCAATTCTATCATAATCACCTAAATTACAAATAACCGCTTTTGAAAACAATGGATAGACGTTATCCAAATCATATTTTTCTTTTCCTATTGTAATTTCTTTATCAAAATTACATTTACCTACTTCATGCAGAAAACCTGCAATATATAATGTTTCCCTATCCACTCCATCTATATCAAACTTTTTGCCAAATTCATAACATAACATGGCTACACGTTCAGAATGTTTATAGATTTCAGGATATTTTTGTTCCATTACATCCAAAAGTTTATTAACTTTTTCCATTCGTTTCAATGGAAGTCACATCCTTCTATTTTTTTATACTAAAATTATTTTGTTTTTAGAACAAATATTTTATAACTCTACTAAAAAAATAAACACCTTGATGTAAATAATAACGATTTTCTATAATAAATTGTTAAAAATTTTCGGAAGGATAAATAATTATGAAAGAAAAAGACGTTGAATATATAAAATTGGACTCTTCTTATGATGATATGGCAAGGGATTTTGCAGAACTTGTACGACAACATTCTAAAGCTAGTAAAAAAATCGAGGAAATTAAAGGCGAATTAGATATTCTATATAACCGTTTAACTCTATATTGCAAAAACGAATTTTTCAATAAGTATTCTTCAAAAAAACATTCTTTCATTATAGAAAAAGACACCATTTATTTCTATAAAGAAAAAGATTTAAAACGAGCGAAACAAAGATACGAGGATTATGTAAACGATACATACGATTTTGACCAAGAATTTGAAGAAATGTATAATATGGATTTTATGGATATAGATGAATTAGCACAACAAGATAGTAAAAACTATCATAAAATGGTTAATTTTCTAATTAAAAATTTAGGGAAACCAGAATATAAATGCCAGATTAATGCCAAACAAAAAAATTCATTAAACAATATCATTCGTTCTTGCTTAAACGTAGAAGAAAAACACAATTATATGAAACAAAGAATTTCAGATTTAGAAGCAGACTATACCGATTGCTTAAATGAGATTCTACACCAAATTCAAGATGATGATAATTATGAATTTGATTATGAAAAAGACGAATTAGTATCTGTAAAAGATGTAAAAACAGGTTCATGGCACTTAATTTATTATCCACGTGTCAATTCAGATACTTTAAATAAATTATTGAATTAAAAAAGACTTTAGGTTTTTCCTAAAGTCTTTTTTAATTATTCTTTGTTTGCCGTTGCCAAAGCATTTTCAAAGTTCTTTTGTAATTCATCTGCTGATATAGAAACGAAATTTGGTACACTATCTATTAGTCCTACAAAATAACAAGTCATATACACTCCTGCTGCTTTTGCAGTACCTTTAACTGTTTCTTTTAATTCTTTATCTATTGTATCATTTGCGCCATTATTTTTATTAATTCTCTTAAATTGTTCCAAACAATTAAATGCAGATTCTACACCTGGAGTATACCATTTAATTGTATGATTTTGTAATCCATCCAGCACTTGATTAATAATATTTTCTATTTGTTCTGTTTTTTCAACTGCTTTTTCTTGCATTTCATTTGCAGATGAATATCCATTTTTAATTGCGAACATATATGCTTGTGCATCTCTATTAAATCCATCTAGTACCTTATTAATTTTTTCTTTCATTTTCTTATACTCAGCACTATCTTTTTGAATCTCTTTATCTTCATTTAATTCTTTAAAAAGAAAATCTCTTGTTGCTTTTGAAACTTTGTTATTTGTTTTATTTCTTTTCAATGTATTAACAAATGCATCAACACCGACATCAGGGAAACATTCATCTATATGTTGAGGTATATCAGCAACATATTTACATTCTTTTTCCAATTTTTCAAATTGTTTATCAGCATTTCCATTTGAATATGGATTTTTTTCATTTCCGAATACATATTGAAGAACTCCAGTTACCCTTCCGTCTCCAACTTTTGGCACATTATCATGACTTACATTATACCCACGATTTTTCTGCAATCTATTTTCGTCATCAGATTCCTCTGTTTCCATTTCTTCTTTATCTTTATTATCAATACGAAGGTTCAAACTTTGATTATCAATAATCTTAATTGTATCATTTGTTGCCTTTAATTGTTTATCTTGGGCAGTCCCTTCATTTTTTAAAAGTTGAAAAGTATATACTTTTACGTTACCATAACAAAAAACAACACGCCTATCATCAGGTATCTCTAAATCATTTTTTGGAGAATCAATATGAAAACCAATCCCTTTTTTTGCGTTATTAACATCAAGTGGAACTAATTTTTCATCAGTAACTTTCCAGTCTTTAAACCTTTTATGCTTTTTCAAAATGTCTTGAATATCATCATGAATTTTTTTAGATAACTGCTTTAATTTTGGAATTTGGTCAATAAAAAAAGCCAAATCTTTATCAAACAATGTTGGTAAATCTCCAATATCAACTTTTTCAATATCACATGGATGTATTGCCAAATATGTACTACCAAAATTTCCTGATAATGGAGTATACCCACCTTGCGAAACAATTGTATTTAAAGCAATATAATCTGTAACTTCTTCCCCTTCTGGTATCATTGAAGTTTTTGTACTATCTGACCATCTTCCAATTCTTTGAATCATGGATAATACAATATTCTTTTGGCGTTTCGGAAACATTGTATTAAGTTGTTTTAAAACAATATTCATATATTTACACAACCTTTTTATATATAAAATGATATTTTTCTATTTATTCTAAATAAAAAATAGGATAATGCGTTTAAAACATTACCGTAAAATAAAATCGTAGCAAATTTTTTGGTTTTCCTTTTCTTGGGTTTGATGTATTTGTCTACATAGCCTTGTCCCTTACGAGCAATCACAAAACAATCTCCATTTTTTCTTTCATTATATCAAACAAAACTTCAACAAAAACGAAAAACCACCAGAAGGTGGCTTTTGTTAGAAAATAGATTTGATATTCTTTATGCTGAAATAAATCTTTATATTTCTTTTTAATTGTTTGTTCCATAAATTAATTAAACTCCTTTCAAAAAACAATTAAAAAGCATTGACAATAATTTCAGATACATGAAATTCTGAAGAATTCTTAACAGAAAGAACTTCCAGATTCTCACTAGGAGTATTTTCAATTTCCTCCATGTCTTTACTTAGGAAAACAATAGTACCTTCCATTGCAACCGTGTTTATCCATTTTTAATCAAAATACACTCGTTCATAATTACGATATAATTTGTTCAATTCATCATAATTATTACAGAAAATTTTTGGTTTATTTAATTCATATTCAAAATAATGTTCAATTTGTTTTTTCTCCCATGAAATGTTATCTCCCTTTAAAGAAACATTTAATTCATGATTCGGATTTACACCATTTAAATAATCAAATTCTTTTATTGATATATTCATTTTACCATCTATCTGATTAATTGAACAAAAGAATATTTTATCTAGCATTCTTCATCCTGCTTTCATATTCTTCTACATCAAAATCATTTACATTAACAATGCGCTTTTTGAATGATTGTGGTAACATTTTTTGATTATATCTCATAACCGTTTCAAATGCATTATCCAAAATATACGTAACAGACCAATCTGCTTCATTTCTAGTGCTACGACCGCACTCCTGAACCAAATTTCTAAGCATTTTGCATATATACCATTTCTTATCTTTCTGCATTTTACGTTTTACACGTTCATCTGCAAGAGAAATATATGGCAATTTAACAATAATCTGAAATCTGCTCAAATCATCATGTAAATCAACACCTGCCATTAACGAAGGACTAACTAAAATAGTTGGTTTTTCTGACGTTGCATGATATTTAAACAAGGATTCATTCGATTCTCCAACAGTACGCACTACAAATCTATCACTATGAATAGCTTCTGTAATCTGTTTGGCAATATTGTACGTAGAAGTATGAATAATACCTTTCTCATTCGGATGCATAGCCATAATTTTTTTAATTTCTTCGATAATATATGGCATAGTAGCAGGAAGGTTTTTATAACTCATAGAACCAATAGGGTCATACACAATAGGAGATTTTTCAGGGTCAAACGTGCCATCACGTGTAATAAAACACGTTTCATCTGGTTTAATCCCCATATCTTTACAAAAACCAACCTTATCTAGAATTGTTGCAGACATAAATACAACTTTTCTATTAGACCATCCATCAATCAATTTTTTAAACAAACCATCTATATCAATTGGTTTTAAAGACAAAACATTATCTTTCACAGACATAATCCAATTATCTTTATTTTCAGAAAGGAAATATCCTTGAATTTTTTCATGCAGACGAACAAGTTCTTCTTTCCGATTTGATAATTTCATCAAATCCACATCTTCAAGCTCACTCAATTCATCCGCAGTCATCAAACTACGATTGCCTGTTTTTACGCATTGAATCTGCTTATCAATCGTCATAATTTTACGCATGATAATACTATCAACCAAATGAACCCATTCCAAATTCTTTTCTTCTTCACCATCATTCAATCTACGATTATAAAGACAAAGCTCTTTGAAATCCAACCCATGATTCATCATGTAACGTTCATTCATCTTTTTTGCAGAAAGAGTAAAACCTGCACAATTAAGAAGCTGGTCCTCTAACATATGACATTCATCTACAATAATTGCATTACGTTTAGAGAATTTTGCTCGATAATCACCACCAGGCAAAAATTTACGAGACACACGAAGAAAATAAGCATAAGAAGTCACATACATTTCTGACGATTCTGCTTCTTTCTTTGCATTATAATATGGGCATTGACCTGACAATGTACACTCATTATAAATACCCTTTGTGAATTTGCACTCACCATTCGAGCATGGCATACCTTCATCACGAGAACACTCATAATTGACTGCACCTTTTACTGCTTTTGCACCCATATCGCCAAAATCAGTAATATACTGGTCTTGCAATTGTTTCGTTGCAGTCAAAAGATAGCAATTACCTTCTTTGCCTGAAATAGATTTAGCAATAGCCGATTTACCAATGCCTGTACCGGCTTCTATGACGATATAACGGTACTTATTTCCATATGAATAGATTTTATCCAACGAAGATAAAATATCCTTCTGTTCCGCTCTCTTTGAGTTATATGGGAAGTAATTAGAAACTAATCCGCCTTGCAACATCTTGTATGCACCTGACATTATATATTACCTCTTTCGTTTTGTTTGTCTCTCTCTAAATCTTACTTATATGCTATCACACTTTCATTTTTTTGTCAACAACATTTTTAAAAATCAATATCCATACTTCTGACGAAGAATATTTTCAACGTTCTTATTTACATAAATATCCTTAATTTCTTTTTCATCCATTGTAAGAATACAAAGATTTATAAATTCATGAAAAACAACTGCATAAGCATGATATAACTTATCGTAATCAAGTACATCGCTCGGTTTTTTCCAATGTTTCCATGAAATTTGTTGTCTTACTAGTGCACAAGCATCAGATAAACGACAACTTGCTTTTAATACTGTAATATCCTTTCTAGAATCTTCATATGTATTCAAATATTTAGGTAGTGTAATAATTTGTCTATCATATGCTTCTGCAATCAAATCTTTATCGTTTTTAATCCAACCAATATGATATTCGTCACAATAGTTTTTCTTAATTATATCTTTATCTGCGTCTCCAACAATAAACAGTTCCATCATAAAATGAAGTATATCTATAACTTCTTTTTTTAACTCTAAGTTTTTATCCACATCTGATTTATACTTTGGTTCTCCACCGTACAAATCTAAATGTTCCCTGACTTCTCTAATTTCGTCCTCAATACAAACTAAATATTGGTCTATCCATTTATCTATTTCTCTTTTTGTTAATCCTTCCATTTTTCTCATGCGACTAGCAAATGATTTTTGCATAGACATCATTAAATCAAAATCAGGAAGTGATGTATCAAAACCATTTTCTTCCATAACTTTTTGAAAGATTTCAGAATTTTTAGCATCTACATATGCTTTATATTTAACACAATCACACTTTAAATTTTCACATTGAATTTCTAAATAAGGACATTTCGTATTCATTAAAAAACCTTCTTCTACAAAAAAAAATAAAAAGGGAATTTATTTAAAATTCCCTCAAATTTAATCTTATTTCTTTTCTTCTCTTGGAGGAATTGCAGGTGGAACTGGCGGAACAGAATTTTGAGAACTTCTTAACATCTGACCTAATTTGTTATTACCACCAACTAAACTATTAACTGCATTAATACCTGCTACTGCAAAAATCAATGTTTCAACAATATCTGCCCAAACTTGACTTAAAGCACCTGTAGTTAAGTACATATATCCACCAAAAATTAATGAAACCATAAAGCCTATCATTAAAACAGAAACTCTGGTTTCATCAACAGACATTACATTATGAAAAAATCTTGATACTTTTGATTGTTCTTGTTGTTCCATGTGTAAGTCACCTCTACAACGATAAAATATTGTCTATGACTTACATTTATCTCATTATTTAATTCGTAAGGTCTTTACCATCATCTACATATGCTTGACAAGAAATATTTTCACAAGATTGACAAGACTGACAAGTGCATTGTGATTGACAAGATATTTTTTGGCAACAGTTATTATACATATCTTGTTCTTGACATAACTGACAAGATTGACATACGCATTGTGCTTCACATGTTTGACATATTTGACATGCTTTAACCGATTGACATGTTTGACAAGCATTACTGTTTTGACATAAAACCAATTGACATGTTGTTAATTCACAAGATATTTTCTCACAACTTAAAATATCACTAATTGACTTTATCTTTTGACACGGTTTCCACGGTTTTGGTGTCGTATCATATTTATAATCTCTATCTTTAATATATTGTTTTACATAAGCCGTTACACCATACGTTACTTCTTTTGTAAACGGATTTTCTGGGTATACCCAATTTGCACCATTTTTCCTACACAATTCTATGTTTACTTTATATTCAAAATCATTATATTTACCATTTTCTGTATTCAACCTATGTTCTGGATTTTTTTTACCATTTGGCAAATATTTTTGTACTGGGCCTCTCGGATAAGGAAAAGAATTATCACCATTCCAACGAGCATAACTTAATAAGTCATGACTTAATCTTTCTTCGTCATATGCACCTTTAAACAACTGTTGACATCTAATCGTTTGACAATCAATAATTGGAGTACAATTACAATTACTAACATGGGTTTTGTAATTCTCTAATTTAGCCAAAGCATTTGCTATATCTAGCAAATCTTGGCGTTTCATAGTTTTATTTTCAGGTTTTTCTGTTCTTATATCTCTAAATTTTGTTGGAGTAATAATGCCATTTGGTTTATTTGTTATTTCACATCTAAACTTTACATCTTTTTCACTCATTTACTACAACACCACCCAAGATTTTAATTAACTGCATTATCGGATAGTTCATACTCATAGCCATTTTGCAATAGTATTCTTCTCTAGCTTTATCTTTAACCAAAGGACAACCATTTCTACACATAATTTGTACAATACAATCATCACATTTACTAGAATTTTTTTCTGCCATATCCAAAGCAAATACATTTTTTAATATATCAAAATAATTATCTATAATACATCCAACTTTTGTATCTGTATTATGACATTTATATAAATTCCCTTGTAAATCCATATTTAATACTTCGCAGCCATTACCACATCTATCTCTAGTTGGTGCAAATGATTTTGTTTTGATAGCATTTCTTAAATATCCAATTTTTTCTTCAATAAACTTTTTTCTTATTACAGATATTTGTTCATTCTCTTGAAAATATAACCGATATTCTTCACATAATGATACCATTTGTTCTTGTACTTTGCTATAATCGAAATTTTTCAAATCCTGATTTTGCAGATTAACATCTAATAGTTCATCAACATTAAAATACAATGTATGACCATGATAATTCTCTACATAATCTCGATTTACTTCTTCACAATCTTCCAAATAATCCTTTATATAATTATAAGAAGATAATACACCTGAAAAAGAAAAATTCTTTAATTTGAAAACATTTTCTTTATTTTCTTTAATAACATCATACCCACGTGTAATTTTAGAATTTCTTCCATCCCAACTAATTGTTACATGAGAAAAATTGTCATTTAAATACTTTACTTTTTCTTCATTTAACAATTTTCCATTTGTAATCATAGTAAAGTATACGTTGTTAGACATATTACGTGATTTTAAACCATCAATAAATTTTTTTATCTTTTCAAAAAACACTAATGGTTCGCCACCATAAAATTGTAATCCTAAATCTGTATTTTGATTTCTTGCAATATCATTAATAAAATTATATATATCAGGATTAATTTCTTTTCCTAAAGCCACGTTTACAACATCATGTTGCAAACAATATTTACAATTCATATTACATTCATGTCCCAACATAATAAAAATTGTAGATATATCTGTTTTTAAATAATTACGCATATTTTTATCCTTTCAAAATGCTATATATTCATATTATATCAAAAAAGAGAAGCACTTTCAACTTCTCTTTTTCTCTATATTAACCAAACAATTCTTTTGCGACTCCCATCATTGTATCACTTGAACAAATTGTATCTTGATAATCTTCATTTACTTTATTATCCCATTCTTCATTTGTATATTTTGTAGAACCATCATCTATTTGCGCATCATATTCACTAACATACTGATACATATCATCCATAATTTTTGATGTTTTTTCTACATAAAAATCTATATCATCTGATAGATAATCATAACACTTACCATTATCAATACAACCAATCAAATATTTAGCCACTTCATCAGATACATTAATATCATCACCTGTTGTAAGAACTTGTGGTAATCCAACCTGTTCGATGGCATCTTTTACATATCCATAATTTTCACTATCAGAGAGCAAAAAATTGATATAACCTTTAACTGTCGCTTCATCACAAAAATCGTCCAAACCTTTAAAAGTCATAAACCAATCTTTAAGCGCACTATCAGCTTTCCATGTGTCATCAATATAATCCATTAATTCATCCGTAGTCCAATCATTATCAGATAAAACTTTTTTTAATTGCTCTACTGTATCAATCTGTTTCAATTCTTCTGCAACCTTTTTTAGCATATTATTTATCCCCTTTAAATATTTGCGTTTTTCATAAATTCAAAGTCTTTTTGCATTTCTGCGTTTTTAATCTCATTTATTTCATTCATTAATTCCATAATTGGATAATATCTCAATGTAGCCATTCTACAATAAAATTCATCACGTGAACTTTGTGGCATCTTTGGGCAAGCATTTTTACACAATGGTTGTACAGGACATTCATTACATCCATCTATACCATGTTGAACTGTCTTATCATGGTCATTAATGTTTTTTAATACATCAAAGTAATTATCATTAATTGTCCCCATTGATTCTGTATCACCGTGACAACAATACAAATTACCTTGTAAATCCAAATTTACATTTTCTCCACCATTACCGCAGAACAAACGCATTGGTTTTTTGTTATCCACACTAACATAAGATATTTCTGTTTTTATCCATTCAGCATATTTTGGATTACTAATTGTAGCATGATTCCTAAAACAATATGCGTACTCATCACACATATCTCTCATTTGTTGAAAGAACTTACCTTCATCAAACTCTTTTAACTTAGGATTTGGTAGTGTATCATACTGCATTAAATTTTCCACATGAATATTAATCGGTTTTCCATATTCTTTTTCTATTTCCCAACAATCATCCAAATAATCTTTCGGATAAGTATAGGAAGAAAAAACTCCATCAAAACCCCAATCATCTAATTTAAATATATTTTCTTTATTGGATTTCATTACATCATATCCACGTGTGATTTCAGAATTTCTTCCATCCCATGACAAACCAAATCCTTTTAAATTTTCTTTTATCCACGGAATTGTTTTATCATTAATCAATTTGCCATTCGTTACCATAGAAAAAGTAATCAAACCATCTTTGTCTTTTTCTTTTATCATTTCAACTACTTTTTTCATAGTATCAAAATATACAAGTGGTTCACCACCCCAAAATAATACATTAAAACCACCTATATTTTGAGCAATATCTATCATCCAATCAATAATCTGCGGATTAATTTCCTTTGGCATCGCATGATTTACTACATCGTGTTCAATACAATATTTACATTTTAAATTACATTGATACCCCATCATTAAATAAATCTGATTAATATGAAAATTTAAATGTTTTAACATAATTTCATTCCTTTATTCCATTTAATATCATACCTGTATTTGTCCAATCTACCATATTCAATGCTTCAGATACCTTCATTACATGTAAATGAATTTGTTCTGTATCTTCGATTACGCCATGAATACTATTATCTTTTTTAAGCGAATTGATTTCTTCTTCTGTTAATTCTACCTTAAACAAAGCTATCTTATGAGAACACAATGTAGCAGCGCTTTGTTTCAATGCTACCTGTTTAAAACGATTTTTATCTAATTTTAACCCTGTTTCTTCTTCTAATTCTTTAGAAGCAGTCGAAAGAACATCATCGTTTGGATTAAGAGAACTACCACCAGGCAATTCAAAAACCATTTCTTCATTATTATTTATTGGGCTACGAAATTCTTCGCATAAAACAACTTCTGAATCCATTATATCATCTTTTTTATAATAGGCAAGAATATAACTCATATCTGTTCTTGCCACTACAAATTCATTATCTTTTACTCTATCTTCTTTTGCTATATAAACCGATGGATGAAAAATCTCTAAAAACATTTGTTTTGCTTTTGGCATAACAAATTCATATTCCATATTAAAACCAGTTAAATAATTTCCTACATTTAATTGTTGTTTATACCAATTCTGAAATTGTTTTGATTTGTATATATGCAAAGGAATTTTTATTTCTTCATCTTCTCGATATATTCCTCTACCTAAATATTGTACCACAGATTTCAAAGTATCTTCAAGTGTATTATGCCACTCATACTTATCTCTTGAAATTAATTTCAAATATTCCATTCTTGGTGCTTCATCAGGGCAACCACAAAACAGTTTATTTGAATTAAGAAAACGACCAAATTCTACATTTGTTGTTAATCCAATCATTTCAAAATCCGAACGCATTTCTCTAGGAATCCAAAATACAATAGCATCGCAAGCACACATACAAGTATATTCCCAATCCAATTGCGCTTGCAAATCAAAGCTTCCTTCTTTTTGTTCAGGATTTCTATTTTCAGGAATATATACAACACCATTATATCCCATTGAATCCAAAATTTTTAATGCTTCATTTTTCCATGATAATTCATATTCTTTTCTAGGTACTGGCCCAGCTAAAAATATAGATTTCATTTCATCTTTTGGAAAAGGCTCTTGTGAATATACAACTGTCATTTTATCAGTTCCTAAACGTTTCATTAAATCTTTCCTTTCATACACTTTTTAATTTAGCAAGTCGCGTTACTTGTTTATCACTATAATCATAATAATACACTTTAATTAGATTCTTTATTAATATCATTTAAACAATTATTAAAATTATCGCCTAACAATTCCTTTAATTCATCTATATCCATAATGTAAATATCTTCATTCATTATTTCACGACCTTTATGAACATCTACAAAAGAAATACAAAAGAGGTAAGTTTTCATGCTTACCTCTTTTTTTTATTGATATAACAAATATTCTACTATTCCTTTTCTTAAAATATTATCTTTTTTTATTTCGTATAAACTTTCCATTTAGCCAAACGTTTAACTGCATCATTGTAATTATCTAAGAAATAAACCTTATCTACTTTTAATTGTTTCTTACAAGCCTTGGCTACATCATCTTCATTTGCTCCTGTTGCCAAAACTTCAACAAACGCCATATTATCTACAATATGCCCAAACGCTACATTATCTGTATCTACCAAACGTCTCATACGTGACTGCGATGGTCTACTTCCTGCTATATCATCACCTTTTAAATCCTCTGGTATCATATCTTCATTTCCATGTTCTTCCATGTAATCCGCTAAAATCTGCCCATGTGTTTTTCCTTCTTCGCCATAGGCTACATCACCATCTATATATACAAACGCACCATCGCGAGTATCATAATCTAACCTTGTTCCAAATTCAACGTTTGTTTGTTCCCCTATTTTATCATCTACTTTTGCCAAATCTGACCAATCATCAACAGAATTATCTTCTTCATTATACTCTAAATCTAGGGTTATATCGTCATCTTCTTCACCAAAACCTGAATAATTACGCTCACAATAAGATACATAACTATTCAATGCTTTATCAAAATTTTCTTCAATATCCGTTTTGCTTGTTAGTTCCTCTGCCATTTCAGAAACGCAGTCGCTAGAAACATCTAATTCATCTTCTGTATTATAATCAGATAGCCAATTTTTGTATTCATCTAATAACAAGTCATTATTTGTAATATCATCAATATAATCATTGACATCTAAATTACTTAATCCTTCATAAGCGATTTCGTTCATTATATCGTCACCTCTACATGTTGGATAATTTTCTTCTAATTCATCACGAATACCTCCTTCTGTAATGCAATAAGGTGAATTTAAAAATTCATTAAAATCTGAATCTAAATAATCTTTCGCTTCGCTCATTGTATTAAAAACAATCTTTGCCATTTAAACATTCTCCTTTGTATATAAAACAACTTTTGCTAATCTCTTGACTACTTCATTCTGATGATTTACAAAATATACTTTATCTATATTTAATTCTTTCATACACGTTTTTGCTACTGTATCTTCTGAAACGCCATTTACAATTTCTACTAATGCTACATTATCTATTACATGACCAAAAGCTACATCAGCATCTTCTTTCCCTACTAATCTTTCTACACGCTTTTTACTAGGTCTACTACCACCTATATCTCCATCATCTGTTTTATAATCTTCAGGAATTTCATCTTCCCTATCATTATCTATTAAATAGTTTTCCAATATTTGTGCGTGTGTTTGTCCTTCTTTTCCTTCAATTAATTCACCATCTACATAAATAAACGCATAATCTCTGTCTTTATAATCATACTTAAAATCTATTTTATGCGTATCTCCAACACTATCATTTATTTCATCTAATTCTTCTGCACTATTAATGGATTTTTTATCTTCATCATAATCATCTACCATATTATATTCATCATGAAGTGCATTGCGTTCAAAAAAATCCATATATGATTTTTTCGCTTTATTAAAATCTGCTACATACGAATTTTCATGCGCAAAACTATCAATCAATTCTTCTAAACATTCATATGTAAAAGAATATTCATTATCAGGTATTTCTTCTTCTAATACATAAGCATATTCATCCGAAAGTTTTCCATCACTATATTTACTCGTATTTACTAGCCAATCAACAAATTCTGATATATCTGCATTTTGTAAATCTTCCCATATATCTTCATTTTGTTCATCATATATGTCTATCATATATTCATCTTCAAAAAATTTTTCAAAATTATCTTCATCAAATAAAAAGTCTACTGTATATTTAAATGAATTAAAATAATTGTTATTATTTTCTTTAAAAAAATCTTCTATTTGTTGTAGTGATTGAAATTCTATATTCATTATACATCCATCCTTATTATCTTTGCTAATCTTTTTACTACATCTGTATTCGTATTTCTATTTACCATATATACTTTATCTACTTTTAACTGCTTTTTACACGCATCCGCTATTTCTTGTTCGGATACATTTTCTAATACTTCTATTAATGCCATATTATCTATCACATTTCCATAAGCATTGTTTTCCGTTCCTAATAATCTATTAATGCGGTCATTAGAAGGTCTACTTCCTTCTATATCTCCACCATCTTTATAATCTTCAGGTATATCTTCTTCTCTATTTATTTTTTTCATATAATCTTCCAATACCTGTGCGTGTGTCTACCCACTTTTACCTTCTATAATTTTACCATCTAAATAGATAAATGCATAATCTCTATCTTCATAATCATAATCAAAATTGATATTATGTTTATCCCCTATATTATCTTTTATTTTATCTAATTCTTTTGCACTATCTATATTTTCATCACTATCATTTTGTATCGTTTTATATTTATTTCTAAATAATCTTCGTTCAAAATAATCAGAATAGGTTTTTTTTTCAAAATCATTATTGAAGTCTTTATCTACAGATTTAATTAATTCATATAAACAATATGGTGAAAATTCTACTAAATCTTCTACATTCGTTGAACCATAAATAGAATATTCATATTCTTTTATTATCTCATCATCTTTTGAATATGCTACATATTGAGCATAAGTATCTATGGTACATTCTTTTAAATCATCATAATTACACCGATTAATCGCTTCTCTACCATCTTCAAATGGATATTCTTCATAAAAAAACTTTGCATATTTTGAATTCGTAACTATGGCATCTACTGCACTATATAATAAATCATCAAGTGCACCTAAGTTATCTTCTTCTTCATATATTTTCTTTATCTCACTTAATGAATGAAATTCCATCCCACATTATCCCCTTTTCGCTCTCATATATTTATACCAATAATAAATATTTTTATCTCCATTAATCGAACATAAAAAGAATAATGTAATAAAACAAACACATGCAACTGATATAATCAGTTGCACAACTTGTCCAACACTATAGGCTACCATTAATAAAATAAACAGAATCGCTAACTCATTCATTTGAATCCATTCCTTCCAAACGATTGTTATATCTATCTTCTAAATAATTTTTTATTGATGTCCGTACATTCGATAAAAATTCATGATATTCTGTGTACTGACAATTCAATTTAATTTGCAAAATTTCTACATCATTAAAAATTGTCTTTACAAAATTATTTAAATTCTCATACTGACATGTTATATCATTTATTCCTTTATCATTTAACAATAAAGTAAACATAATTAATCTCGTATTCTTTCGATATGTTTTCAATCTGATTACATGACGTGTATTGATATGTGCATAGTCATTCATATATTTACTTAATTCATCAACAATCGTTTTCATATACGGAAAATCCATTGATTTGTAAATATAAAAAGAAACATTGTTGATATGAATGAAATCTAATACTTGATTCATTACTCTTTTCGTCCTGTCATTTAATCTTACATTATCTACCACTATTACACCTCCTTTTAATTTTGTGTTATATCATTCAATAATACATCATTCTCCTTCATACCTAATTTATCAAACAGTTCTTCTTCTGTAATATGTATATCTTGATTTTTATTGTCATCTATTCCAAATAGTTTTAGATAACACGTTAAACCATCATCCTGTGTTTTATTTTCATTACTATAATGTACTTGTTTTCCTAATGCAGAAAATTCAAATATCATCTTACCTATATTCTCTGCATACACACCATCTATTACCTTTCTCCATCTATGATAGTTTAATACATCATTCTTTAAATATTCAAAATGAATGTTTCCTGTCTTTTCTCTATCTTCTACTTTTGTTGTTTTGTGTATCTTATTTAATTTCTTTAAATAATTGATTCTTTCATGACTAAATTTGTGATAATATATTTTATAGTTTAATCCTTGTATATATTGTGTATTTGTGTAGTTGGTGTAGATAGTATAATTAACCAATGATTTCATGTAATTAATATAAGTACAATTGTTTACAAAAAAATCATAGATAATTCTTCCTGCGTCCAACACATACAAATAATTATAATTTGTTGGTATCTTATGTAAAAAACGGAAAATACCAAATGAAAGAACCAATTTATCAAATTTCATTTGATATAAATCAGATAATGGAATAATCCGATATTCAAATGTTTTCGGAACGCTTTTTTGTAATGCAACAAAAAAATCTATATTTCTTTTCATATCATTTGTATCTACAACTATAGAACACCTTACATCATTCGTAAAATGTTTTAAATTAAACCATAGGTCAATTAAAGAAGTTGTAGTACCATCCAAATAAGGATAGTATATTACAATATCAATCATTACTCTATCACCTATTTAAGAAATATAAAAAAAAGGATTAAACATTTTATTATGTTTAATCTTTTTATGATGTTTAATCTCTTTTTATTTTAATTAAATCTTTTGTTATTAATATTCCAACTTTTGATTTTTTTACACCAAACAAGCCTAACATTTTTATTTTATCCTTAAAAGATAAATATATATTTTTGAATTTTTTGACTTGCAATAAATGTATCTTTATATTTGGATATTGCTCTCGAAATTTTTTAAATTTTTCTCGTTCTTCTTTTGGAAACCAACCTTTTATTTCATAATACAAATCTCTATCCTTATCATAAAAATCTGGTGTATATGTTTGTTTGCCACCATCTATTAAAAATGTTTTTGATTCATATTCATAATCACGATGTAGATAAATTAATATTTTAGCAAAATTATATTCCCATCCACTACGAACATAATGTCCTATACCTTTAAAAAATCCATGAATATATTGTGGTGAAGCAGGTTTCCTTCCTTCTCGAATTGCTTTAGATTGAGCAATAGCGCAATGCTTTTTATGTTCTTCTGTTAAATGTTTCCCTTTAAAGTACATTTTTATTTTTCCTGAAGCAATACCTTTTTTCATAGTAATAGATTTCTTTTTTGCATTATGTTTAATAATTTTACAATTTTTCGCAGTTAAGCCTTTATTCCAAGGACAATGTTGTTTTGGTGGTCGTTTTCCATGTTTCATATTATATTTTGACGAACAACTAGTAGAACAAAAATCACTATCATTATATGTTTGAAATTCTTTACCACATTGTTTACATTTTTTAGTTATTAATTTTTGTTTATGATTAAAATCAACAGAACATTGATAAGAACAAAATTCTACACTAGTATTTGTTATATCATAAAATACTTTTCCACAATTTATACACGTACATTTATGCAATCTATCATAGACTTTGCATTTTTCTTTTATATGTTCATAATAATTTTGTTCACATTCATCAGAACAAAATTGTGAATATGGTTCATCTGTAACAGATATAGAATATTCTTTATTACAATTTAAACATTTTTTAATCGTATGAGACTTTTTAGATTCATAGAAACATTTTCTACTACAATATCCATCTTCATTATTCGATGATATATATTTTCTTCCGCATTGTTTACAAGTTTTTAAAGCATTTGGATTATAGCTTAAATAATCAAAATCTTCTTCCGATTTTCCATATATACCATTTCTTTCTATCCATTCAAAATTATCTTCATTATTTAATGGTAATTTTCTTTTTGTAATTTGTTCGTATTCTTTTTTATGTTCACTTAAATTTTTCCACACAACATCTTTTCGCGTTTGTTTTGATGAACATTGAAAAGAACAAAATTTTGATTTTTTAGAACTTGTTAAATATTCTTTTCCACAATAGTGGCAAATATGAATTTTTTGATTGCGCTTTACGTCCATTTCACATTCACATTGATATGAATCATAAAATCCACTTGTATTTGTATATAAAGGATATTCTTTTCCACAATTAACGCACGTTAGAATGGGTATTTCATTAATTCTAGCCTGTTTTAATCCTTCCTGATAACATTCGTCAGAACAGAATTGAGCATACTTTTCATCACAATTATTTGTTATATATTCTTTCCCACAAATGATACATTTTTTTATTACTTTCTTTCGATTATGTTTATGTCTACAATTTGTTGAACAAAATTTCGGAGGTTCTTTTCCATTTTTGTGTTTATATAAAAACGTTTTATTACATTCTACACATTTTGTTTGATGATATAACGGATTATTAAAATAAGATTCATCCCTTGCATATATTCCATTTTTTTCAATTAATGTTTTTGAAATTTCTCTTTTCGCATATTTTCTTAATTCATCTGCTTCTTTTGATTTATTTTTTTTAATTGCATTTGTAATTTTCATTTTATAAATCGCATCTTTCAACAAATATTTCCTCCTTTTTATTCATATTTTTTATTATAAAAAAAAGAGATTTGAAAATCAAATCTCTTATATGTGTGAGTTTATCATCTGTACACCCACATCCTTTGAGCGTAAGAACGAATCCTGACTGGTGCGGGGTTACTCTTTAGTACCGCAGCATTTGGACGCAAAGACTTCTTTATATTCTGTTTTTGTTGTTGATAAGCACTTTGCATAGATTGTGCTATAGATTGATAACCAGCAGCTTGATTGATATTTAACGAAATGCCGTTATCAGAATAACTAAATGCTTCACCATTCTGTACTACTGATTCCCCTAGTAAGGCAAGAATGAAACTTCCGGTTAAAACACAGCCTTCCCAACTAATAGGAACATCATATAATGTATAAATTGTAAGTGGTGGCTCTGCATTAATATCTGCCATAGCTATTTGCAAATAGATTAATAACAATTCATCAGACCATCTTTGTCCTCTTTGTTTTTCTACTAATGTATTCAAACTACGAAATTGTTCATCAGGAACATCTTTTAACATAGCTCTTAATTTATGTACCAAATCTCTTTCTTTATCTGTTAAAGGAGAAATTGTATTATCATCTGCCGATTGTAAAATTATAGGCATATATTTTCACCACCTCATTCAAATTCTTTCTCTAAATGAAATAGATTGAAAACATATGCCTATCACAACTTTATAATGTAACAACTCTATCAAATGGAATTTTGTTTTTATCCATTAAATTGTTATTTGTTATATCATCTAAATAATCTTTAAATAACCCCTTATAGTCAAAAATAAATCCATCATCAAACAATTTACTTTCTATATCTTGTGGAATTAAATCTGGTTCTTTCAATGCGATAAAAATACAATCATTCCCAATAAGAATTTCATCCAATAAATCTATTCCATACTGTTCTTTAACTAATTGTTTATCACATTTATTATCTACAATATAAACTTCTGCTCCTGCATCAGTTAAATATTTATATAAATCATAAATTTTTGTATTACGAATATCATTACAATTTTCCTTAAAAGAAAATCCCAATATTGTGATACGTGGATGTTTTTTATTTATTTCATCTAAAATCTGATTTGCTAAGAAAAATGGAACAGTTTCATTAATTGCTCTAGCAGAATCTACTAAACCATACCAATCTTTATTATACTTATTTTCAAAATCAATGAAATAATATGGGTCTACACCAATACAATGCCCACCAACCATACCAGGATTATATGAAGCATTATTAAAATTAAATTTTGTTCTTGCAGAATTTAATACATCGTCAAAATTAATTCCACTCATAGAACAAATCATCTGAAATTCATTCATTAAAGCAATATTCACATCACGTTTAACATTTTCCATTATCTTTGATGTTTCTGCCACTTCTAATGAACTGCATTTATATATCTTATTCTTTGGAAGAATTAAATGATATATATCATAAACTTTTTCTAATGCTTTATCTGATGAACCTGAAACCAATTTTGTAATTTGTCTAATAGTTTTACCTCCTTTACCTGGTTGTAATCTTTCAGGAGAAAAGCCAACATAAAAATCTTCATCACAAACTAAATTACTATTCGTTTCCAAAATAGGAATACAAACATTTCTAGTCGTTTTTGGTGCTACCGTTGATTCAAAAATAACAGTATCTCCAACTGCTAAATATTTAGCAACCATTTTTGTCGCAGATTTTAACATACTAATATCAGGAATATGTTTATCATCTATAGGTGTCGGAACACAAACAATCCATACATTAGGTTTGTTTTTATCTAATGTAAATTGATTTTCATCTGTAACGAAATTAATTTCTGATAGCAATTCTGTATCTACCGATTGCGTTACATCATATCCGTTTTCATAATTATCCACTTTTTTTATATTTGTATCATATCCATATACAGGAACTTTTTTAACAAATTCACAAGCTAATTGGATTCCAACATATCCTAATCCAACAATGCATATATTATAATTCATATTACTTTTCTCCTTTATATTGTCTATTGCTTTTATTATATTACCTTTTAAAACATTTTTTTACCATCTAGTGTAAAATTCTCACGAATCATAATTCATTATCATCCTCATTTAATAACAAATTGTTAATGTTTTAAATCATATTGATATAATTTATCAAAAAACTCTTTATCCATTCTATTATCTATTACATTTAACCAATAAAAAAAATAAGACATGATATAAAAGCGCATTAATTCATTTTTTGTAAAAATATTTTTAGCTTCCATATCAACAACATAAATGTTTAATTTTTTATCAATTATAATATTATCTTGTTGCAAATCAAAAATCAATTTATTCTTATACAATAAAAGATACATAACAAATAAAAATTTTATTATACTAAAATTATCCAAAAAACCTTTATGTATATATTTTGTTATACAAAAATATTCTGTAAACTTAATAATTGGTACTCTATTGCCTTTTGGAATATTAATATAATTGTTTAATATAGTATTTCTTGTTTGCTTATCATAAAACCTTATGACCAATCCACATTGTTTTAAATATATTTTTGCATACTTATGACCATCATTTTCATTTAATCTTACAATGTCATATACAGATTCATTATAAATCGCATATTTGTTTGAAATTAGCAATCCATTTTTAAATTTACAAATAAAATTATATTTTAACATAAATGTGTCACACATTTTTTGATTCTTAATAAATAAAAAGTCATATTTTTCTGTTTTAAAATCTTTTTCTGTAAAACAACAATTATACTTATCCTTTACTTCTATAAAATCTAAATTAAATTTTTTATATATCATTTTTTCCATATTAAATCCTCTAATTTAAAATTTAAACAATTACCATCTTTATATTGAATCTTTTCATTATTATAATCAGTAAATGCATGAAGTACCAATTTTGCAATCATATAATCTTTACGATGTCCATACATATCTGTTAAATTATAGTATTTATTTTTTCTAATCTGTTTTAAAGTGCATTGAAAACGATGATTATCAATATATGTTAAACATCTTCCATAATTAGATATTTCACAATTATATCCTTCTACGATTTCCCATTTTTCATTTGGCAAGCCATTTTTTTCTTTCCATCGTTTTACATACGTAGCTTCACGAATTGGGACTCGTTCTACAACGTTTTGCGCTTCTTGAACGGATAAATCATATTCTTTCATTATCTCGTGAATATGAAAATATTTTTTTCCATTATATTTAAAAAACACAGATTGATTATTAACCAATCCATTATCATTTGCATGTTTCATATTCTCTTTTGCCGTTACCCATTCTAAATTAGAAATATCATTATTTTTGTTATTTCCATCAATATGATTTACTTGCAAATCATTCATATTTTCAAGCGGTTTAAAATTTTCCATAACTAAACGATGCACAAGTTTGCTCGAACGTTTTCCATTTTTTCTTAGTTGAACAATTAAATATCCTTTTCTACCATTATCATTAATAGACATATCATGTTTTTTACCATCTTTTGTTAAATATTTAATATGCCCATTTGTTCCTATTTCATATAATCCTTCATATCCATAAATAGATTTCCATTTGACATTGTTTTCATCTATATATTCATAGCATTCTACTAATATGTCATTCTTTATTGTAGAATGAATAAAATTATCGAATTTACCTTCTTTTGCAAACTGTTTGTATTTATTAGATTTTGTATCAACAATTAAATTTTCTATATAATTATTTTCTTCATTTCCATCTAAGTGTTTGATATATTCTTTGTTTGTCAATTCAATGTTTTTAAATATTTTTAATACCAAAGCACATACTTGTATTTGTTTTGCATGAATAGACACTTGATTATCCTTTATGCTAGATAAATACCATTTTTTATTTCGGAAAAATATTACTCTCCCAAAATTACTAATTTTGTATGTTTTATCAATATCTTTCCATTCTTCATCATCAATTTTCATATCGTCTGTAAAAATTTTCATTCTTCAACTTCCTCCCCATTTACAGAGATATTATCTTCTGTTGTCCACGCCTGAGAAAATTCTTTATCTTTAAACAATTCTGCAAGTCCTGTAATCTGTTTTAAACGAAGTACTTCATCTTCTGACATGCCTAAATGCTTTTCAATCCAAGCATCTTCACGACCAAGTTTATGAAGTTCTCCAACAATATTACTCATTAGGTCTACATCATGCGTGCCCCTAGCTCGATTATGCCTTACAGTTGATGCCATGCGTTCTTCTAATGGCTTATCAATTACAACAACAGGCAAACAACCATGTTCTCGTTCATAAATATCCTTATGCGTTTTTAAAATAGTATAACGATGAAACCCGTCAACAATTTCATACATGTCATCTTCTTTACGATAATATGTAACAATTGGCATAGTATAACCATCACATTTAATTGAATCGTACAGAAGCTTAAATTCTTCGGGAGCTACGTGGTTAGGATTGTATTCATTTGCAACTAATTTTTCAACAGGTACACGACGAACATGATAAACAGGCGAAACAAATTCTTGTCCTTCAGTTTCATTTTTCTTTTCCATAATTAATTCTCCTTTTTTTTAAACATAAAACCTTTCGCTGATTTACGTTTTCCATTTACACAACGACTTATCATATATTCAGGTATTTTCAAGGCTCTACTTGCTTCTGAAATACTATTATAATTATACATGGCATTTGTTAAAATTTCAATACAAATCACAGGAATAGCTTTCATCCCTGTATTAACACCTGCAACTCTAGTTTTTGTTTCATGATGCGCTTTGTATACATTTTGCGAAGCAGATACCCATTCTAAATTACAAAGCCGATTATCGTTTTTTATTCCATTAATATGATTTACCATTGGATAATTGTTTTTATTTATAATAAAAGTTTCCAAAATTAAACGATGTACTTTTTTGCTTTTCCCATCAATGGAAGTAATCAAATATCCATCTTTATCTGAATGGCATTTTTTCTTTTCTTTTTTATAATTATAAATGTTACCATCTGCATCTGCATAATATATATTGTTTGTATTTGGAATTTGTTTTAACATATTTAACCCAATCCGCCAAGAAGTCTCCCGCCTCTATAGGCGGTGAGATGAATTGGCGGTCTTTTCACATATAAATCATCTATACTTTTACTAAAATATATGGTATAATAATTTTAGCAAAATAATAAGGAGGTGAAAACAAATGATTATTACAGAAGTCCTGAAACTCAAAATCAACGTGTCACAAAAACAAGCCGACGACCTTATGGAAACACAGCGTCAGTTTGTGACTGCCTGCAATATGGTCAGCCAATACATTTTCGACCACGGCTTTATTATGCAACAGCGTGTTCTTCAGGACAGGCTGTACCGACAGATTCGTTCTGAGTTTGATATGCCTTCATTCCTAGCACAGTCCGTCATCAAGACCGTCCTTGCAAAATACAAAACGGTTAAAACGCAGAATATCCAAAAGTTGTTCAAACAAGCAAAGAAGCAAGGATGGGAGTTTGACCCGAAGACTGTCTTTGAATATCTGTGGCAACCAATTAAATTCAAGACGCTGTTTGTTCAATATGCCCGCAAATATTCTTATAGCGTCCTTCCCAATGGTTCGGTATCCATACTTACGCTTCATGGCAGGGAAAAGGCTACGGCACAGTGGAAAGTCGGCTACTTTGATAAGTTCTACAAAGGTGGGTGGGAACAGACTTCGGCTACCCTGCACGAACGCCGTGGTAAATTTTATCTTCATATTGCCATGCAGAAAGAAGTCGGGGAATTTTCCAAGGATACCGTCAAGCACGTCGTTGGTATCGACCGAGGGCTTCGCCAGATTGTGACTGTTTGCGACGAGCGTGGTAAGTTCCACTTCGCTTCTGGCAAGCAGATTGCCCGCAGACGAAGACATTTCTATGAGCTTCGCAGACATCTTCAAATGAAGAATACGAAGTCATCAAAACGCAGAATCCGCACCATTGAACAGCGAGAGAACCGTTGGATGGTTGACGTTAACCATCAGATTTCCAAGGCACTCGTTGAATACTATGGCCCGAATACTCTCTTTGTTTTGGAAGACCTGACCGATATTTCTTTTGACGAAAAAAACAATAAGCGAAAGAAAGACCATAAACGGGAACTCCATTCATGGGCTTTCTATGATTTTCAGCAAAAGATGGTCTACAAGGCTTTAGAAAATCAGTCCCTTGTTCTGGAAGTTTCGGCTGCGTATACCAGCCAGCGTTGTCCGAAGTGCGGGCGTATCCATAAAGAAAACCGCAAACACGAAAAACATCTTTATGTTTGCGACTGTTGCGGGCATCAGATGAACGATGACGCTGTCGGGGCGTTCAACATCTACCGTCTCGGCACCGACTGGATTGCTGGCGTTGAAAACCCTCATTATGAAAAACTTAGCTAACAGATAGTACGCATTGCGTCGCTGTCATGCGGGCGTTGTCAACCGTCCGAACACGGATTTTTCGTGTTGAGTAGAACCACTCTTGAGGAAGGCTTTGCCGTTACAACCTCTTAGGACAGTTTTTGCTGTTACAGGGTAGGTTCAAGCTCCCACTTCAAACGCCGTAGGCGTTAAGTGGGAGTAGTTGACTATCACCACATATATTATATAGTATAAAAATGCTAGGTGCAAATTTACGCCTAGCATTTTTATTATTTATTCATATTCTTAATATAATTAACCTTTTTCTGTTGCTCTTTCGTTAATCCAAATCCCATATATTTGCAAAGATAATCATTCTTTAACAAGCAAATTGTCATTCGTTTCCATGAAGCAACAGATTGTGTTTCCTTCAATACATCTGTTTCATCAGCAATAACAGAACAAATAACTTGTAAATTCATATGTTTCCCAAAATGAGATATTTTTGGACAAATATCGTTACTGTCTTTGCCATCATATAACATTTTTTCTTCTTCTGTTTTTGAATCTTTAATTCCTTGCTCTACTGTATAAATTTTACTATTTTTATCTAATACGTATTCATATTCACCATAAATATCAGGAAGATATTCATCCTCTATTTCTTCTCCTAACGCATTGATACGATGAATTGGTTTTCCATTTAAATCCTTTAAAATTCCTTTTGCTCTTACTTTTACCTTATCAAAGAATGTATAATGAAAAATATTGTTTTTAAAATTACTTGGTAAATTTAAAATATATTCTCCATTTTCATTTTTTGTAATGCTATAATTCGTATGATAAATTTCGTCTTTATCCATAAATGGTGTGTTCGTTACTGAACACATTGTATCATGTAATTTTTGAACAATATCTTGATTTAGTCCTGCACCTTTTGTTAGCCAAAATTGAATAGAAAAATCAAATTTATCTATAAAATTTTGTCGTGTTTCAGCAGGTAATGTTAAAACAATAAATTTATTATACTCTTTCCACGTTTTTCCTTTTGGCATGGTAACTTTATTCCATCCCATCGCTTTTGTTCTTCCGTAAATTGCCGCAAAATTTACTCCTTCTACACGACAAAGAAGTTTCGACCAAATTTGTGGGTCAATTACACGATACATATTTAAATCATTTTTTGCATCATCATGAAACGGTGAGGCAACGCGCATCTGTGTTAATGGAACTCCTGCTTTATAGAACAAATCATATAAATGATTGTACTTATATCCAAATTTTGCATTTGCTATCCATACATCATCAACTGTCCAATCATAAATTGGATATGCTACATATACATCTTTATCAATTTCTTTTGTCCATTTTTTGCCCTTGTAACAACATACTTTATTTACAACCGCACGATAACGATTTAGTGATTCGCTTGCACGCATACCTGTAAGAGAAATTACTCTTCCACCATATTTTTGTTTTAGCCAAATTTCAAATTTTTCTGCATGTTCATGATATTCCATTTTATATTTATATAAAGAAAATGGATTATTTTTTAATGTATATACATACGGATAATTTGGCATTGGTCTAGTCCATTTTTCAGGACATTCATCATCCCACGGATACCAATAATGTTGAAACACGCTTAACGCATTTCTTGATTCAATGGGTTGACAAAACCAATAACATTCTGCTTTATCTGCAAATTCTTTAAATGTCCTTTCCACATAATCAGACGTCTCTTGATACTGACATTCCATGTCTTGATGAAAAATACATATTTTTTTATCATTAATATTATGCTCTTTTAAATAGTCCATAACCAAATTTAAAAGAACACCACTATCTTTACCACCTGAAAATGAAATACTAATGACATCAAATTCTTTCACGACAAAATCCATACGTTTTTGAAACGCTTGGTAAACATCCATATTTAATTGTTTTTGTCCGCTAACTTCATGTCTTTTTAACATACAAACTCCTCCCTATGGTTAATTATATAACACATATATTAAATTTTGTTGTATAACCACGGAGTTACACGTATATTTTTCTTTTTTGTTTCCCACAATGAAATTAAAGGCTGATATTTTTCTTGCAACTGAAAATAATCAATATCAGGATTTGTATCTTTTCCACCAATAACAATCAATTTATAATTTGGATATTCTTTACGAAACGCATTAATTTTTTCAATTGATTCTTCATTCATGTATCCTTTAACTTCAATATATTGATTTTTGTCTCCAAATAATCCGCATACATCTTGAATATCTATTCGATAATAATGTATTTGCCCTTGAATATGAATAGGAAATATGTTGTTATATTCCCTTTTATAATCTATATTATCTTTCTTGTTATAGTATTGATATATTCTATATATATTTGCTTCATATGTTGAAGCACAAAAGAAACCCAAATCAGGTCGTATTCCTGCAATCCCTCTACTATTGTATTGTTCTTTTTGTGACATTGTTTTCGATGTTTTTTCTGATATTTTTCTTACTTTTTCAGAATTTTCATTTGTTAATCCTGTTTTCCAAGCAACCATTTCTCCAGTTTTATATTTTAATTTATTTTGTTCTGCAATTGTATGATTTCGTTTCATAATATTATCATGCACACGTTTATCTGACATATCTAATCCACAATTCCACACTTTTTGCCCTTTATGTGCTTCAGATAAATGTTGTTTCCATTCATCTGACATTTTCATTCCTTTTTTTGCTTTTGAAATGTTTTTTGACGTTAAATTTTTTACTCTTTTATCGTATAACTCTATATCAAAGTCTTTCCATATTTTGCAACAAACATTATAACTTAAATAAATATTATATGATAATAAGTCTGTTTTTTTATCTATATCTAAATTGTTAATTTGTTGTTCTACCAATTTAACCTGTTCCAAATAAAAATCTTTATGTGCTTTTTGTATATGAGAAGAAAGCATTTTATATTGATTATGACAAATTGGACATTCTTTTGTTTTATACTCCATATTCTTTAAAATCCTTTCTAAAAACACTTGTTATGATTTGTTGATTATCAAAATTTATATAAATCCAATGATGAATTGTGGTTAATAAATATTTTTTTGATATATTGATATATGCTAGAATATCTTTATCCAACAACAATTTATCATATGTATTAATAATACGTATTATTTTCCATCCATTTCTTTGAAGTATTATACTGCGTTGTATTTCTTTTTTCTTAAATTCTTCTTCTGTTATAAAACCCAATTTAACTGATAAATTATGCCCACCACCATCATATTCAATGGCAATATGTTCTTTTACTAAAGCCACATCAATATAAAATCCATGCTCATAATAATTTAATATTCCATAAACTAATTCACAAATATGTTTCTGCATATATGAAAATTTTTGATAAGTATGTGGATTAACTTGCGTATTTAACAATGGAGTTATATATCCATAACGTTTTTTATTTGTCATTTGTTGTTTCTTTAACACATCTTTATTTTGCATAGGGTGTTTGCAACCATATTTTTCTAAATTCGTTTTCTTTATTTTATCTTGAACATTCTTTAATTTTGATACACATGAGACATTATATTTTTCTTTAATAGTATGTTTAATCATTGTTATTCTACATTCTTTACAATAATGCTTCGTTTTATCTCTCAAATTTCCATATGGTTTTTCAAAATCTTTCCCACAATTATCACATTTCAATTTTACAATTGCACGACTACCTTTAATTAAATCATTAATATTACATCTAAATTTATCAAACATTTTTGTAAATTTATATCCTTTTGACATATAATACTGTTTATTTTTGCCATTCCATGTAATTATGACGAATTGTTCTAAAAACATTATTTTGCTCCCAACAACAAACAAAAAAAGAGATACATATTGTATCTCTTTTATTATATTTAATTTTGTTTAAATTACTTAATTGTAATCTTAGCAACGGACATACCGTTGACAACGGACATACCAATTTCTTCGTAAACAACCCAACCAATGCGAAGTCTTTCAGGAATATCTGCTGGAATAACTTGGATATCCTGACGAATTGGCATAACACCAACAAACTCTGGGTCAGCAAGTACATAAACTGTATTGAGTGGGACTTTCTTTGAAATGAGAATTTCAGCAGTCCAAAGATGTCCAAATGTACCTGTCTGAAGAACTTCGTGTTGTGTTACTGGGTCAAATTCATTCTGTCCCCACTTACGAATATCAGCAAAAGCCTGTGCGTTCATAACAATCTTCGTAGCTGCGAGGTCATGCTTTTCGACTTCACGGAAAGCAGTAGCAAGAGCATCACGAGTAAGACCACCAGCAGAAATTGTTTCTGGGTTTACAGATGTTGCAGCAGCATCGAGAAGTGAGAAGCAAGTTTCATCTTCTACTGCCATAATATCTGACTTAGCACGTTGCTGAGCACGGTCAATAATATTGAAACGACGTTCCTTAATCTGAGAGAAACGAACCTGTGGATAAGCTACAACTTCAAAAGTTGGAACCTGGATACGTTCACCCTCAACGAGCTGGTCTGGAGCCTGTCCACGTTTAGAAACGACAAATGCCTTTGCATCAACATCGCGGTCGTAAACAGGAAGTGCGCCCTGTGGTAGTGGGTCAACAACGAGTAACTTACGTCCAATACCCTGATAATCAAGGGAAGTACGAATTGGGTTAGCCATAGCACTAGCAAGAGCTGCGCGTCCTTCGCTTGTTTCAAGAGCATTGGAGATTAAATATTCTTTTTCTTCTTGTGTCATAGACATAACTAATCAACCTCCAATTAAACGTGCATAATAAAGCCGAGGAACTTGCCACCATTAGCGGCTTCGCCAGCCCATTCATACATGTTGCCCTGACGGAACTCACCGATAGAAACAACAGTACCGAGAACCTTATCACCATCAGTAGCAGGAACGATAGCACCATTTGCATCAGTTGTAATTTCCTTACCAACTGTAAAAGCACTAATTTCCTTGCCGAGACGGGACTCTGCAACGTGATATTCGCCACCCATGCCGAGCATGTAGAATGAAGCCTTACCACTAGCGTTAATCATATCCTTCAAATCTTCACGAATAAGACCAACTGCACCTGCGCCCTTTGCACCTGCTGGTACAACTTTACCATCAGAGGAAATAGCAGCAAAATGACCTGCTAACTTTCCGTCAAGAGCTTCTGCTTTTTCTGCATCAATGTCATAGAAACCATTGATAGCACCTTCGATAGCTGCACGCACATACTGCGTAGAGTTAAATGTAGGACCAAAAACAAAATGTCCACCTGCATTATTTGTTGCCATCGAATAAACACCTCCGAAATAATTTTATCAAATTTAAATGTTATTATTACAAGAGCGTGTTCGCAAACAAAACGGGATAATAGCGTTTTTTGCAAACCATACATATTTGCGAGTACGATTTATTCAAGATAAATCAATTTATGAAAAAATGTTTTGTTCTACAAACACAATCTGTTTTTTACTTTTACATTAAAAAAATATACATTTTTTCAATAAATATAACCCCATTTTAAAATTCATAAATAATATTTATACAAAAAATGGATAGTTATTACTATCCATTAAATATATCCTAATTTTATTATTATTTGTTAAATTTGTTCAATTTTGTTTTTATGGAAAATGTTTTTTTACTTTATTTTTTAAATCACCAAAACCAAAAGCATATCTATTTTGCAATTCTTTTTCACGAATCTTATTAAGAACTATATTCAATTTCATCATTTCCTTTTTTTTCTTAGAATAAACTCTACAAATTATATAAAATTAGACCAATGAATTATACTCATTTACTGCGTTTTGCAATTCTTTTATATTCATATATGTATAAATCGGGAAACTAATTGAATTATGAGTAATATATTCTGAATTTGGTGTGTCTTTACGATATTGTTTATACAAAGTATTATCACAAATGTCTTTAGAATACAAATCGTCCGTTTCAAATAATTTATTTATTATTTCTTTAGATTTTTCATCTGTTACAATTCCCTGCATCCTAGCCCAAGAACTAATAGCATTTGGTTCTTGTTGTTGCCAAGTAACATTTTTCATTTGTTTGTAAATATTTGCAATTGTATTACGTTTTTCTAAAATGGTTGGCAGATATTTTGCTTTTACATCCAAAAATACTCCATGAAGCATATCAAAACCACCATTTGTTCCAACTCTAGTACAATTATCATTACCATCAGAACCGTGGTCTAAAATAGATTTTGCTAATTCATAAACTTTTTCATCATTTGTAAATAAAGCCCCACCTTCACCAAATCCTCCAAATGGCTTCGTTGGATAAAAAGAAGTACACGATACATCACAAATATTACCAAGTTTTTTATTATGATACATTGATGTCATCGCTTGACACATATCATCAATTACAGGAATATTGTATTTTTTAGCTATTCCATTAATCTTTTCATAATTACATGGATTACCAAAAATATCAACAGGCATAATAGCTTTTACAGTATCGTCTATTTTTTCTTCTATTTTATTTTCATCTATATTCCATGTATCGTTTTTTACATCTACAAAAACTGGTTCTGCTCCTACTAAACGAATTGCATTAACCGTAGCAATAAATGTTAAAGGAGTTGTAATTACTTTATCACCTTCACCAATACCATAGCACTTTAATGCAACTGCTAATGTTTGTGTGCCGGATTTTGAAAGAACAACATATTTTACTCCAATAAAATTGCTCAATTTTTTTATAAAAGAATTAAGTGATTTCCCCCAAAGAAAATCTCTAGTTTTACTTTGCTCGTCTATAATTTTAGATGCTTCGCGTTTTGTCATTAACCAATCAAATTCATTAGAAAAATATTTAATCATATTTTTATCCTTTCATTATACTATACTATTACACCTCATTATTATATTTATTCACCGCATCTTGTAATATTTTTTCATTAATATATGGATATATTGGTAATCCAAAAGAATTGTGAGATATATATTCTGCAATAGGAACATCATCTTGATAATTTTTGTATAATGTATTGTCGCAAATAGTTTTTTGATATAAAGTTGATAATTGGAAATATTTTTTTGCTATTTCAACATTTCGTTTATCAGTAAATAAACCTTGCATGTAACACCATACACTAGTTGAATTAGGTTCTTGTTCTTGCCACACAACATTTTTCATTTTTTTGTAAATATTTGCAATATTATTTTTCCATTGTAATATATTATCTATTTCATTTATTTTTGAATATAAATAAACAATTTCAAAAATACTCATATTCTCATATATTACATTTATATCAAAAGCATCATTTATATTTGAGAAACTTTTAATTTTATTAATATACTCTTTATTATTAGTAACAAGAAATCCACCCTCACTAATACTACAAAATGGTTTCGTCCCCCCAACTGAAAAACACGATATATCTCCAAAACTACCAATTGGAATATCATTATATTTAGACAAAAACGATTGACAACAATCATTGACAATTTTTAAATTATGCTTTTTAGCAATTTCTAAAATTTTATCATAATTACATGGATTACCAAAAATATCAACAGGCATAATAGCTTTTGTTTTGTTAGTAATTTTTTCTTCTATTTTATTTTCATCTATATTCCATGTATCTTTTTTTATATCAACAAATACAGGGGTTGCTCCAACTAAACGGATTGCATTAACCGTGGCAATAAAAGTTAATGGAGTAGTAATGACTTCATCATTTTTTTTTACTCCAATACATTTTAAAGCTAATACTAACGATTTCGTTCCGCAAGATGTTAATATACAATATTTTGTATTTGTATGTTTTGACAATATTTCTTCAATTTTATTTTGATAATCAAATATCATTGCTTTGTTTTTATTAAAACTTTCAAAATTTTTAAAAAATAAATCTTTATGTTTTAGCCAATCAATAGTACTAGTAAAATTTTTAATCATCATATTTCCTTTATAGATAAATTATTATTCATATATTTTAAAACAGAATATAAATAAATTATTTCAAAAAAATCAATATATCCATTCGTTCCAATTCTTACACAATTATCTTTTCCATCTGAACCGTGATTTAAAAAACTATCAATAACATTATAATATTTTTCATCTTTTAAAAAAATTAAACAACTTTTGTTATTAAATCCAAAAGGCATGAGGGAAATATCAAAATTTTTATTATTTTTTAAGGTCTCTAAAGAAAAATTATTTAGAACACTTACAACTATTAAATTTTGTGCTTTATGTTTTAATTCTTTATATGTTGACAAGTTAATAGAAATATTATCTAATAAAATTATAGATTCATTTTCACAATATTTTATCGAATCTATAATTTTTATTTTTTTTATCTCGTTTTCATTTATGTTAAAACATTTTAATATGGTATATAATGCTTGATGTTTACTTTTAGAAACAACAATATATTTTATATTACATATTTTTTTTATATATTCCATCAATTTATGTTCAAAGTCATCTCTAAATAATGTTTTTTTGTTAATTAACATTTCCATACGCATAATTTTATTTATGCAATCATTAAATATAGTTTTAATTTTATTCCAATCAATATTATTCTCAATCATATGTACTAACCTTTTGATTATATATTTTTACTGCATTTTCTAATTCTTCTAAGTTCATAAATGAATATATTGGCAAAGAAACTGTTTTATGAGAAATTTGATTTGATATTGGAGTAGATTTTCTTCCTGAATGATACATTTTTATATCGCATATATCTCTACTAAAAAAATAATCTAATTCAAAAATATTGGAAGCGATTTTTTTAAATTTTTCATCTTTAAAAATTATTTGTGGTTTACACCATGCACTAATAGAATTTTGTTCTTGTTTTTGCCATATAACATTTTTCATTTGTTTATAAATAGAAACGACTTTGTTCCTATAATCTAAATTATAATTCAATAATTTCATTTTTACAAATAAATATACCATACCCATAATGTCGAAATTTCCATTTAATCCCGCGCAAATACAATCTTCTTTTTCATCCAATGAACCATAATTTAAAAGTGCTTCAATTTTCTTTGCTAAAATCTCATTATTAGTACAAATTAATCCACCTTGACCTAAAGTACCGAATGCTTTTTCACTTCCAAAAGATGTACATGCTATATCACATCCAACATTACAAGTATGTTTCCCATGATATATAGCTGTAAATGCATGACATGCATCTTCAATAACCGGAATATTATATTTTTTTGCTATTTCTAAAATCTTATCATAATTACATGGATTGCCAAAAATATCAACAGGCATAATAGCTTTTGTCTTGTTGGTAATTTTTTCTTCTATTTTATTTTCATCTATATTCCATGTATCTCCTTTTATATCAACAAATACAGGTGTTGCTCCAACTAAACGAATTGCATTAATTGTAGGTATTCCTGTATATACTGTTGTAATTACCTCATCATCATTACCTATTCCTAAACTTTTCAATGAAACTATTAATGATTGTGTGCCTGAAACAACCAAAAAAGCATATTTTATATCTAAAAACTTTTTTATATCGTTTATAATTGAATTATAACAATTTGACAGTTCCAAATCACATTCATAAGTGTTAAATTGTACCGCCATTTTTCTTTGTATTCTATCCATATTGGACATAAAATCTTTTCGTAATCTTAACCATTCAAATGTAGTAGTAAAATTTTTAATCATAATTTTCCTTCTATTATTGCTTCATTATATTTGTCAACAGACGATTTAACAAGATTAAAATCAATAAATGGATATATTGGTAATCCTATACATCTTTCTGATATATTTTTAGATATTAATGTGTCTTTTCTATATGAATTATAATAAGAATTATTAGGTATATCTTTCAAATACAAATAATCTAATTCAAAAAAACGTTTTGCTATTTCTTCTGATTTTTTATTTAAGAACATAACTTGGAATCTACACCATGAGCTAATAGAATTATATTCTTGTTTTTGATATATAATATTTTTCATTTGTTTATATACTCTTGCAATATTATTACGAAATGATAAATTATTATATAAATATTTTAATTTCACATAAAAATATATATACTCCATATATTCCCAAAATCCATTATCTCCAACCATAACATATTCATTATTATTATTTGTTCCGTGGTCAGCCATAGCATTTAATATCGGGGCTAAATTATCATCATTAGTTACTATAGCACCACCTCTACCGAAATTTCCAAAACTTTTATCATTAGAAAATGAAAAACAAGTTATATCTGCTATACTTCCTATTTTTTTCCCATGATATATAGCTGTAAATGCTTGACATGCATCATCAATTACTTTTAAATTATATTTTTTTGCTATTTCTAAAATCTTATCATAATTACATGGATTGCCAAACCAATCAACAGACAAAATGGCTTTTGTTTTGTTAGTAATTTTTTCTTCTATTTTATTTTCATCTATATTCCATGTATCTTTTTTTATATCCACAAATACAGGAGTTGCTCCAACTAAACGAATCGCATTAGCTGAAGCGATAAAAGAATATGGCGTAGTAATTACTTCATCACTATTACCTATTCCTAAACTTTTTAATGAAATCATTAACGCCTGTGTACCATTCTCTGTTAAAATAATATGTTTTACATTTAAAAACTTTTTTAATGTACAAATTATACTATCTATATAATAATAAATTATATCATTATGTTCTGATTTTTTATTAATTAATAAATCTTTTCTACATGATTTATTCATTTCTTTATAAAAATCTTTTTTTAATAATTCCCATTCTATAACATTAGTAAATTTTTTTATCATAAATCTATTCCTTATTTTCAATAATCAAATTTATTTTTTTTAACATAAATCCATTCATCATCATTCTTATACGAACAACTCAAAGGTATATTATTATGTCCCTCACAAAAATTATCAATATTACTTAACAAAGTTCCATTTTTATATTGATAAACAACATCATATTTTTTTAAATCATCTTTTTTTAATTTATTTTGAATACTAATACAAAAAAAAGAAAACAAATGTGGCAATATATAATTCAAACAATTACGGTCATCACTTATAATTAACATTTTCATTAATTCATATCCATATTTTTTATTATAATCGCAATAAAACCGCTCAAAACATTTCAATTTATCGTTTATTGATATTTTTGAACTAACATATGTATCAGGCTCTTTTTGCACACAAATATAATTAATAAATTTATAATTATTATGATATGCCAAATAATATCTAATTATAAATTCAAAATCATCTAACACAATATAATTTTCATTCCATGTACCACATTTTTTAATGCAATCATAATGATGTAAAATACAACACGTATCAATATTCCATAAATTAAACGGGTTTTTTAACAAAGACAAGTCATTTCCTTCTTCATACCACTCATCATTTTCATAAAATTTATATTTTGTTGTAAATACCTTAACATTATTAAATGTATTTATATTTTTAACAAAAATTTCCAAAACATTATCCAACAAAAAATTATCATCATCTAAATAAAGAAACCAATTACCACTAGACTGTTCTATTCCATAATTTCTAACTTTTCTAGCGAAAATATTTTTATTTAAATAAAAATATTTAATTCTATTATCATTTAAATTGTTTATGATTCGCTCGTTTTTAACCTTATTGTCATCTGATGAATTATCATCAACAACAATAGCTTCAAAATTTTTATATGATTGATTAATTATAGATAATAAATTCGTTCTCAATTTATCTGGTCTATTATGAGTTGGTATAATAATTGAAAATTTTATGTCCATTCTTTTTTATTCCTTTCTGTTAATCCCCATTTCCATTTATCATTAGTCTCATAACTACAATAATTTTTACAAAAAGATGTTCCATTCTCATGTAAGTTATTAATAAACCTATCAAAATTTTCAATAGAACAATTTTTCAAATCCAAATAATCATCTTTTTCTAATGGAAAATTTTCATTAAAATATTGATTAAAATGACAAATATATGCAGTCGTAGCACATCCAAAAACTTTATAATTATAAACCTGTGGACTATCTAAAGCATCGCGTATATAACAATACTCAGCTACTTTATTATCTTTTTTGTGATAATGATAATGAAACCACGGCTCATTTTTATTATTTACAAAATCATTTTCTGTATCATATGAAATTTTTAATAAATCTAATTTTTTAAAAATCAAATTATAATTTACATCAATAGGATATACAGAAAATCGGATATTAATATTATTTTCTTTAATACATTTAAACAAATCTTTATCAAAATACTTATTCAACAAAATACCATTCGTTACAAATGAAATTTTTTGCTTTGTAAATATTTTTCTTGCATATTTCAATATCTCATCCAATTCATCATGTAATAATGGTTCTCCACCTAATATTGAAATCTGTTCAGGTTCACATAAATTATATATTAAATTTACCTCATTTTTAAAATCTTTTAATTTTATTTTCCAAGGTTTAGCTAATGGAGCAAAGTGAGCACAACCTTTGCAATTTAAATTACAATTAGAATTTATATAAAAAGTCATTTTAGGAATTTTCATTTTATCACACTATCAATTTTTTTACAAATAGAGTCAAAATCAATATCATTTTCTTTATAAATATCTTCTATATTCTTATCATTTGGATTGCCAAAATAATTATAATTTGATATTCCTACAGGCAAAACTTTAACATCATCTAAAGAAAAATATCTATTAATTTTATCTCCAAATCCACCGCTAACAATTCCATCTTCAAATACAACAATTAATTCTGAATTTTTAAATTTATCCAATATTTCTTTATCTAATTGATTTGATGTACTACAAATCAATGTTGATTTATATTTTTCAGAATACTTTTTAGCCTCATAAATAGATTTTCCAACCCCAATAAAAACCAAATCTGTATTATCCGATGAAAGAATTTTCATAGAATTATTTTTATCAAAATATATTTTTTCATCGTTTATTTCTTCAATTCCATTTGGAATACGAATAACGTAAATACCATCATGGGATACTGTATAAGATAACATTGATACAATATCATTTATTGTAATTGGACACAATTCTACAATTTGTGGTGACTGGTTGATAATAGAAATATCATACATTCCATTTTGAAATATGTTATTTTCTTTTATTCCACTTTCATGTAACAAAATAGTCATATTTATTTTATCAAATGCTCCACAAGTCATTATCATATCATACATTCTTTGAAAAAACGTAGAATATGTTCCTAATATAGTGTACTTACCTGCCAGAGAAATTCCACAAGACTCCACAAATGCATGTTCTTCTGCCATACCAACATCAAAATATCTATCTTTAAATGACTGTACTTTTTTTCCAAATCCCAAATCTGGCATAGAAGTAGAAATTGCATACACATTCTTATTTTGTTTCATTATATCAGAAACAGTATCGTCTAATGCATCCAATAATTTTCCTTCAGCATAATGATTATCACCATTTAATACATTAAATCCTTCATCACAAAAATGCCATTTTGTAGGATTTTTTTCTGAATAAATATAGCCTTTACCTTTTACAGTATGTATATGTACAACAATTGGATGGTTAGCAAAAAACGCTTTAGCATACGCTTCATCCAATTCTTTTAAATTATATCCATCTTTTACTTCAATATAATCCAAGCCAAAAGAATTAAAAAATTCTTGATTTAAGTGTTTATAGATTCCACCAGAACTAGGCATAATTGTTATTCCGTTATCATTAACCACAATAACAACATTCCTTTTCAACATAGCAATTTGGTTTAATCCTTCTAATTCTGTTCCATTTGTTAATGTACCATCACCAACATATAATACACATGGTTTGTCTGTTACTTTGGCAAATCCACATAAATATGAAGCTCCAACTCCACCATGCGAACAACCAACATAATCATATTTTGATTCTCTCGGCGTTACCAACGTTCCGACTTTTAATTTATCTAAAAAAGTATTTTTTCTATCTGTTAAAATTTTATGTGTATAACCTTCATGAGCGGTATCATACACAATATATCCATTCTTAGGATTAAAATGACGATATAAAACTACAACACTTTCAACATTACCAATATTTGTTGCCAAATGACCGCCAATTGTTGAACATCGTTTTAATATTAAAATTTTTATATCTTTTATTAATCCATTTAAATCATCAAAATTCATATTTTTTAAAGAATCTAAACCTTGATAACTATCCAGATATTTTAGCATTGTTTACCTGCTCCCCATCGTCCAATCTAAATTGCTAAATATATCACTCATAGATTGAGTAAACTGTTTACTTTCATGCACAATAGGCTTTGTTAATCCTTTAAAATCTGACATAGGTTTCTTATTAGCAACAGTTTTTTTCTTTGTATTGAAACTATTACTTAAATTAGACATTATATCATCCATAGACTTTTCTTCACTATATCCTGCCATATCTAATTTTCTATCTGCTTGAATATCACTTAACGAACGAGAATTGCTACCTCCAATACTACCTGCATTCATAGTAGTTGGAGTATCTTGACTAAAATCACCAATAATAGGCCCAGATTGTTTAATGCGTTTCAATGCCAATTCTGCTTCAGTTAAATGTTCCGTTTCTTCTTGCTTACTATCTTCTGCAACATTTGTTACATTGATACTTTCTTCATTATGCACTTCATTAACATAATTATCAAATTCTTCATCTGATAAACTTTTCAATTCTAATAGTTTCATTTCTCTATCAGATTCATCAATTAAATGTTTCTGTATAGCTTCATCAACAATTTTATCATATTTATCTGCAAATTTACTAACAGATTTATTTAAAACAGTTTTTTTAGGCTCTATCGTTTCCTTTTTTAATGGTTTTTCTTTCTGTAGTAAATTGTCTAACATAGCATAACTAATACGATAAAACTTTGGTTTTGGTTTTACAATTTTTAGTTTCAAAAAATTTACCACCTTTCGTTAATTATTCTTCGGAATTATTTTCTTCTTCCGAACCGCTTTCCTCTTTATTGCCTTCGTTATCTAAATCGAAATCTAATCCACCTTCATCTGAACCTTCTTCATTTTTATTTTCATCTGTGGTTTCTTCTTCCGCAGGTTCTTCTTCAGGAGTTGTATCAGCAGGAATTTCTTCGTTCAAATCATAATTGTTATTATCAGAATCAGGATTGTCTTGATTACTCATATCAATCTGGTCTACATTGTATTGTGGAACTAAACTAAAGTTTTCCAAATCATAGCAAACACTAAACAAGCCATCCATAACTTTATCAACCATATCATATTGTTGATGGATTTTATCACGCAAATCACTATTTGCAGAAACATTTGTACATTGTTCCATTTTAAATTTGAAATTTTCTAAGTCTTTTAGAATTTTACGACCGTCCTTTGCTACGCCTTTAACAACGCTTTCAATAGCTTCGGAATTATCTGCTTTAATTAATCTTTTATTCATAATTTATATTTCAACTCACTTTTATATTAAAACGATTTCATCTTCTATTTTAAAAATAAAAGTTTAATCACGTTATATATTATTATACTCATTTTATTACCAAAACAAAAAGAAGTGGAGTATTTTTTTCCACTTCTTTTTTATGACCAAGGAAGATTACTTAATTTATCACTTAATGATTGTACTTTCCCATTAAACGTTCTTTGATTTTTCTCATTCCTATAAACATTATCTTCTTTATGATAATATTTTGGTACAAAAACACCTGAACGATTTTGTTTTGAAGCAACTCTTTCAAGAATTTTTGCATCAGGGTCAGCACCAGTAGTCACCAAAGAATCTTCAAAAAACTCAACCCCACGATTATCTTCAAAAACAGGAAGTCCGTTATATGTTAATCCTTTATAATTTAAAATATGTTCGCAAACATCATCGTTCGTTCTAGCTTCATGTCCACAAATTGAACAAATAGCGTATTCACAATGGCATCCCATAGAAGTATCTGTTACATAACGTTTTTCAATACCTGAAGCTAATTGTGGAAAAGCCTTTTTATCAATTGCTTCTAACAATTCAACAAAATATCCATCTGTATTATAAATTGCATCTAAAATAATACCACGAGCATCCTCAACATTTTCATCTACATGGTCTACGAAAACAGATTTACCAATGAACGTTTTATATGTTTTTAACAATTCTTCATGCGAGAAAAAGTCTCCATTAAGATTTGCATTTCTACAAATTTGCGAATACTTTGCAAAATTATTATAATATTCATCTATTGGAACTAATTCTACTGAACCACCTTTATGTTCAATAACATTGCCTGCTGAAACTGCACGATTGCGAATATAAAGAAAATCTTTTTCCTTTGGAACAATCTTAACTACCTTTGCAGTTTTAGTAATATTCTTTAATGTATTACTATCTTTCAATAAAGTCAAATCCGCTTTTCTATTGCCGAATAATGTTACATTACCATTTTGTTCTACTGTATAATCTTCTATGCGTCCTCTCGTATTATTAATAACAAACATTTAATTCACCACACTTATTAAAAAGTTTCCCAAATTTTCATTTCATGTAAATAGCGACTAGCTACATCCAAACATTCTTGCCAATGACTATCTACTTCTTCAATAGGGCAAACTTCATCTAATAAGCCAAACTGAATAGATTGTGCTAAATTATACGTTAATCCACCTGTGGGAACAAGTGGTAAATCTGCAAGAATTTTTTTCGCAATTAATAATGCATTACTACTATTCATTTTATCCGTAGCCTGTTTTTTAACTAAAGTAGTAACCACATCATGCGTATACGGAGATACATGATTACTTAATCTTTTAAACATTTAATTTTCTCTCCCTTTATATAAACGGAGATAAAATCAGTTTTCATCTAATACTTGTTTAATTGTTTTATTTTCAATTTTTACTACAGGTGAAAAATCATAATCAAGTAATTGTGATTTTAAAACATCATAAAATCTACTGTCTTTTAATGATATTTTTTCTTTCATCTGTACATAGGATGAACCAACCTTATCCCCTGTTCTTGTTGTTAAATAAGGAATATCGGTTAAAATATTCAATATATTATTTAGTTCTATATCTTTATCATTGACGAAACCCATATTTTCTGTTTTTTCATCAATTACAATTTTAGCTAGGACTTCATTATTTTTCAAAATATTAAAAGTATACATATTTTATCTCCTTTCGATTTCATTTGTCCAATACATGAACATTCCTCTATCTACTTGTTTTAGTTTGTCTGGAGATAAAACATATGCGATAAATGTTTCTTGATAATAATCTTCATCGCTTTGTCCTGCTAAATAATTAATAAATTTGTCACCTGAAAAAATCACGTCTTTGTGTAGTTTGTCATAATAATTGTTTTTCACTTCATCAGGAATTGTTTCTAAACTCAATAAAGATTTTAATATGTAATAACGAAAAGTTTTTATATCGAATTTAATTAAATACATGTTTTCATCATTATTATAAAGATATTCAATCAAATCTGTTATATCTTTGTATTTATTATCTAAATTAAACTCTTGAACAAATTTAATTTTAATTTTATCTTTAATAAATCTTTTATATTTAAAAGACAACATTTTATAAAATGAAGCTACTTGATGTTTATATTTCTTGGGAACATCATAAATATGTATTCCATTGGAAATTAAATTATCTACTTCTAGTGTATCAGGTTTTTTAATAAAATAAGAATCACAATCGTCTTGTATTACGTCACCTTGAAACGTCATATCGTTATCAGACATAAAATGACAAGCAAGGCAAGAAGAATTGTGTGCTATAAATTCCACGTCAATATTTTTTTCTCTTATAATAATCCATTGTAAATTTTTATACAAAAACTGTATTTCTTTATTTACAATCTTTTCAAATGAAAAAAGAAATTGTTGATTAAATTCGTGATAAGAGTTATTTATTTTTTCTAACACTAAATATACTTCTTTTGTCCATTCGTCAAGTGAATCTTTATATTGTTCAATAAAATCTTTATATGCTTTTGATGGAATATCATATGTCCTGTCCATAGATTTTATAGCACGTTGACTAATAGCTCCTATGTTCTTCTCTAACTCTTGTGTAATAGCTTCTGCTTTTTCATATAATGGAGCGTCTAAATAGTCATTATTTAAAATTTCATTTATTTGTATCATTAAATCTTTTGAAATGTTTTTAACAACCTGTTCCATTATATCAACCTTTCTTTACTCATTTTTTATACGTGTATTCACCATAGTGTTTCTTCTTCGATTAAAGAATTTATCTAAATCTAACGATGTTTTTACATCATTATGAGTTTCCAATCCAAAATCTTCAGGATTATTACCAACACTAGGAGTTCCTCCTGGTGTATTTGGTCTATCAAATGAATTTTCATTATCTTCTTCATCACGAGACGGTTTATTCTCTCTAATTGTATCACCTGTCTCATATTCATTAACAATTGGCTTACCTTCATTCGGAAGAGGCCCCGTTTTAGGACGGTTTTCATCGAATACAGTTCCACGTTCTTTCTCCAAATTACGTTTTTCTGTTTCAGGGTCAAGACTAAGTAATGGCAATACTGTTGTCATAGATACTAATCCTTTATCCCTTAAACTTTGAATAAAAGACATAACCGTTTGATTTGAAGTTAAATCTTGATGTTGCCACAAAATCTTTGGAACAATTAATTCCATTTCCTTGTTTGCAGCAGCACGTTTAATTTCTTTTGGAGACATATATCTACGCGCAATAGAACCATTTATAGGCTTATAAAATCCTTGCGTTTCTGCAATAGGTTTATATACTTTATTTCTAATCCACGATTCCAAACGCAGTCTATAGGCCATATATCTTCTAGCTAATGCTTCTGCACCAACATTTGCTGCGGAATATGCAGAACCATCACCATTTAGCATAGCTTGTGTAATACCTAATCCTGTCATTAATTCATTTTGAATAAAATCAAATTCTGTATTTAATGGAAGAATTTTTCCTGTAGAACCAACATATTCAAAAGATAAGCCATAATGATATACAATAAATGAATTTGGGTCATCTTCGACTTCCAACAAAGTATCACGGAAACTTTCAATATCCTCTGTTGTTGGCATTGGTTCACCTGGTGTACCAATTTTAGCTACACGTAAAGGCATAATGTGACGATTTGCAATTGCGTCCTGCGCTTGACGTAATTTATCTTTATAAATTAACGTTTTAAAACAACGCATCATTAATGGAGTTCCCCATGTCTCATAAGGACTTGCTTTATGAGCAATATGAGAAACCAAACGATTATCTAATTGAATATTCTTTCCCATTTTAACTTGTGTAATTATATCATCAGGAAATTGACGATACAAATCACCAAATTCCCCTGACGGCCCACCTGAAATAATATTCGTTATCTGGTCATCAGGAATTAATTCAATCTGTTGTTCCCCTGCAAAAATAGAAGAAGTAACATTTACATAATCAGGATTTAATAAAGTGAAATTTTCCCATATTCCTTCTGATTCATTAAATTGACCAAATGGAAAAACATCACCAATTTTCCAATATTCCAGTCCAATATCTAATAATAAATTAATTAAATCCAATTTATCAAAAGCCATATAATCAAAAAATCTTTTAATATATGGGTCGCTACAAATATTGCTTAAATCAGAAATTGGAAATTCCGTATGTAAATCTAATGCCGTTGCAATAATTGGTTCTGTACGATAAAAATGTCTGCACCATTCATTACGTTCACGTCTATCTCTAGGCAACAACATATTTGTTGTTTGAAATAGTGGCTGATAGAAAGTTGGATTACCCATTCTAACTGCGCCAGTAGCAGCACGAACCGTTTTACGTTTCATTCTTGCCTGTACTTTTTTTGGCAAATCTGATTTATTTACAATGCTATTTTTAGCAAGATTTCCATCATATCCTGCTTTTACAGTTCTATGATTCTTTCTCAAAATTTTTCACCAAACTTTCACCAAGAAAGATTTTTCATCTAAAAAAGATATATAAACTATGGTATATTTTATATTGTCCCTATCTTTTATTATATACAAAAACAAGCTATTCAATGAAGAACAGCTTGTCTATATATTCTAAAATAAAATTATTCTACTTTGGATGTGGAAAGTGTTCCATCATCTGCTACTACTAAACGATATTTTGTACCATTAGCAGAAGTAAGTACAACAGAAGTTGCATTATCTGTCTTTTTAGCATAATTTGCTAATTCCGTCTTTGTTGCAAATGAAGATTGAGCACTCTGTAAAGCAGATACATCTGTAGCTTTTGCATAATCAACAAGCGTATTTGTAAGAGTTGCTTTTGAAACCACATCTGCCGTTTTTGCATAAGAAGCAAGTTTCGTATCAACAGAACTTTTAAGAGCTACATTTGTATCAATAAAGTCTTTATCATAAACATCTGCTACATTTGCTTTAGAATCAATTAATGTAGATTTAGCATATTTACTTAATTTTGTATCTAAATCTGTCTTAGTAACATAAGCATCTAAATCTGTATCATCTGCTTTTGTAGAAAGTAAATTAATTAATTCTGCTTTGTTACCTTTATCTGCTAATTTAGCATCAATATCATCTTTTGTATATACATCGGCAACTTTAACTGCTTGTGTTTGAAGTACATTAAAATCTGCTTTTGTAACATAGTTACTTAATTTACTATCAATAACTGCGGAAGAATAATATTGTGCTTTATCTGCTTTTTCATTTAAAGCTGTATTAACTGCGGTTGTATCAGCTTTAGAGCTTAACAATGTATCAACAGAAGTCTTTGTATATACATTATCAGATTTTGCATAGTTGTTCAATGTAGCAACAACATCATCTGATTTTGCATATGGTAATAACTGACTAGCCATTTCCACTTTAGTATATACTTTATTCAAATCAGCTTTATTTGTTAATTTAATATCAACATCATCTTTTGTATATACATCTGCTACATTTGCTTTCGTTGCAAATAATCCATCTGCACTAGTCTTATCATATACATCTGCTACATTTGCCTTATCGTTAAGAGCAGTATCTACTTCATCTTTCTTATACGTATTTAAAGCAAGAGCGAATTTACCATCTGCTTCTGTCTTTGTATAAGTCGTAGCTACATCTGCTTTTAATGTTAAGAAACCATCAACATCTATTTTATTATATACATCTAATGTATTGGCTTTTAGTGCAAGAGCATTATCCACTTCTGACTGTGTGTAAACAGTAGAAATATCTGCTTTATTCAATAAAAGACCATCTACTTCAGATTTTGTATAAGTTGTTGCTTTATCTGCTTTATCCGCAAGAAGTGTATCAGCACTTGTTTTATCATATACAGACGTTACATCTGCCTTTTTATTCAACAAAGCATCAGCGTCAACTTTGCTATATACATCTGCAACATTAGCTTTTTTAACCATAGCAACATCGGTTTCTGCCTTTGTATAAGCGTCACCAACATTTGCTTTACCCATTAATTTAGCATCAATCTGTGCTTCTGTGTAAAGAACATTGATGTCCATTTTACCTGCAAGCATTTCATCAATAGATTTACGAGAATATGTAAATTGATTATCAATTTTATTTTTCAATAAATCATCAATATCTGCTTTACTATATACATCATCTGCATTAGCTTTTAGAGCAATAGCAGAAATACGTGGGTCATTATCCCCAACCGCAACTGGATTAAACGCATCTGCTGGTTCAGCAGAAAGTTTTACAACACCTTTTGCAGAAGCCGTAGCGTCTTTTAATGAACCATCAAGGTTGACAGTAGAAACGAATTCATTCCATACAGAACCATCATTTGTAAATTCCCATGTGCCTTTCTTTTCATTGTAACGTAATCCAACAGAATTTTCATCGCCACGATTAACAGAAATCCCAACATTTGCAGTTGGTTCACCTGTTTGTGCCTGATTTAAAACAAATGTTGCAGTATTTGTTCCTTTGATATTATCAAGTTTTAAATCAAGTTTATCAAGGTCTGCATATGTAGCTTTGTCTGCTAATGTTTCTTTCAAATTCGTAATTGCAGAAATTGGGTGACAATTTGGCAAATCTGTATTTTCCAACAAGCTATGGTCACCTGGATAAGAACCACTAGCCATAAATGGACGAATATCAAAAATCATATCTGATGTAATTTTTGCACTCGTGGATTTTAAATAAATAGCAGCTAATGGTAAATAATCTTTTGGTACATCAGGTACATCTGGTTTTGAACTTGGCTTACCTTCAACAACAGAAAGCGTTCCTTGCTTATTCAAGCAAATAATAACCCATTCATTGTTCATAGCAGGTGCTTTAATGACAGGTGATGTTCCACCTTCATATTCAACAATTTTCATACCTTCAGTATAAAAAGAACCTTCGTTAATAGCAACTGTCATATTTGGGTCTGATTGTGCAGAAACTTTGAGTTCTTCTGTAAATGCACCTGTTCTACGATAATTGCTACCTGAAACTGGTTTATTCATAGTTTTGTTCCACCTCTACTTATAAATTTTTAATGGAAATAATTGCTTATGTAAAAATTATCCTAAAAGATAATTTATTTCAATGTTCCTATTATGAATATATAGTTTTTTGTTTTAATAATTCTTATATTTATTAACAAAGAGATTATAAACATAAAAAAATAGAGGTGATAAAAACACCTCTATTTTTATTTTTTCTTAATAGAATCTGAAATAGCACTTACTACACTACCATCTTCCATTTGAAGTTCATACACTTGTTTATAATTCTTTTCAAACGGTCCAAAAACAACAAATGCACTCTTTTTCCTATATACCACTTCATCGCCAATATCAAAAAGTTTTACAGGTTTCTTTTTCTTTTTCATCGTGGTAGCTTTTGCTTTTTGAACTGTTGGCATTTGATTGTTATCTAAATTATTTAAAATTTCATCATCATTAAAATTAAACGATTGATTTTGTTGTTCTTCTTCATCATAAGAATATGATTCTTCCGTATATTCATCTTCTTTATAGTCATTGGATAAAAACATACTTTTATTCCTCCGTAGGCTTATTAATTTATCAACGAAAAAATATATTCATATGACACATTTTATAATAGCGAACATAAAAAAAGACTAGAAAAAATTCTAGCCTTTTTCAAGAGACAACTCAAAATGAAAAATCTAACATAAAAATAGAAATGATATTGGTCTAATATCGTTCGTTGACATCACGGACAATGTGAATTGCCATCTACTTTCTGTCTTTATTATAACAAAAACAAAAAGTCTTGTCAAGTATTTTTTCAACCGACAAGACTTTTTTTATTAACGCGCATCTGCAACAGAAGCAACTTTCTGATTATCTGTAAGAATATTCTTTTCCTTTAGAAAATCATAAAGAGTTTCCATTGTAACATTTCCGCCATTAAGAGCAAAATGATTAATCGCTTCACTAACCATTTCCGCTGTTGGGTCTACACCCATCATCTGTAACATTTCCTTAACAGAAGTGTTGTCATTTACCATAGCACAAATGCTACGACCATGAATTAAATTCATATCACTCATTTATAATTCACCAATCCTTATTTTTTTAAATAAATGTGGTCTTTTCCAACTGCATACTCTTGACCACAATGCTTGCAAACCACACCTGTCAAAGTTGCAACCTTTTGTATACCTTGTAATGATTTTTTAGCATTGCAAATTGGACATTGTTGATTTACAAACTTATCTACATCATCAGGACTATCTAATGTAACAATAACCGGCATATCTGTTGGTGCTTCTTCAACAACTACTGCATCTTCATCAGAAGGAAGTTCTTCAACCACTTCTTCAACAGGAGCATCTACTTCTACTTCATCTGTTGGTGCTTCATCGTCTACTTTTACAACTTCTTCTTCAGTATCAGGTGTATCTGCAACTTCTTCATCTGCGCCCTGCGGGTCTTGTTCTACCATATCAACAAGTTCATCGTGAGAAGGTACTTCTTCCAAAGCATCTTCTACAACATCCATATCCTTGTCAATATCATCTAAGAAAAATTCATTTAACTTAGCACGGTCTGACATATTAGAAAGGTCTAATTCATGTTCTTTATTAATAACCTTTTGAGTAGCTTTTTCAGATTCATTAAAATGTTTTACTTCTTCATCTTGACTATTTAAATCATAAGCATCATTTTCAGGAGAAGTATATGCGTGTTGTGCTTCTGTATATGCTTTTCTCTTTTTTTTACCAAAGATTCCACCAAACTGTCCTGCATTATTAAAATCACGGCTATCTGCATCATTTGACGGTGGTTCGGATGGCATTATACGCATATTAGACATATCATCACCTGCAACAGATTCATCATATCCAGGTAAATCTGTCATATTTATTCCACCTTCAGGAATATTGGCAATTAAATGTTTACATCTAACATCTTTTTTGGAATCTCTTGAAGAAAAAGCATTACTAATTGCATTACCAATTGCATTCCCAACTGCGCCTGCACCATCGACAAATGTTTCTACTCCATCGACAATTGCATTACCAAAATCTTGGAATCCTACTGAACCAGCATCTCCTGACCAATCTTCTGCTTTCTTATCCATAGCAGTAAGTTTCTTTTCAAGTTGCTTTACCTTTGCTAATAGACGATTATAACTTGCTTTTGATACAAAATTACCTGCATCAAATTCATGAGTAGCGGAACTAGCATTGTTTTGATACTTATCTGTTCCTGTTTCTTCAATACTTTCATGTGGAGCACCTGAAACGTCCTCTATTCCCTCGTGAGGTTCGCCTGAAACATCCTCGATGCCTTCATTGATAGAAGCCGTTGTAGCCTGTTCCTGCTGATTTTCGTCCTTATTTTCACCATTTTCATTAGTAGTATCAGTAGCAGTATTTTCTTGACCTTCTTCAGTTTCCTGTGGCTGACCATTTTCTAAATCTGCTACTTTTGCCAATTCAGCATCAAATTCTACATCATTAGAACCTGCATTATTTTGATACTTATCTGTGCCTGCTTCTTCAATTCCTTCGTGTGGTTCACCTTCGATGTCCTGTACACCTTCATGTGGTTCACCTGAAATATCTTCTACACCTTGATTAATAGAAGCATTAACATCTACAGTTTGGTCTGTTGGAACGCCAAATCCACCAATTTCGCTTTCCATACCACTATCTCCAACACCGCTCACATCTTCTGTTTCAGCAGTTTTATCTAAATCAAAATAATTTGATTTACTTGCTTCAACATTACCGCCATTATCTTTTGTAATAGCTTGTGAATCGGTTGAATCGTTTCCATCATCTGCTACTTTTGTTTTACTAGCAACAACAGAATCTTTATTTAATTCATCATTAACCTGTTCAATGGATTTTACACCATTCAACTGCATAACTTCATTTGCCTGGTCATTATAAAGAACTGCACCATCATCTGTAAGATTTACATAATATGTTTCATTCTTCCAATTAACTGTTGGCAAATTCTTAACATTCTTTGTAGCTACTTTCTTTGTCTGGATTTTACTAACAAAATTATCCAACCAAGATGGAAGTGAACCACTATTCGTTTCAATCTTCAATTTATCTTCACAACCTTTATTAAAAAATAATAATATATCAATTTTATTATATTAAAATCTATTTGTTACCTAAAAACAAAATAGATAAAATAATGTATTTTATATTATTTTTCGCTTAACAATCGCCATTCATTATTATCTATAGATTCTTCAAATTTATATTCAGGAGTATATTTGCTATTCTCAATTTCTCCATTATTTATCATTTTATCTTCATAAGTATTATTCTCCAAGCCTATTTGCATCGGTATTTCTCTGTGCGTTATAGGATTACTTACTAATCTTTTCATTATTATCATCCCATTCAGACACACGCAGGCGTTCTTTGTTCATTTCATTCATTGTTTCATCAAACATATCACTATTTAACCATTCAAATACATTATCAAAATTATTTAACATACCATGAACTTTTTCACATGAATAATTATTTTTTTCATGTTTTTGACAACATTCACAAACAAATTGTTCATCTTTTAAATCAAAATCATCATCAAATATTGATTTTTTAGATAATCTTCCTTGTTGACAATCTGTTGAAAGTAATCTTCCATCAAACTGTACTTCTGCATGATGATAAAATTGTGGGCATTTTCTGTGATAAAAAAGATTTTTTTCTGCAATCCTAAATCTATCCAATGAAAACAATTTCTTTGCTTTTTCTTGAACGTCTTTATCTAATTTTGGTATCATGCAATAATTTTTAATACATTCTTCTACATCTTGAGTCCTTCTTATATAAGAAAGCGTAGCAGAAAAAGTATTTTCATTACCTTCTCTTAATAAGAGATTTAATAAATCCATATATTTATATGTATTTTTTTGGTCTAACAATAAAACGAACTCTAATGCCACATTATCTTTATATTGTTCAATTGTATGATATACATATTTTAAATTATCCATATATGCTTCTTTATCTTCTAAATATTTTTCATAATGTACAGACATACAATATAACAATTGTCTATTGTTTTTCTTGGCCAATTCACAAACTTCTTTTGTGAATTTTTTATTTGAACCATTGGTAATAATAGATACATGAACATCTGAACGTATATTATCTATAAAATACAAACAATACTTCCATGAACTAGGTTCTCCACCATAAATATTAACGTCATATAATGTTTTTATACTGTCAATAAATTTTAAGCACTTATCTGTTTGTTCCTTATTCCAATTAGACCAATGCTCTTTTCTTGTATAAGCATCAAAACAATAGGAACAATTATAATTACAAACATTACCAAAATATACTTCTAAGGAAAAATCGTTCTTAGAACGTACTATATTTTCCATAGAATATTTTTTTCTCATTTCACTTTTTGTCATTAGACACACCTTTTTTTATCCATTTATAAATTCCGAATCACCTAATGATAATGGTTTCATTTTTAATGTCATGTCCTGTGATTTTTCTTTTAACAAGTCTACTTTATCTAATACTAATTGTTTTTCTCTTGCAAAATCTTCTGCATAATTAACGCCTTTTAAAGCAATCGCTAATTCACAAAAAAATTCAAAAGATTCTTCAAATGAACTACCATCATATAAAGAAGAAGTATCATAAGTATCTATAGCCAAGATAGAATACATTGGTTTATTGTTTAACAATCGAACAGAATATTGATAATATATCCCGCCTTTTGTCATAAATCCATTTAATTCCATTGTTGGCTTAGAATACATATTTTTAGCTAATCTTTTCATTTTTTATCTCCCTATCCAACGTAAAGAAGAAGCCCACGGACCAGGAATACCAGGACGTGGACTTGTATCTCTTTGGTCATCATCATAATCAACCAAATTGGTAGGATTGATAAGAAACGTCTTAGCATCGTTATTTGTATGTTCTTTTAATTCGTAATTTTTATGTCCTTTGTCATAAAAATCTTTTTCATTATCTTCTATAATACGGCGATATTCCTTTTCAAGCTCGTCCATATCCAATTCAGATAATTTCACTAAACGTTTCATAGCAAAGCTCCCCTATTTAATTTTTAATAACGATTTAATTTCTTATTAAATTCATCTAATTGTTCAAAAGTATTTGCCTGATTTAATTCATTCTGCAACAAACTAACTCTAGTCTTAGATACTTTGTTTGCGCCAATTAATGAACTCAAACGATATTGTGCTTTTGCATGTAAATCATCAAAATATTGTTTCGTTTTTCCATCAGAAATATTTTTAATATCTTTACTATCGCTATCTTGCATATGATATTCTTTTGGTATTGCTAATCCATTTACCTGTGCTTTCTTGAATTGACTATCAATCATTTCTTTATCATAAGCACTCAAATCACTCAATGAAAGCAATTCTTCTAAACTATACTGACTAGCATACTTATCACTATCTATCTTGCTAATCTTCTTTGACTTTTCCCATTGATTAATAGTATTCAGAATATCTTTTTCATTTGCAATTTTCTTCATCTTATTAAGCATTTCACGCTTAGATAAAATAATGTTGTGTTTCTCGTGCTTATTAGAAGCATATTCGTTATATGTTTGATTGATTGTAGAAAGTTTAAATAAGCTATCTAAATCTTTTTCGCTTTCTGTATTAACCAAACCATTTTCAATGCCCATATCAAATTTAGCAGTTATGCTTAAACCATTATTTCTATTAAAAATTTGTGCCGTACAACGTACACTATCATCATCCATTTTAATAGAATCAAATTTAACACATTCTAAATGTTTTGGTAATGCACTAGCAAATTGTGATTTAAATTCAGAAACCGTTAATTTCTTTTCTACATTTCTAGTATCTGCATCATCAACGTATTCTGCTTCTAATTCTTTATCTGCTACTTTATTTGCCTTATTTAAATTATCTTCCTTTAATCCTTCTGCTACATTTAAATTGCTGTTACGCATTAAATCCTCGAAAGATTGTTCAGAAGCATACAATGTACTTGCAATTTTCTTGATTACATTATTCTTAACCAATTCATCAATCATTGTATCTATATCTTCTTTAGAAAGAATATTAAATAATTTTTCGTGGAAATTTCTCTTTGAAATAATTACTTTATTGTGACTATCAGAATTATTTTCTTTCAGATAAGCACTTAACATTTTGCTATTCTTAAAACGATTTGCCAAATCTTTAATTTCAATCATTTTATTGTTAATATTGCAATAAATATTGTCATTACTTAATTTAGCAACAATATTGCGCTTTTTATTATCTTTGGCTTTAAATGCAATTACCATATTCTGACTATCTAACATCTTCAAATCAAAATCATTCAAATATTTTCCAATCAGATTATATGCTTTAACAAAACGTTGTTCTTTTTTATCCAATGCTTCTTGCGTTCTTGTATCATTATCTGTGATATAATGTCTTACCAATTCAGACAATGTAGTTCTATTCGCTTTTTCTAAATTAGATGCCTTTAAATTCTTGTCTATATCTTTTGTATAAGCATTTAATAAATTCTCAAATGATGTATTAGCTACATATGTATTAGAATTAATCTTAGCAATCTTTTTGCTATCAACCAATTCATTAATCAATTGATTTGTCTGTTCTTCTGTCAAATAATCTTTTAAATTATCAACGAATTGCTTATGGCTAATCACCATTTTATGTTCTTTAGAAACATCTTCATCTGCATCATTTACATAAGCACTAAGTAATTTGCTACGTTTGAACATAGATTTTAATTCATCTAAATTCACGTATCTCGTTCCTGCTTTGCAAAGAATATTTCCTTTATTAATATATCCTGATACAATTCTCTTTTTATTATTACTATTCATAAAAGATAATACGAATTTATCTTTACTAAGCATTTTTACATCACAATTTTTAAATTTGTGATTTACTTGTGCTACGACTGCTTCTTTATAGGCTTCTATATTTCTGACTGCCTGTTGTGTACGTGTATCATTATCTTTTGTTTCATAAGAATAAAATTTATCATCATTACCAAAACGAATTTTTGCCTTTTTAATATTTTCAATCTCATTCTTACTTCTAAATTTCGTTCCACGAACTAATTCAGACAAAGATTTATTAGAAGCATATGTCGTTGAATTTAATTTAGTTACTAGATTGTTTCCTTCCCAATTTTGAATCATCTGATTAATATTATCAGAAGAAATATAATTATGCAATTGAGCTTTCAATTCTTTTGCAGAATATACATAACCACCTGCAATCTGCTTATTTTCACCATTGAGATATTCTTTAATTTCTTTATCATCTTCACCAAATTTCTGCAATAATTGAGCAACCGTAAAACGGTTCATCTTTTCATCTTCAATATATTGCAATTTGGCTACTTTTTCGTTTTCAATATTAAATACAAAACCAAATTTATCTCTCATATCATTATGACTAATGATAGATGTAATATACAGATTGTCATTATCTCTACTAGCATCAACCACTTTATACACATTGAATGTATGATTGATAATATTACTAGCTTCAATTGCCAAACGATTTGCAGATTTATTTTCATAACTAGCCTTTGATACGCGATTATTAACAAATTCTGCGGTATGTGATACCTCACCTGCAAATTGTTCTTTTGTATCAGGAAATAGATAATTAATATCATACGTAGAAGCATATTCATTACTGCCAATGGCTACAATATTTCCTTCTTTGATATTCTTTTCAATCAATTCTTTTGCAACGCTTAAACGATTATTACAACGTTGAAGAATTTCATAACGTGTCATAACTGTATATTGATATGTTGCGGTTTTTACTTTCGTTGGTTTCTTCAAATCTACTGTTTGACTATCTTCTATTGAATCTTCCAAACCTGCTTCGCTATATGGATATTCATTTACCATATTAGCAATCTTTGTTGTAAACATTTTATCTGCAACAATCTTACCATTATTATCCATATACTTGAATGTATATTCTAATGGATTATTTTCCAAATTAGCTTTAATAATTACTTGATTATTTGCTACTGTTGGTTTTGCAGTATAACGTTGTTTCTTTAAAAATTTAGCTAATTCATTCATAGCAAACACTTGTAATTGCTTGTCATTAAATGAAAATTTCATATCACGAACATTACCTAAATTATTATTACGTTCTGCTATTACGTGCTTACGATTAATAACATCATTATCAAAAGTAATATTCATTCTACGTTCAACAGGATTTTTAAATTCAATGTTATTTATCCATTCAGGAACTTCTACCTTCGGATTGGTTAGTAGTTTTCCATTTACCTCATTGAGCATAATTTACATACACTCTCCTTTTTTTATGCTAAACGACCATAGATTTCATCTATTGCTTCATCGACTGTACTATAAAATCCACGATACTGTACATCCGACCATTTTGCTTTTTTATATCCTGCTAACGTACAAATAGCAGATATTATTACAAAAACTTCTTTATATTCTTTATCATTTAACGTAAATTTCCATACCTCATATACATCTAATACATCAGGTACATTTACTACCGTATAAAAATCATCTATATTACTACGTGATTTATTTGTTTGTTTTCTAATACTTCTAATCGGTACAGGTGGATTGGCAAATGTATTTTTTAATAATGTACTAATGTTATCACTTGCTTCATCTACTGCATCCATTACTTGACTTAATGGAATATTCCCTATTTCATCAGCGATTAGTCTTTTTTTTTTAAACTAGAATGAACCGTTGGTGCTTCATACAATTCAGGTTTTACTCCATCAAATCCACGCATATCTGTAATATAATCATATCCCATATCCGTTGAATTGGTGTTGCCACCATTATAAGGAGCATCGTATGGGTCTTGATTTCCATCCATCATACGTTCAATGTTTTTTAAACTTTCATCTGAAATACCAAAATCTTGATAATGTTGATAGCCATTATCGTTAATCTTTTCATTTACTAAATCTTGTGTCAAGCAAATAGCATAATCTTCAGGGAAAATTTCTTGATAATAATCTAATAGGTCTGATACTCTCTTTGCAGAAACTTTCATTCCCATTTCTTCTATATCATCAATCTCTCCTAAACAAAGTTTTAATGCTTCACTATTCTGAAACAAATTCTTTGCTACATTCAATTTTGTATGAACGTCTTTTTTACTTGCCATTTTAACGATTTTATTAAATCTTTTCTTCGCATAAAAAGCCCTATCATCTACTAGAACCGGGTATACTTTATATCCTAGTTTTTCGATTTCATCCGCTACCGCTTTTTTTAATTTATTATCATAACGGAGTGTAAATGCTTCATAAAAATTCTGCAATTCACCATCTGTTCCATTCCATAAGGTAAGAATGTAATCCGCTAAAAATTCAGGATAGAAATGCATATTAATCATTTCTTGTCCTGCTACTTTCGTATTTATTCCCTTATTCTTCGCCCATTGTTGGAAAGCATAAGGTTCATTCTGATAACCTTTTAAATAATCATTCATAGAAGCATCACCTAAAACGTCTCCATCATCACGCCAATTTAAATCTAAATCATAATCATACTGTTTATTCAATTCAGGTTTTTGTCGAATATCTTTTGTCATTATTTATTCTCCTTCAAAGCGTAATCTACAATCAACTGCTTTATATCTGACAATAATTTAGATGATACAACTATTTTTTTCTTTTGTAAGAATTTTGATAAACTAGCATCAAATTCATCATTCTTTATTATATTATTTCTACTAGCTACTTTCTTACGAATTACTTTATCTTCATTATCATCTTCAACCTCTTTGACTAAATATTGCTGACCATCTTCATATGTTTTTAATGTCCAAATAGAACCATCATCAAAATCATAATCATATAATCCCGCTACCGTACTCTTTTTATATGCACGATATTTATTGTCACCTACGTTCTGAAATGATTTTAATACATTTTCATCTACTTTGAATTTCGGTGTCGTAGGAGAATAATATACATTATAATATTTTCCTGCCTTTTCATAATTCGCTTGATAACCATTTACGTTTAAATCATGCTGAACCTGTTTCGCTTCTGCTTCAGAATTTACTACAGAAAATAATTTCTTACTCTGCTTGTGCATAGATTCCGCAATTCGTGTAAACGTATCGTTGTCAAAAATTTCATCTGAAACTCTTTTAATCACGTTTTTCACACTCCTATATTCCGTTCTTTCACAAATCCTGAAACCAAAAGTTTTAATAGGTATCAGAACGTTATATCTATTAAAAAAATAACATGAGCTATTTATATTATTACTTTTTATTATCTTTATATAAACGAAAAAGACCTCCCACATTATTCATGCCCCAAAAGTTTCATGAATAACAGGAAGTCTTTTTCGTTGCAAATCGTTTTGAAGAAATAAAAAAAAAATGTTAATTTCTTTTTTCATTTATATTATATATAATCTATCAAATTTTGTCAAGTGTTTTTTCTAAAAAATTTTACTTTTTTTTATTCAAAAAGTCTTTTTATAATTCTTTGCTTGAATAAAAAAATATAAAAAGATGTGTAGTGATTAACTGCGACAAATTAATCACATTGAAACTTTATTCCTTTAAATTATATATAATTTATCAAATTTTGTCAAGCAATTTAAAATTTTAATATGTCACAACCAATAAAATTACGATTCGTATTTTTACAAGCCGTTAATACAGAATATCCTCCTGCACATGGGTCTAATACAAAATCTTCTTCATTTGTCGTTGCCTGTATTAGTCTCTTTTGTAATTCAATCGGTTTGCTATGTGGATGCACCTTCGTTACTTTTTCTTCCCATATGTCAGGGATACTATGGTCTGTCCATGTAGCTTTTGCTTTAATCGGTAATTTCTGCAACGCTACCAAAAATTCCGCTTTCCTACGTGAACGATAACCCATTCCTATTTTCATCTTATTCCACGTAATCATATCTACTACTTCTAATGGCAAATCCTTCGTCCATTTGTGCGAACTGCCATCACAAAGCTGGAAATGGTCTACCCATAAAAAACAATATCTGCTAGGCTTTAATACTCTGCTAATCTCTGACAGAAAATCAACAATCATATCTTCTGTCATCTGTGGTAAGGCACATCTTTCTTTTCCTCTGTTCTTTCCTTCATCCCCATATTTCTGCTTATCTAAAATACCCCTATACTGAGGGTCAAAAAAGCAACAAGAAATACTTTCATCTTTCAATGACTTCAATAAGTCCATACCATCCGATTGATTTTTGTCATTAATATTGTAGTTGCCACTTACAAAAATATCTTCCATCTTTACTTATCCTCCTGATTTTTAAGTAATTTATTATATAAATACGACTTGATTTCTTCTACGTGCATTTCTCTTTTCTCATCATCGGTATGCTTTTCATCTAATACCATATATAATTCCTTTAATGCTTTTTTCTTAATGACTGATACCCTACTTTGGCTTATATTTAATTTTTTTCCTATCTCTTGTTGTTTATACCCTTCTAATGTCAATTCTATAACTTCTTTTTGTCTCTTGTTTAATAAACTGAATATGTATTCTACGTACATATTCGATTCACTATCTCCTATATCATCTATCGTTTTATTCTGCAATAAATAATCACAATCTGTCGGCTTCTCTCTGTTTCCTTTGAAATAATATCTCTGTATATATGCTCTTAATTTAATGATTAAATTTTTAAATAAATAACGGTCAAATTTAAAAAACTTTCCATCGTAATAAGGGTCATACGCTTCACATAATCCTACAAAGTATATGTACGCTTGCTGAAGTAATTCGTCTTTATTAAAAGATTTCATCCATCCTAGCCATCCTACTAGCTTGTTTATCTTTTCTTCGTACATAAACCATACTTTGTTCCTGTCCATTTTAACGTATTCATACAACGGTTCAAATGGTGGTACAGAATCAAAATCTTCTTGCTTTTCACTCATAGCTATATTATTGGACATTTATTACACAACTTCCTTTTTTATATCAAAAATCATTCTTCCGTCTGCTCTACTACAATAAACCCTATTTTCATATTCTTACACATTTCTTTGATATATGCATTGATTTCTTCCAATGTGACTTTATCTAATATATCTAATAGCTCATTTACATCTATCGTATCGCCTACACCATACTGATTTAATTTGAATTCATTTAAATCTTCACAACATCTTATCGTTTTCTTGAAATCACTCTTTAAAAACGCTTTCGCATGAACTAACTCTACCGCAGTAATCCCATCTTCTAATTCATCTAATACATTAATGATTAGCTCTTTCGTCCTTTCTATATTCTTCTTATTTAATGCTACATAGCATTCCATTAATGCTTTTTCTTTCGTAGTAAAAATAATGGTTTCTGCTTTTACCTGATACGCATAACCATACTTTTCCCTTATATCCATGAACCTAGCACCAAATCCTCCACCTAATGTATGAGCTATAATTTCATTGATTATGCCTTTCTTCGCCGTACTAACATCTATCTCCCATATAGCTGACATCGTGGATTGCGTTCCTTCTATCGTATCTATATTATCTTCTATATTTAATTGTGGTTGCTCTACTCGATTCGATGTTGTGCTTTCATTAAATTCATATCCTTCTAAATATTCTTCTACAAATTTAACCAGTTTTTCATGCTCTACATTTCCTGTAGCCATTAATGTAATATTAGAAGGAATGTAATTGTCATTGATAAATTTAATTAGTTGCTCTCTCGTTATCTTTGATACCGTTTCAGGTGTCCCACCATTACTCCATCTATTCGGATAATTCTTGAATACTGTCCTCGTTACATTATCTAATACTCTATGCAACGCATCATCGTTATACATCTTCAGTTCTTCTATTACTACATTCTTCTCTAATTCAAATTCTTCTTCTGGTATCGTATTGTTAAATACAATGTCCGATATTACATCTAATGCTTTTTTCCAATATTCTTTCAGTATCGTACAAAAAAATGCCGTGCAAGTTTCTGCCGTGTATGCGTTCATTTCTCCACCATATTCTTGTACGTCTAACCATAATTCATCTTTGTCCCTGTTTGCCGTTCCTTTGAATACTTCATGCTCCGCTAAATGCGCTATCCCTAAACTATCTTCAGGTTCGTCAAAACTACCTTTATTTACTACGTATGCTACTGATACAAAATCTTCATCCGTTTTCTCTGTTATTACCGTTAATCCATTGTTTAATACCGTTTTCTTCATCATATCTTTATTTCTCCACTTTCTTTGTCTTGATTTTTTAACTAAAGTTTAATCGCTAGATTTATTATATATATTCTCTTATTAAAAAAATAACATTCTATAATTAAAAATAGATTTATTTTAAGATTCAATCCAATTCGATATTTGTTTTTTAATTTTTCGCCAAACTGTACTATATAAAATGATATGTATAAAATGTGTGTTATATGTTTATATAGTAATTTTCACGTGTGTGAATGAAGTATATAGTAATTTATTTTTTTTGATTGATAATTAATAAATAAATTTTAATGCGTTACAGGTATATAAAATGTAGCGGTATATAAAGTATAGTATTATTAATAAATTTGTTTTGTTGTAAATATTGTGTGTATATAATTAATATTATGTGATTGGTTTTAAATGTAAATATGTTATATGAATAAATAGTAAATATAGATTATAGTATGTATGTATTAATATTAGATAGTATCATTATCATAAACCCCCTCTCTCTATGTGTGTAGTAAACAGATTTTCAAAAATATAAAAAGTAGCAAATATTTTCATACTTTTTATATATTTTGATATTGAAAGAGGTGAAAATAGAAATGATAATTCAAGCTAGTTCGTTAACAAAAGATATTTATCAACCAAAAGACATTGCAAAAATGCTTGGCTGTTCTGTAAGAACTGTTCAAAATTATTGTGACGAAAACAAAATAATTTCTTACAGAAATGTTAAAAATCGTAGATTGGTTGATAAGGATAAATTAATTGATTTTTTGCAATCTATTGATTGTTATATTGATGATATAAAAGCTCAAAGACAAGATGTAATCTATGCTAGAGTTTCCACTAATAAACAAAAATCTCGTGGAGATTTGGATAGGCAAGTGGAAAAAATATCAACTTTTGTTATTAGCCAAAATCCACAAAATCTAAAAATATTTAAAGAAGTAGGTAGTGGGTTAAACGACAATCGCAAACAATTACTACAATTAATAGATATGGTCTGCGAAAATCAAGTTAATCGTATTTTTGTATTGTATAAAGATAGGCTAACTAGATTTGGATTTAATTATTTAAAAACAATATGTAACAAACATAATGTTGAAATAGTTGTTGTATCAAATGAAACAGAAGATAAGTCCATTCAAGAAGAATTGGCAGAAGATATTATTGCAATAATTCATTCATTTAGTGGAAAATTATATGGATTAAGAAAAACTATTAAGCAAAAAATTGATATAGATGGCGAATAATTATTGTATAATATTAACTAAAGGAGGTGAAAACAACACATGATTTTAGCAGAAAAACACATTTACAAACCAACACACAAATATTATGCAGAATTAGATAATCTTTGTTTTCTTAGCAAAAACCTTTATAATGCAACTCTGTATGATATAAGACAGCATTACTTCAATACAGGAGAATATAAAAATTACAATAAAGTAAATTTTGAATTTACTCATAATAATCAACCTGATTATAGAGCACTTCCTGCTAAAGTGGCAAAACATACACAAAAATTGGTTGATAAAAATTTTAAATCTTTCTTTGCTTTATTGAAAAAGAAAAATCAAGGCAAATATGATAAGCCAATTTCTATTCCAAAATATCTTAATAAAATCAATGGTAGAGAAGTAGTACAGTATGAAAAAGGTGCAATAAATACAAAAGGTTTAGCTGATAACAAAATTAAACTTAGTGGTACAAATATCATTATAAGAACCAAAATAGCAAGACAAGCTATACAAGCGACAAGAATTGTACCTTGTAATGGATATATTAAAATTGAAATTCTATATAAAATTCAAGAATGTAATCTAAAACCAAAAGATGATAACATTGCAAGTATTGATTTGGGGTTAAATAATTTAATGACTGCAACTTTTACAAACAACAAACCACTAATAATCAATGGTAGACCATTAAAATCTATCAATCAGTATTACAACAAAAAGAAAGCAAAATATACTTCTTTAGTTGAAAAATGCAATAGTAAAAAGACGAGTCAAAGATTAAAAAGATTGTCTTTGAAGAGATTTAATAAAATTGATGATTATTTACACAAATCTGCTTCTTATTTAATGAATCAATTAGTTTTCAACAATATCTCAACTTTAGTTGTAGGATATAACAAAAATTGGAAACAAGACATTGGAATAGGAAAAGTAAATAATCAAAATTTTACAAATATATCTCATTTAAAGTTGGTTCAAATGTTAGAATATAAATGTAAATTATATGGAATAAATTTCATTCTACAAGAAGAAAGTTATACTTCCAAATCTTCATTCCTTGATAAGGATATTTTGCCTATATACAAACCAAATGATGATAAAAAATATTCATTTTTAGGTAAAAGAATCAAACGAGGATTATATCAAAGCAAAGAAGGAAAATTTCTTAATGCAGATGTAAATGGTTCATATAATATAATGAGAAAAGTAGTCGGAGAAACCATATATGATATAGTTAATCCGATAGAGGTGTGCAGTATGCCACACAAATTTTCTGTTAATTTTTAATAGGAAATTGTTAAACCTTTCTGATTTCATGTTTTTTATATTAGAAAGGAACTGTTATTGATAAGTATGTAATGTAAGAAATGAAATATAGAAGATTGATAGATGTAGAGATAGATGATTGATTGTTGATTTGAGATATATAGAATTATATGTATTAGATGTTGATAGTATCATTATCATTAACCAATGAAAAAGAGTATGGAATATTAACCATACTCTTTATTTTATCTAAATCTATATCTACCTGTAGCAACTCTTGGCATATGACCTCTACGACCTTCTACCGCAGCAAAGTTAGCTAATACATCACTATCACACACATCATCGTGATAACCTAATGGAGCTTCAATTTTCTTATTAACAGAAAATCCTGTAACAGTTTGTTCCAAATCTGCCCATTCACTTACCATACGATGATAATAACCGATATTGTCTGCTCCTGCACCTTCCGCAGTAGATTTTTCAAATCTTTCTTTTGTCATATACTTGAATTTGCCATTATCTAATTCTTGTCTCCACTTTGCATACATAATATTTTTCATATTCATACCTGAACCAGTAAATCTATCACGAGAATTAAATATAATTCCTTCTAAATTTCTTAATCCAAATTCTTCTTGCAAAGTTTGAACAACCGCAGCACCACAACCTGTATAATCTGCAAAAATCTTTTTACATTCAAATCGTGGATGATAGCCACCAAATAAATTAGATATGTAATACATCTGTTGTGGATAACTTGTATCTTGAAATTCTTTAGAGAAAACTTTTTGTTTTGTTCCATCACGTGCTATACGTAAAACAGAAATTTGTGTACTATCTCCGTCAGGATTACTACCGGCAAAGTCGATACCTGCTACATATGTTTCTCCGATAATTCCGTGGTCTAACCAATCAAATTGTCCATCTGTCATTTGTTTTACTTGGTCACTATTAATATATTTACCTGCACCATCAATAAATTCAAGCATGTATTGTGTTTTAAAATCTTCAATAGACAAGTTTCCTTCTGTCCATAATTCAGGATTGTTAGGAAACATTTCTTCTTTTAAAACTTTTGGCATAGCTTGTTCAAGAACAAATCGTGAGTAAGGACGAACAATACCTGTTTTTGGGTCAGGCAAATATATTGCGTCCAAACTCCATAGTTGTTCGCATTGTGTCCAATCTCTTTTTACTACCGTCCATTTTTCATGTGCTTTACCTTCTACTGCATCATAAAAATGATTTCTTGTTTTTGGCGTGCCGATTTGAACTATCTTAGCGTTCGTATTATGAACAAAAATATTATTAGCAATAAAGTTGTGATATTTATCAACAGTTAAATCATAAACATGTTGTTTACCTGTATATTCAACATTAATTACTTTTGAATGTACAATTCGGT